TCCAAGAACGATACGTTCTACACGGGCAAGGCGGCGGCGGCGTTCATGCGCAACCGTGACGACCTCATTCAGCACATCGACCTTCTCCTCAAGCGTACCGATCGTTGGGAGCATGGCGGTGGAGATGCACACAAGTACGCTCGCTACCTTGCAGGACGATTCGAGCTTCTCGGCAAGGAAGAGTATGTGACGGGCATCTACTATGAGGTGTACTTCAAGCGAATGGCCAAGCAGCTCAACATGTCGATGCGAGGCTCTTCCGAGGAGATGGACTACGTTCTTGCGGACGTGATCGACCAGCTCGCAAACCTTCGCAATCAGGTCCGACGTCTCAAGAAGGCTTCCAAGGAGCTGGAGGAGATGAAGGCCTTGACCACGTACGAGAACGAGGACGTCGACGCGGAGTGGGACGGCACGATGAATCAGGGGTTCGAGTCGGTACGTAACGCGGGCCTGAGCCCGATCGGCAAGACCATCTACCAGCAGCTCGGCAACAAGGCCGCCGTGATGTTGGGCGGGACGCTCTACGACATCCGCAACGGCCTCGGGATCAAGTGGCCCAACCGTCAGCGCTCCAAGGGCAACTACGTGGAGATCGTCCTCAACGGGAAGGACCTCTACGACATGACCTTCTTCAACGTCTCGATGAAGGGCAAGAAGATGGTCAAGCAGTACAGGGACCTCTTCGCGGAGTCTCTGGCTCCGACCTTCGAGGACCAGACCGGCTGGTACCTGCGCATGTCTTCGGTAGAGGCGGGCGTGATCTCGCCGGAGCTTCTGCGTCAGGCGCTTGAGGAGGATGGCTTTGTGATCGACCCGGCTGACCAGCTCGACCTCAACCAGCCGGGCCCTTACGACTACAACGCGCCTCTGCCCCTGGACGAGGCGCACCCTCTGGGCATCCACGACTGGCCTTCCCAGGAAGACCCTGACCGTCCTATTCAGCACCTCCAGCCGGTGATGTCGAGCAAGAAGGGCAGGTAAGAGTCCGCGTGTTGGGAGTCAAGTAAACCTACACCTACTAAAGAGGAGTCAACGCCATGCGTGACAACGACAACAAGGTATACAAGCGGGGTACGAACCCCAACACGCGGATCGCGATCAGCCAGAAGAACAAGCTGTACTCGGTCGCGCGTGGCAACTCTGCGTTCTCCCAGGTGGGCGTCGTCTCCAGCTTCGGCTTGAGCGAGTCGCGCGCCGTGGATGAGGTTCGTGGCATGGGCTACGGTGATCAGGTTGCCGAGCTGGTCCCCGGCGTCACGGGTGCCATGAGCATCTCGATCAGCCGTACGCTGCTCTACCTCGCCAACATCTATCAGGTCATGGGCTACGCCGGTGGCATTGACGGGCTCGTCCGCTCGCTCAAGCACCACCAGTGGCCTTTCGACCTCAAGCAGGAGCTGGTGCTCAGCCGCATCGCCTCCAACTCGCAGAACAACCCCAAGCTCACCTCTCCCTCCTCGGACGGGACCAACGAGGCGCTCTTGACGTTCTTCGAGGCGTGCTGGATCGAGTCCTACTCCGCCAACTACGCCGCTGACGCTGCGATGATCTCGGAGGACGTGGGCATCAAGGCCACCGACATCATCGACGGCACCTCGACCTACGGCGAGCTTGCCTCCGATCCGGAGTCCACGGGCAACAACCCGTTCAACGAGACCGGCTCGGCTCGCTACCAGTGATCCGGGAATCTTGAGACTCTCTATGGGCGCCGTGCATCTCAGCACGGCGCCTTTCTTTTTGGAGGGTCTATATACCCTGTTGACTCTTAAGCGTCAAGGGGGCTATGCTCAGAAGGCCTACTACGGAGATCAATGTCGATGCAAATGCCTGAGCTTATGGTGCACGAGTTTGAGACCTTTGTGTGGTCTTTAGAGCAGTGGTATGAGCGCCACCCGATGCCGGCTCCCCTGGTAACACGTTGGATTGGCCTCTTCCTGGAGGCATACGAAAGCCGAGACCTCCATGAGTTTGGAGTCTCGGCTGCGTGGGTGGCCCGTGTGCTGTACTCAGACTTGCTTGAGTCTCCGATGCGTAATCAATACGCCAAGTGGGCGCGGCACGCGTCACTCTGTGCTCGGGTAGCGGGGGGTAGGCCCTTGGTCAGTCATGTGCTCCGACACCGCGTCAAGACACCTCCCGAGATGGTGTTGCTTCACTGATCGTCAGAAAAGCGCGCCTCAAGGGCCTCCTGCATTTCCCGCAGATGTGCGCACGCGGTGTCGATCTCAGTCTTGAGCAGGTCATGTGCGATGGCGGTCGCTTCCTCCTGGCTATCGGCTCGGAAATACACATTATCCGATCCAACCAACTGGAAGGAGATCTGATAGATGTGCTCAGACATCCAACGGTAGATGCTGGCCACCAGAGCACCGTCGTAGTACAGGCCGCGAAAGGACTCCAGGTCTCTAGTTACAAGACCCTCCCCCGTCGATCCCATGAGTGCGGGCATGCGGATGAAGACCTCTCCCGCCTCGAAACGGCGGGTCAAGGCGGGCACTCCATTCACCGCCTCTCCGGTAGATTCTGGCAGGTTGTTTAGTGCCTCGGTCAGTTCAGGGCTGATACGTACAGTCACGGCGCTCTCCTTGGTGGTGTTCAGGAGCCGAGAAGGCTGGGGAGGAACTCCGCAGCGTCTTCGTAGCTGGGGAAGATGTGGTCGGCGGCCTGTCGAATGAACGCGTGGTCCATGCAGTGCTCCTCGGTCAGGCCGGCGAGGACAACGAGCGTGTGGGGTTGCTTGTACGCCCACGCGATCTCGAAGGTGGTCCCGAGTGAGCGTGAGGTCGCTCCCGTCACGTCCGCGAACAGGACGTCCGCCTGTGCGACCATCCACTGATCACGACCAAAGATGGAGCGGTCGTTCGAGAGAGGGTCCTCGTAGCCCTTGGCCTTGGCCGTCCCCAGTCCGAGCAGGTGCTCCTTGCCAAGCATCGGATGCAGGACGTCGAATCCCATCTCCTTGAGCTGTGCCGCTCGGTTGTGGAAGTGGATGTATGCTTCGTCGAGGTTGAGTCCCGTGATGGGTCCCGCGACGTAGACGGTCTTGGACATGCTATGCTCCTTGGGTGGTATTGCTCTTGTAGGGTGCGTGCCTGTACCCCGTTTTGGGGCTCATATGACTTGCGAAAGGTACCACGGGTATGACCCTGGAACAACTCAAACGTGTCCTGCTGGCCCTGGGGGTGCAACACCCCAACGTCAAGATCCCTCTAAGGGCGGTCATGGATACGCTCACCCGTGAGGACTTCGACCCCTCCCGGATCGTGGCAGCACGCCGATCACGCGTGGCAGCTTACGAGGCTCTTGACTTCACCCCTCCAAAGGCAGCACAGAACGCAGCCTCAAGGGGTCTGGAGCTGCGCAAGAAGCAGGAAGGGGACAAGGCCGGCCTGACGACGCAGGAGGCAGGAGAGCAGGGTATCGGTTCCGGTGTCCAACGCGCCGCTGACCTCAAGGCCGGCAAGGCGCTGAGCCCGGATACCATTCGCCAGATGCACGGCTTCTTCTCCCGCTTCCAGGCCCTCATCAAGAAGGCTCGGAAGCTGACCAAGGAAGACGACATCCTGGAGTCGAACATGTACGTCTCCGACCTACTCTGGGGAGGCGCGCCTGCTCAGAAGTGGGCCGAGAAGCTCGTCAGTCAAATGGATGCGGAAGACAAGAAGAAAGAGGCAGCTCTCGCACGTCGAGTCGCCACCATCTACCTCAACAGCCACTGAGAGAGCCCCCATGCACGTACGCATCACCCCCAAACTTGAGCGCCAGCTCGTCTATGACGTGTGCGAGGTAGCTCGCCAGGGTCTCCTCGTGACACCCACCAAGGTTCCTAGCGTCCTGCTCAAGAAGTTGGCGGACAAGCTCGTCAAGGAGCTGGAGGTCGAGCTGAGCACGTCCAACGCGTACCGCTTTGCACAGGACCTTCTGGGCTCTTGCCGCGTCGCGCTGTCGGTGGCGGACATCAAGTCTGCGCTCAAGCAGGCGTCGGGTGAGGATAGCCCCTCGGTGGACCGCAAGACCGCCGAGAAGCTCTCCTCGATGCTTGAGAAGGCATGTCAAGCTCTCTCCATGGACCCGGAGCGTGGTGCGGAGCGTGCGAGGCGCGGCGCGTTGAAGCTGCTGGAGCGTGATCTGGCTCTGGAGAGCTGGGCCGCCATGCAGGTCTACGATGCGGTCTTGACGGACTCTTTGATCCTTCTCGACCTCGACACGTCTCAGCTCGGGGGATACCTCTCGTCGTATGCGGGCCCGGTCCACCAAAGGGTCGCCATGCGCTACGCGTGCTCCTCGGACACGATGAACGCGGGCTGCTCGGGGGCGTGCGCGTGTGCGTGTGACGGGTATGCGAATCAGGACGCGTGCGCGTGTGCGTCTGTGACCGCGAGCTTCCCCCGGTCCACGGAGGTCGCGACCCGTCGGCTGCGTGCTATTGACGAAGAGGTCGAGCGCCTGAGCGTGCAGATCGAAGACCGCGAGGACATGGGAGTGTCTGCTCCTCGGATGAGTCGAAAGCGTCGTGAGTTGATTGAAGAGCGTGCGGGGTTGATTCGTCTCCTCGCCAGCTTCGGAGTCCGCATCTCCAAGAAGCACAAGGAGAAGCCCAAGGACGTCAAGCGCTACGTTGAAGAGCACCTGGAACAGGGGATGGACGAGAGCAAGGCGTGGGCGATTGCCTGGAGCCGCTACTGTCGCAAGAGGCCCGGCAGCCCACGGTGCAAGCAGGACGGCTACTTCAAGGGACAGAAGAAAGGGGGGGCCGACGACGCCAAGGATCTTGGCGTGGACCCGTCCGACTACACGCCCGAGCAGAGGGGACAGATCATCATGGAGCGTCCGTGGCTCCACCCCCGCAGACCTGACGGCATGACCTACGTGATGAGGGCCCTGTCGGAGCCTCTCGCGCGTTGGCAGGAGTACGGGAGCGGCAAAGACAAGGTGTTCGCCGCCTACAACGACCTGCACGAGGACCTCAAGAACCTGCTCGACGTCGCCAACCGTAAGGCCATGGGCGCGACCGCCATCGGGTTCCGCAGCTCGGGCAACGGGAAGTTCCCTTCCACCCTCGGCGGCATCTCTCTGCACTCCAACCTGGAGCCGGGTCAGGCTCGACTCGGGCCCAAGTACAACCGCGCGTACCGCGTACAGGCCAAAGATGTCCTGATGCACCCGGACGTTCCCAACTCTCCTCTGGCTCGTGGCTCCTGGAAGTGGGAGCGGGAGATGGTCCTCAAGCCCAACGCCAAGCCCAAGCAGCTCTCGGAATCCGAGACGGTCAAGCTCCTCGAAAAGATCGCCAAGGGAGGGAGGTGATGACTCACAAGACTACACGCATGTCCAAGGCCGGTCAGGTCTTCTTGCACTTCACCAGCCGCAAAGACGCTGGCTTGATCAAGCGGTCTGGCAAGCTGTGGTCGTCGAGCTATGTTGAGGGCGTCTACGCCATCGAAGAGGGGGGCGCCTACATACCCGGAGTCCAACAGGGTTCATTGGGCCGCACGAAGGTCCGCGACACGGCGGTCGTTTTCACGACGCGAGTGCCTCCCAACCAGCGCTACTCGGAGGAGACCATCTGGTATGCGGATTCGATTCCCGTGCGCGTTCTGGAGGTCCTCCCCGTGGACCGAGCCGTATCGAAGTACCTCTACGTGCCGGGGTCAGACTCGAAGCTGTACACGAAGATGGAGGAAGCCGCGCGTAAGCTCCAGGAAGACCCTGCGATCACGCGGAAGGCAAAGTCGCTTCTTGGCGTGGACTGCAAGGTCTTCCTGGACATCCCCGCCGAACTTCGAGGGGGCAAGGTGCGGGTCGTGTTGTATCTGATGATGTCGCCCGGCGCTGACCCAAACATCCCCTCCGAGCGCGACCTTGGACGCATCCTGCAAGAGGCCTTGGAGGCGCAAGGCCTCTCGGTACAGGTCACCCCGGAAGACTTCTCCCTGGAAGATCGTACGGGCCCGGACAGCCTGTATAACGACACGCTCATGACTGCGTTCTTCCTGGTCGAGGAGCCTTCCGGATCACGTAAGGGTACGTCCCACCAGCGCGAGCTTGCTGTACGCGTCGCATCACTGTGGAGCCATCGTGAGCGTCTCGCGGGAGCGCCCGCGCGTGCGCGTCAAGATATGGCCAAGAAGCTCCTGTCGCACCTGCTCCGTAATGCGAACTGGATTCCTTCGGCTTTCAGCGACGGCCTGGAAGCCATCGTGCCCGCTCAACAGCTTCTGAGTCTACCGGAGTGGCCTGCGAACACTCCCGCGCGCCTGCGAGTACAGGTGAGTACGCGTCTCCAGACGTCCTCATACAGCGCCTCAAGGATTCGCCTCAAGGTCCGTGAGGAGCCCACAGAGGAGAACATCTACCTCCTCCTGGGGACTCCGCGTGTGCGGTCCTCTTTGCTCCACGAGCTGGTGCATTACGTGGACGACATGGCGCAGCGTCTCAACCTCTCCAAGGACTACGACTCCTCGAACCGCGACACGTACTTCAACGAGGCCGGCGAAATCAGCGCCTATGTTGGCCAGCTCGCCGGGTCGGTCGGCTCTACGTCCATGCGACGACTGCGCAAGGCCTTGCGTGGGGTCCGCAGCGGCAAGCCTCTCCACACGGTGCTGTGGGAGGTACCGGAGCTGTCAGGTTGGGGCAGCGAATACTTCACCGAGCTGCTCGACGTAAGCAGCATCACCGACAACCCCCTACGAAACGGGGACTACTTCAACAAGCTCGACGTCTCCCATCTCAAGCTCTTGGGCAAGCACCTCAAGCCCAAGGAGCGTCGCACCTTCCTCCGGGACCTGTACCTTTCCCTGGAGCGCATCCGACGTCGTGAGCTGATTCCGGAGGTGGCGAAGTTCCTCAAGAGCCGGCCCGAGGTCCTGGAGGTCGAGGAGGACGAGGAATACTCATGGAAGCCCTCGGGCCCCAAGACCGCCAAGGCGTGGTGGGCGTGGCTCCTCAAGCAGGCTTGAAGATAGTTCTTATAACGACGTGATCGTGAACGCCCCCGGCGCATGGTGCCGGGTTTACGCAGCCTCATCGCTACGACGGACTCCCACATGACACTCTCTCAACGCGTAGCTCGCCTGTATATGGCCGGGATCTATGAGTACACCCACCGCCTCAGGCACCATCGCTATGATGGACCCGATCGCACGTGGGCCGAGCAGCTCCAGCTCCTCATTGATACTCTCTATTTGGCTGTGGAGATGTACGACGACCGCAGCGCAAGGGAGGCAGTAGGTGCGGTCTCCCGAGACCTCCCGGCGCTCTTTGCGCACGCCCAGAACCAGGATGACATCGCCAATGAGGAGGACCTCCTCGTGGCTCTTGATGCGACCACCGCCGCGCTCATGGACGCAGACCGCATTGAACATGAGGTCGTCACCGAGGTAGCCGTCGCACTGGAAGCCGTTCTCAGCTCCGGTGATCTGGACGAGATCCCGTACTCCCTCAACGTGACTCGCATTTACGAGATCCCGTCTCCGAAGGGACTCGACCGTCGCGCAGTCCAGAAGATCGTCCGAGCCTACCGCCTCCAGCGATAAGCCCTGCCAGCTCCGGTCGGTATGGATACGATCACCCACAGCACTTGAGACCTATCATGAGCAACGCACTACTCAAGCCCGGCACTTACGTCCCCGATGAGCACGACGTCTTCGTACAGAAGCGTCGCAAGGCTCTGTTGCAGATGCTGGTCTTTTACGGCATGACCCTGGCGGGCCTGGGTTCGATCGCGTTCGCGGTCTATGGCGCGGAGGACCTCGGGGGAGCCTGGGTTGCCTTCGGCTTCACCATCGTGTGCTTGCTCATCTCAATCTGGGGCACGTACAGCTTCTACACGCGCGCTACCTTTGGTTATCAGATCGTGAGCGGACGAATCCGGATGCTCTTCGAGACGGTCGACTACTACGTCCCGCCTCACATCATGGAGCCCTACCTCCTGGGTATCATGACCATGTTCGATCGGTTCTTCCTGGAGAAGTACGGGAAGCCTACACAAGATGTCGTGGAAGTACGGCTGCTCTTGTTGGGTCGTCGCCCTATCGACCCGATCAAGCGCGGCGACCCGGATAAGTTGGTCGGGACCTCGTACTTCGGCCAATCGACCAGTAACGTGTACGGCCCTTACGCTTTGAACGAGGGAGGCCTCGGATACGAGTTTCGCCTCCAGCTTTGTCACTACATCATCCCCGACACCACTGAGCCCGAGAAGCTCCAGTGGATGCTCGACAATGACCTCTACAACGACTGAAGGATACGACCATGCCCCAGAAACTACACATCAAGATCGCCTCGGTCCCTGGACAGGAGCGTAGCCTCTTTGATCGCGTCGTCCGACTGGCGTACACCACGCCCGAGCTGCGGCCTCAGCTCCTCCCGATGCTCAAGGATGCGGCGCGTTCGATCGGCCTCAACACGCTCAAGGATCTCCACGAGTACCGAGGCACGTTCGCGATCCTGTCGGCGTACCGTCCGATGTCGAAGTCGGACAACAAGGCACGGCACGGCGAGCTGATTCGTGATCTCCAGGTCATGGGGTACCGGAGCTGGTTCGACGCCAAGGGCTACTGGACCCACACCGAGAAGAGCGTGATGGTCCCCCGCATGACCTTTGGACACGCCGTGGAGCTTGGTCGCAAGTACAACCAGGATGCCGTGGTCTACAAGGGCAAGGACGGTCTCGTGGGGATCTATGACCTCCGCACCAACACCGTTCAGGTCGCCGGCCCGAACGTCGACATCTCCTCCGACCCTGCCGATGCCGTCACGAAGTTCCGCAACACGGGCCTCACGTACGAGTTGAGCGAAGCCCACTACCCCTTCAGCGGCCCCATGACTCAGGACAAGCTCCGCTCTATGCAGTGAGCCTTCCGTGGAAGTCCGCTCCCTCCGGGGCGCAGTCACGGAGAGGGACCTCTCCAGCCTTGAAGCAAATCCAGGTCTCTCCCAGAGCCAGCCACAAGGTCCCGTCCGAAGATGCCGCGACCTGCGTGAGTTGAGAGCCTTCCAGACCTCTTCCCCAAATGGGGAGGGGGTCTTTCTCTGTGGTAGGTTCTGAACGTGCTCGGTCAAAGCTCCAACCTTCGCGTCCTACAGGGGCCCACAAATCCAGTCTAACGGGCGGCGCTCCCTTGGCGGACAAGTACAGCGCGGTGCCTCGGTCAAACGGCTCTACGGCGACGCATCGACGTCCCAGGTCCTTTGCCAGCTCCTTGTACGCGTTCCACTCTCCTCCCGAATGGCCGAGGGCGCACCACATCAGGACCTCATGGTGCGCCAGCTCGTTATGGGAGTCCCACCTGAGGTAGCGTCCCTCCACTCCTCGAAGCTTCGCAGCTTCCACGAGCGCCGTGTCGTCTTCCCAGTTGAGGAAGTTAAGCGGTCTACCCGTCTTTGCCCGCTGTCGGTTCAAATCATCCATGACCCACCACCCAGTTCCGGTCGGCCGCACGCACGCGCGACTGTATGCAGCCCTTCGTCCTCTTTTTCAGCGTCTGGAAGACCCCCGCCTCGTGCGGAGTGGCTTCCTCAGGCATGACGAAGAAGCCTCCCGAGATTCCCTCCTTTCGCACCACATCCCGCAGCTCCTTTGCCACGTCGACGCCGTACCGAAGGTCGAGCCCGAAGTTGGGCCCTGAGGACCTCATCAGCAGCGCGCACTTCGGACAGTGCATCGTGTTTCGGTTCTTGAAGGATGGCCCGTACTGCCCGCAGCAGTCGCAGATATCTCCTCCGTACTCCTCCCACCCAAGATGTCGGGCGAGCTTCAGATCCGTGTCTCTATCCATCTCATACTCCTCCGTGAGGGTTAACGTCTCCTGTATACCACAGCACGAGAGAGCCGTAAAAGCTAATCGTTTTATAGTCTGGGAGGGTGTCACGTGGGATATAAGGAGGCAGTAAATGAGCAAGGTACTTACTTTTGATCGCATTCAGGCGGGACTCCAGGCGCTCAAGAAGCTGGGCATCCAGCGCGAGACCTTCACGGTCCTGGGGGTGGAGCTGACGATTGCGACGGTGGACAGCAAGGCCCATCAGGAGATCAACACCTACGTCACCTCCTACATGCAGGCCTATGAGGAGGGAGATGGGGACTCGGCGTACAACTTTGACGCGACCCTGGACTTCTTCCTCGTACGCAAGGTCGAGGTCCTCTCGCACGCCATCCTCAAGATGGGTGATCTGGACTTCGAGGGTGTTGAGTGGGTGGAGACCGGAGACAAGCATCCGGACAACAGCTCGAAGGTTAAGGTCGCCAAGAGCAAGTTCTTGCGCGACCTCTTGATGGGAGTGGACCAGACGGTCGTGGACGTGGCCTACCGCAAGTACGCCGAGCTGATCGAGCTTGCCGAATCGCGCAGCGTCGAAGGTGTCGTGTTCCGTGATCTGGAGGATGAGCTGTCCAAGGCTCGCGCGACCGTCGCCCGTCTGGAAGATGAGTTGGGCAAGGGCAAGGAAGAGGGCAACGACACGGAAGACGGCGAGAAGGTTGAAGAGGTCCTGACCGAGGAGAGCGTGCGTGATCGCATGTTTGGGGTCGTCTCCGAAGAGGAGAGCGTGGCCCTTGGAGACCGTTCGATCCTTTCGGAGCTGGAGGCCGAGCCCGTGACGGTGGAGGAGCCTGTGGAGAGGATTCAGGCCGGCTCGACCACGTTCGTGCGGCTCGACGAGCCTGACGCCCCCCTCTCCGACGAAGAGGAGACCTACCTACGCGCGCAGGAGGAGTTGCACCAGCAGCGCTACGGCGAGCCTCGTCAGCCCCTCAATCAGACCCCTCCCCAGCTACACTCCGGGACGCTCCCGTCTCAGGGTGGGCCCCGTCGAGTCGTGCGCGGGTCGCAAGCGCTTCCCCCCGACTTCGAGATTCACCAGGGTATCCACAGCGATGACACGTGATGAGCAGATTGACTACCCGCTACGAAGACGTGGAGTCGATGCTGTTCCAGGGGTTCGTGAGTACGCGGTGTTCCATCCAGGGGGTCCCGATCGTCCTCAAGACCTTGACGGAGATGGAGGCAAGCCTCGTCCTGCTCCAGGGTGAGGACCTCTCCACGGACTGGCGTACACACACGGCCTACTATCTGGCCTACAGCACGCTCTTCTTCAACAGACAGTTGGTGCTCCCCGTCCGAGATGACTGGCTCCCCGAACTGGCCGACTCGTACCTGGAGTTTTCGGACCGGGTGCTCGTGACGCTGTTGCGCTCGCTCCGCAGGCTCAATCAAAGGTCGACGCAGGCGCTGCTCAAGGTGCAGGCGTACACGTATGGTGCCGCGTCCCGAGAGCGCTGGTTGGGACTCAACGGCACCCCCTTGTGTGATCCGAGGGTCACGGGAATCCGGGGGAGCGAGTACCTGGGGTTGAACTACCACCAGCGGCTGTGGACCTACCTCAACGTTCACGACGACATCAACGAAAACTACATGCTCAACTATGGGCTCGCCAAGTTCCAGGTCTCTCCACACGCGCCCAAGGAGATCCAGAAGATGGACCGGCGTGATGCGACCCGGATCAAAGACCGCCAGAGCAAGAGAGACGCGCTCTTCCACGGTCGCAAAAACCCGCTGGCTGAGGGAGAGAGCGTACGCGTCAGCGCGGAGAGCCCTCAGGAGCTGCTTGAGCAGATGGAGCGGACGATGCGAGGCGAGAAGGACTTCCACGACCTCGTGATCGAAGAGCACAGCAAACGCGTCCGCATGCGTTACCTGGAGCGCGAGGCAGAGAGAAGCCGAATGGCACGTCAGGGACGCGAGCGCGCCTTGCGCTTGAGGGAGCTGGAGGGTTCACAGAAAGAGGTCACGGGCTTGAGCCGAGAAGAGGTCGAGCACATCGTCCACAAGAACCGCGACGAGGACGCTCGGGCACGAGAGAACCCGCTATGGGCTGACCCAAGCGTACGGGCCGAGCAGGAGCGTAATCTCATCCGCTGGGGCTTCGTACAGAACGAGGACATCCCGGAGGACCGCAGGGATTGGTACGACGACATGGGCTACCGCGTTAAGCGCTCGACCTCGGACCTGACCGAAAATCCACTGATGCGAGAGTATTACCAGAAGGAGACGCCTGAGCGTGATCCCGACTGACCCCTGATAAAGAGAGACGAACCCCATGGCCAAAGATATCCAGGAGCTGATTGTATCGGTTGGCCAAAGGGGCATGGCTGACCTTGAGCGCACGTTCAAGAACCTGGACGGGGTGGTCGGCAACTCTTTGGAGGGTCTGTCTCGGTACAACCGCAAGCTCTCGGAGGACTCGTCCGCCGCTGAAACGCAAGTCAAGGCCATCCACAACACCTTGACGACCCTGGAGAGGGGCATCGCGAGCGCGGGCAAGGGCCTCTCGACGACCTTTGACGGGCGGCAGATCGCGCAGTTCGACACCAAGCTGCGTGGGATGCGTCGTCAGCTCGACAAGACCCGTGATGCGTTGGAGGGTGCAGCGCTCTCGGGAGATAAGGCGACCGAACGCGCCATGCGCACCCGCCTGGGTTCGATCCAGAAGACGATCGACGCTGAGGTCTCGGGGTTCAGCAAGCTCTACACGTCTCATCGTGAACAGTTCGAGCAGCTCTCCAAGCTCCAGAAGCGAGGCCTCGGCCAGAACGTGGCGGCGGGTGGTAAGGGTGCCGCGAACCTCATCTCTCAGGTCAGCGGCGGGAACCTCAAGGGCGCAGCGGGTACTCTCGGACAGGCAGGCAAGGTTGGTTTCCAGAGCGCGCAGCGTCGTGCCTTTGCCGGTGCCGCTGGGGGCAGTGCCGGGGCCGCAGGACTCTCCAGTGCGCTCGGGGGGTTGGCCAAGATTGCAGGACCTCTCGCGGCCGTTGCGGCCGTCGTCGGATCACTGGTCAAGGCCTTCCTCGACCTGGACGCCAAGGTCAAAGACGTCAACAAGTCGATGCTCAAGAACGTCCCCTTGACGAGCCTCGCCGCCGATGGCTTCAGCGACATGAACGACAAGATCGCAGACGGTGAGAACGCGCTGGCGGACTTCCGAAACACAGTCTTGACCGACGCCGACTTGCGCATGCTCGGGATGACTCCCGAGATGATGGCATCCACGATGGCGGCCATCGAGGAGCAGGCGGGGGGTCTCAGTCAGCTCCGCCGTGAGGGCTTCTCGGCACGCGACGCGTTGGAGGCCGCCCAGATCGCGGCCCTCAACCTCGGCGTGGACTCCAACGAGACCATGGGTCTGGTGGGGCAGCTCATGGACGTCACCAGCGCGTCGACGGGAGAGGCTCTGTCTTCCTTGAGTCAGATCGTATCCACGGCGCAAGATGCCGGAGTCTCCACGCGCAAGTTCTTCCAGGTCGTCCAGGGCGTCGTGGGTGAGATGGGGCTCTACAACTACCGGCTCGAAGAGACCGCCGCGTTGTTCGGGAAGCTCACCACCATCATGGACTCCAAGTCCGCCGAGTCGTTCGCCACGAGCCTGTCTTCGGCCATCAAGAACGCCTCGGCCACGGACAGGACCCGTACCTCCTTGATCGTGGGCTCGAAGACGATGGGGGAGATGACCGATCGAGCACAGGCGGCGGCAGCCAGTGGCATCAACGAGGACGTCCTCGCCAACGCCATGCGCAAGCTCGGGCTTGGCGCTCAGTTCCAGTCGGGTAACGTCGCAGGTTCGATGGGCGGCTTGAGCGAGAGGCAGCGTCTGGCGGTGATGTCGGCGGTGTCTGATGAGGACCAGGGACAGGGAGAGCGTCTCCGAAAGTTCGAGAACCTGCGTGGCGTCAACCGTAACAACGCCATGGAAGTCCAGGGTGCTATGGGGGACTTCAACCAGTACGACCAGATGGCTACTAAAATCATGGAGCTTGAGAAGTCCCTGTCGATGCCTCTCTCGCAAATGAACTCGGTACTTACGGAGGGTATGGGCACGAACGAAGATCAGCTTCGTATCTTCAAGACCATCCAGGGGGAAGGCAAAGGCGACATGGCCCGGCTTCAGATGCTTCTTGAGAAGGGCGTCGGCGGGTCCGCCTTCTCGGAAGCGGCCAAGGAGATGGGATACATCGTCTCCGAGGAGAACGGCAAGATCCTGGACTCTCAGGGTAACGAGATCAAGTCGTTCAATCAGCTCTTCGCCACGATGGACGATGAGAAGGCCAAGGACCTACAGGAGAAGCAGAAGACCCTTGCCGAGAAGCAGTCGGACCTCCAGCGCACCATGCTCGACACGATCAAGTTTCAGCTCATGGATTTGGTCCAGGGTATTTACACTACGATCCTGGACATTTACGACGCGTTGGTCAATTCAAAGTTCTTCGGGGGCAGCCAGGAGTCTCGTGACCGTTCGGCCATGGTTCGTAAGGAGATGAAGACTCGGGACCAGATCCGAACGATAGATCAGGATCTGGGATTGGCCCGCGAGCAGGGAGATTCAGGACGAGTGCGTGAGCTGGAGGCTCAGAGAGAGGCACTCAAGTCCAGCCTTGATACGCAGCAACGGGCCCGAAGGCATCTCAAGAAGAGCGGCTCTTTGGGCATGGCAGGCGCGACGGCACTTGCGAGCGGAGATCCGGCAACCGGAGGCTTGAGCTACGAATACAGCGGAGGCATGGGTCGCCGCTTTGAAGAAGACGAGTATTCAGGCCTCACGATGGGCGACAGCAAGCTGACCGGTATTGTAACCTCTTCCGGGAAACGAATCACCGGAGAGGATGCGATCAAGGCCTTCGTCGCGGAGCAGGAGAAGAATAAAAAAGCGGCGCAGGGAACAATCGGCTCTCTGATTCAGAGCAAGGTTGATGACGGCGAGGAGCTGTATCCCGAGGACGCCAAGAATCTCGCGGAGAAGACCAACAACTTGCTGGAGAGTAAAGGGATTCTGCTCGCTCCGAAGACCATCAAGGATCTCACAGATGTTATGCTCCAGGCTCAGATCGACAAGCAGGTGGTCAGTGAGATCATGCGCACGACCGGCCGAAGCAAGGCAGACTCCGAGTTCCTGCTTGGCAAGTACAAGAGCGGTGATGAGGCTGCGATTAATCAGGTCGGCAAGGAAGGGAACCTCCAGGGTATCTTCGCCAACTACGGCGTACAGACGGCGCGTGATGCTCGCATCGTAACGGGCGGGATTCCCCTGTTGGACCTCCAGCCGGGAGACATCGTGGTCGACCAGTCCATGCTGGCCAACGCCGTGGCGGGCGGTGCAGGTCAATTCGTCCCCGACCTTCTGCGTTCAGCCGGCAACAAGGCGGGGCCCAGCTCCTCGTCTGACAGCACGCTCAATGCCAACTTCTACATCAACGGAGGCAACCCCGGTGAGATCCGCACCGAGATCATGCGCGTCCTTGAGCAGTGGCAGAACCTCGGAGCGTCGAGAGGCTGATGGCAACCAACTTCACACAGCGTTCGATCCCTTCGGCCTTCTCGGGGCCAAGCGATGCCCGACGCCTTCCTGTGCTCTTTCAGGTGATCTCTCCGGACTTCTCCACGGCGCTGTTGCCCGAGGCGATGGTCCTTCACATCAACCCTACCTCGATGTCGTTGAGCTACTCCAAGGTCATTGAGCGGTTCCAGACACGCGGAGGCTTTCAGGAGCAGCACTTCGGTGAGCAGCTCACGGACATGTCCTGTGAGGTCTCTTCCGGAGCGTTCATCAACGTGGACACCGGCCTCGCGGTGTCGTCGCGTCAGGACACGATCGCCTACGAGAAGTTTCAACACCTCGTGGAGCTGTTCCAGAACAACGGCCTCGTCACCGACCAGAACGGGACCGCACAGTACCGAGGTCGCATCCGGATCACGTTTGACGGCGGGGTCTATGACGGGTCTTTCCGCTCCCTCACGATCAATGAGTCAGCCTCCAACCCGTTCATGTTCACCTGCGATTTCGCCTTCCGGGTGGAGCGTGAGGCTCAATCTCTCCTGATCTAAGGAGGCGCACCATGGCGTCTATTCTTGACGAGCTGGCAGTTCTTACAGGTCAGCAGGCTCTCAACGCTCAGGCGGACGAGGGCCTTGATCCCAGGACTCGTGATGCCCTTGACAGGAACGCTCAAGCGACGCTCTCTCGCTCCTGGCGCAAGACGCGCTCGGTTCTTTCGGAGTACGCGAGCCTGATCTCAGGTCAAGGCTACGAGTTCAACGCCCTGTCGAGCCCGGTGGATGCGGTCGCGCACGCCAAGCCGGCCCTGCTCCCCCTCTTCATTCAGATCATCCCCCCGGACTACTACCCCACGGGCCAGACCCGTACGATCGAGATCTTCTCTCCACAGACCTCCGACACGCAGCTCACGGGATTCGTGGAGCGTATCCGGCAGCGAGGCTTCTCAACGGACCCTCGCAACCCCGTGTTCACTGGTGGGGTAACCGAGGTGGATCGTATCGTATCCACGAGCCCCAACGTCAACCAGACGGTCCAGGTTCCCGAGCTGACGCCCGACGATCAGGTCTCCCAGGTGCGACGTACCAGGGACTTCCTGGCGACCACACAGCAGCGATACCGCGACTTCCAGACGGGCTCCCGCACCGCAGCCCGTGATCTGGAGGAGCGTACGCAGCCGATCGTAGAGGACCGCGCCGAGATTGAGGATACGCCGGGTAAAAATGCAGAGATTCGTCGCGCGCGCAAGGAGAACATCTCCTCGGACCTTGAGTCTTTGCGCCAGCAGGCCCTCAAGCTCCTCGCGTTGCCTCCGGTTCTCATGTACGTCAACCCCAACGCTCTCACCACCTCCAAGGAGTTCATCGTCTCGGATGGCAACCGTACGCGGGAAGGCTATACGGTCGAGTTCTGGGGAGAGCAGCAGAACAAGCTGAGCCTGAGTGGCGAGATCGGAGCCTTCTGGACGCACGGTACCAGCCCGTCCGGGCAGCCCACGGGTGGACTCACTGTTCGTTACCGTAAGGGCTCCTTTGCCTACCAAAACTTCTTGAGCCTCATCCTCGCCTACCGCAACAACGGCTACCTCTACTCCCAGTCCGAGGTCACCCGGATTGCGTCGGTAGGCTCGGTCAACCTCTTCTACGACGGGACGCTCTACACGGGTTCCTTCGACACCCTTTCCATCAACCACAGCGAGGACAAGCCCTTCAGCCTCACGTACCAGATTGGATTTACCGTTCGATACACCCAGAAATTGGGGACCCTCACACGCTAACATGCCCGGAGAATACCCCATGCCTCTATACATCCCTCAGGATCGTGAGTACGTACCCGGAGACGTAATTCTGGCTGTCTTCGCGGAGGTACATGACTCAACGGACATGGATGACGAGGAACGCGAAGAGATTTGCCCGTACGTGCGTCTCGTGCTTGGACGCGTCATTGGAGTCACCCTCGGCGTACTCAAAAGCTCCGGGGGGGACGATGGGATGGAGTTTCGGGCTTACGAATGCACCGAGCAGGCGATACACTACGTCTGGCCCCATTCGTACGGCGGAGAGCAGGTCGAGTTCTGTCCGCGAGGGTCCGAGTTCGAGAGCTACGTCATGCACGAAGACATCCTTGGGTGCGTCCCACACTCGGACGCCCTCAAAAGCTCTTTCCAGGCGGAGCGCTACATGAGGCAGGTGGTCAAGGCGGAGCGCGACGCCCTCCAGGATTGGATGGCGTGGGTGCTGGAGGCGTATTCGGAATGGTGTCTGGGTTTCGCAGACGAGAGCTGGGATGGAGATGACGACCTGGACGAGGACTACTCGATTCAGGCCTTGTTGTCCCGTCAGCGCGCTGCTACCTTCGTTAGGTGAGACCCTCTGGCATTGCATTTTGAGAGGCCCCATGTTCAGGCTCATGGATATCCAACACGCCTGCGAGGGTGATCCGTGCTTCATTTTCCGAGTGATACCTCCCGAGGCGGGTGATGTGTCGAGTACGTGGCGCGTAAGCATACATGCAGGCGTACGAAGGACGAGTCTCGACGCTGACTTCTTCTTGCTGGAGGTTTGTTGGTTCGGTACCGTCTCGCTCTATGCGGGTCAGTGTGGTCTCCCGTCGTTGCAGGGAGGGTCGCACAATCGGCACGTCTTCTCCCCTCAAAGGTCCTTGGTGACGACCCTTCGGGGAGAGGTCGACTTCGAGGACCCACGCATCGTGCGGCTCTTGGTACGCCAAGCACTTGCCTCTTTGGAGGACTACTTTGGAGAGCAGCAGCTACGGCTGATGTCTGCTGACTGAGGAGAATTCATGCCCGTGCTCCACGTTTGAAAGGAACCCATGTCATTCTTCACCAACCGCGCCTCCCGTCTCCATACTGGAGACAGCTACGCAGACTATACGGTGGATTCAAACCAATTCTACGTGTATGTGTGCTTCTACGAGGCTCAAGCCTTTTATCCGTCCCACGATGAAAAAATCCCAGTGCGTTCGATGGTCCTCAAAGCTGCGTACACGTTCAACCTCGCCTCTGGCCTTATCATCTTCGAGAGGCTCAAGCCTGCGCTTGGGACGGTTCACTCCGACGCCAAGGTGATCGGATTTCACGAGGTTCTCGACTTCTCCAACGCACGCGTCCTACGCTCCGTGGCCAAGGAGATCTTCGCACATGTTTGGGAGGACTGCGTGACACAGGTGTGGGGGCAGACGAGCCAAAAAGCTCACGAGGACCTTTGAGATGCCCCTTTTTTACTCTCCAACGTCACATATTGAGCCGGGAAGCTGTGCCTTCGTGTGGCAGATCCATCCAGACGTACCGGTCCTTCAGATCGAGTTTTTACGTCACCTGGAGTTCGATTCTCGGTGGCGCGATTACCGGTTCGAGGGCGGCCCCACCGTCCAGTACAACTTCTCTACCGGGGCGTACCGTTCGAGACCTCCCATTGAGAGGTTGGTGCGGTTTGCCTTCCTGGAGTACGTGTTTCGTCTCGGTGGAGACATGAACTTCAAGGACACGTCTCGGACACGCTACCTCGCCAAGGGGATCGTCGCGGTCCTCGAAGAGCGCGTCCTCGATCTGGCTCTCCAGGCCGTCGGTCAGGAGAATTACGATGGTCCCAATGTTCAATCGTGGGATGTCCACCCTGACCTGCTCTAAGGAGATCCTATGATCCATTGTACGAACCCGGCCAACATCCGCGAAGGCGACCTGATCCTCACCTACTACGTGCTGTCGGTCACGACGGAGAGGGTCGTGTATGTGGTCATGGACGTCCGACGTATCGAGCATGTAGGCTACGACTCTGATATGCGTGAGTGGTACTGGGAGGCGCAGCCCCTGTACAAGACGTGGGTGTACTTCAACACGGGGACCTGCTTTTCGCTGATAGGTAGACACTCCTCCATGGTCTATCCAAGACCAGAAGAGCCTGTCCTTCTTGTTCGAGGGCGTCCTCTGCAAAGCCCACAGCGCATACGCAGCTTCTTCAAAGAGGTGTTCTGGAGCTTGAGAGACGACCTGATCCTGAAAGCTCACGACTGCATCACGCGAGAAAACTTCGAGGACGAAGACGGTGTAGATGACGGAGGGGTGGTGACACGATGCCTGTGATACGAATGGTAGAAGCGTCTCGGGTCAAGACCGGGGATGTGATCCTGCTGGGGGTCTTCCCACCCACCCCGTGGGGAGCTTCGGTTTACGGTGTGGTATATTTCTCAACGATAACTTCGTGGCTGAAAACGGGCCCGAGCTTTCGAGAGGGGCCAATGCGGTGGGGAGGTAGCCTGCTCCATGAAGCACGGCTGACCTTCTGGGCGCGTACCCTGGTGGTTCGGGATTTCAATCTGCCTCGCACAAAAGACTTTTGTGAGATTGACGAGAAGGTCCCAGTGCTCAACGGCGCTCTGCCCCGCTCTCGACGAGAGTTCGTAGAGGTCGGCCGAGCGGTCTACCCTCAGATGGAAGAGGACCTGATTCAAGCCGCCCGTCAATGCAAGTCTTGCAGCTCCTAGAGGTAATCACATGCCCCTGCTTCGGATCACGAACACTTCACGCCTTCGCCAAGGAGACGTCATACCCGACGTCTGCCTTCGCGAGACACGAGAGCTGTCGATTTCGGGCCCAGACCCTGAGCCCACGGTCGGAGTCCATGTCGCCTTCTGGGAGGTCGTGCGGCTCCTCCCGAATGCCGAAGGCCCCATGATCAAGTGGCTCGGCTCTTTCCTCTTTGATCTGCGAACGGGAGGCTGTGAGACGTTTGAGCTACCCCAGGAGCCCGTGGGACCTCTCCCTCCACAGCGATGCTACGTGGTCAACGGGAGCCTCCCCGCTGACCTGCGCCTGCGCCGTAAGATTGCCAACACCCTGTATGAATGTGAACAGGACCGCCTACGCTCTCAGGCATGGCAGTTCTTGGGGTAGCTCAGAGTTGCTCCAGGGATTGCGTGTGGGGGTTGATTCCTGGATGAATGCTGGCGAACTTTGCGATGTTCTGCGAGGTCTCCAGGGCGTCGATCTCGCGGAGCTGACGGTTGCGGATGCGCAGGCCCTGGTAGAAGTCTCGCCACAGCAGATCCGCCCCGCCAGCCTTGTGCATCATGGCCTTGAGGTGTTCCATAACCTCGTCCGCACGACCGATCAGCTCCTGAGCCCGCTTTTGATTTGCCTTCAGGGTCGACAGGGAGACGTTAGTACCTTCTTGGTACACGCGGGCCTTCGTGGAGATTCCGGAATCCCGGAAGATAGACCACGTGTCGTAACTGCCCCCCAGATCGAGGTCGACGGCGCGGGGCTTTTGATGCTGCCACATCAAGAAGGTGATGCGGTTCTGCCCCGCGCCGTCGACCTCGATCTGGAAGTAGTCTCTCGCCCTGTTCCAGCGGTTTCCCAGGATATCATAGGGGTAGACCACCCCCGAGACTTCCCGACCTCCGCGAGAATGTCCCAGAAGGCCTCGTATTGCGATCAGGTGCTTCTCCAGGGCTGCGACGTGGCCCGACCCCTCTCCCAACTGCGTACGCGAGCCTCTACGGCTACGAGGACACTCCCAGAGGTCGGGCTTTGACACGGATCGTTTGATGATCGCTATCTGCCCCGGATCATACCGTCGCTCGATGAGCGAGGGCTTCTCGTACGACAACTTGACGGTAGCCCGGAGGACACATCGGGGTTGCTCCAGGTCGGGCAGAATCCGAACCTCACTCCATTCCCCCTCAAGATTGTACTGTATCACATGCTGGATGAGATGGACCGCCTTCATGTGGTCAGCGGGATAGGGCAAGATGCCTCCTCGCCTCGCACGAAGCTCCACCTCGACAGTGTGGGTCGCAGAGTATTCTCTCTTCATGGGGTCATGGTGTCGGATGTCTATGATAGCGGGTTGGCCCGTCGTATACACTCGCACCGTGGCGGGGCTCGTCAGCGGCATGTCAGCACTCCTCTATCTGAATCTTACTGTATTCAATCTTAGGCGGTCAAAGGTACCTCGCACGGAGGGTCCCTGTCAACGCTCAAGCGGCTTCAGGAGAAGAGGTGGGCCCACTTCTCCTTGAACATCACCCCCGCCCATTCGTCTCCCATGCCCTGAAAGTCCTCCTGCGTTTTGCTCATGCCTACCAGGAACATCGCGCTCGCCTCCAGGGACTCCTCCGAGGCGCTCCTCGCCTCTCCCCAGTAATCTCTCCTCTTGACCATGCCGAACCTCCAACGTATCAACCGTCACACAGTCAACACGTACCACAAAGAAGGTGGCAGGTAAAGAGGACTCTCAGGACGTCTCACTCGGTGGCGAGAGCGATCTGCATGCTTACGTGGTAGCGGAGGAGTCCGGTCAGCGTCTCAAAACCCCCGAAGCTGTGGGAGAGCTTGGAGAGGCGCTTGAGCTGAGCCACGACCTCTCTCAAGAGGGCTACGTACTCGGCCCTGCGGGCGGCATGAGCCGCCAGCTCATCGAGGGACGCTTGAGAGAGACTGGACATCGAGAGGTGGTAGTCGATGAAGCCTTGCGCGAAGGGCTTGAAGCTCTTGCGCATACCGAAGACGACCTCACTCTCGGTGTACGAGATCCTCGCCTCCAGTTCGATCGAGGTAGCGACCGCAGCGGTTCCCCTGAAATCGTAGCGCAGCTCCAGCTTTCGAGTGTCGCTGTTCCGCCCCATCGACGGCGCGAAGATTGCCGCCATGGGGGAGAGGTCTTCGTAGATGTGTCCCCCACGCGGCGGAGTGATGAAGTCACTACCCAGGTTCACCAGCTCCTGAGAGATGTGCTCGACTTCAGCGAGCGTAGCCTTCTCGGTCTCTCCTATGGTGGTGACGATCTCGTCCATGGCCACTGAGATGCTCGCGGCCAACATGCTCGCTTGGTTGGTCTTGCCCTCTCCCTTGGGCAGCTCGGAGGGCTTGGCGTAGTGGATCTTGACATGAAGATCCGCGTGTACCCCGCCATCGTCCTGTAGAAAGAGCTGGTTCACCTTCACCTCAAGAGGCCTCTCGGGGTGGGTGTTCTCGTGAGCAAAGTAACGCTCCCCCACCGCTTTGAGACACGCGACGGCCTCCGACACCAGACAGATGAACTGGTCGTCTTCGGGAACGCGCACCTGGACCTCGAAGCACATGCGTATCGAGTAGTCACGAGCATGCGCATGTTTCGCGCGGAAGTTGGTGGTCGCAAATTCGGTTCGCTCGATCGTCGCGGTCGTCACGGTCGTCACTCCTGTACGGGTGTGTCGTTTTGTCTTACATCCTCTATATACCACAAGGAGAGGGGGCCGTCAAATAAAGACTTCACCTAATGCCTCGGGAGAGAGGGCTTGACACGTCCGGCCCGTTGAGGTTACCGTAATGAAGTCTGGAGCGGTGAGGAGCGGTGACGGTCTTTGTCACTGGACCCTGAAAGTCTTTGAAAACTGAATACTTACGTGATTTCACCCATGTGACTTCTTGTCGCAGACCCCTCCCCGTGTACGCGGGGATGTCCCGTGCCTACCCTTGTCTACGAACGGGGCGCGGCCCCCCTCCCCGTGTACGCGGGGATGTCCCCCTTCGACGGTCACGACGACCATCGACACCAACCCCCTCCCCGTGTACGCGGGGATGTCCCCTACAACCTGGGCTCGGCTCGCTCCAGGCAAGCCCCCTCCCCGTGTACGCGGGGATGTCCCCACCCACATCACGACCTCGAAGGACTCGTTGGTCCCCTCCCCGTGTACGCGGGGATGTCCCCATGGCGTCTGTCATGGGCAACAGGATGGACTTCCCCTCCCCGTGTACGCGGGGATGTCCCCGGGTACGTGAGCGCCTTGGCGGAACCCTTCCCCGTGTACGCGGGGATGTTCCCCGTGTACGCGGGGATGTTCCCCATTACAGGGCGGCACACCCTAGGTTCATAACCCCTTCCCCGTACACGCGGGGATGTTCCCCAGACACCCCAGATCCACCTTGGCGTCCAGACCCCTTCCCCGTACACGCGGGGATGTTCCCCTCACACCGAACGAGCGAACGCCAATGTGCCCTTCCCCGTACACGCGGGGATGTTCCCACCATGCCTTTTTGGACATGCACTGATTGTCGCTTCCCCGTATACGCGGGGATGTTCCTGTTCCTGTTCCGTCTCGTTCTCCTCTCTATTGCCGTGGCAAAGGAGCCTGATATGAAGATCATGACCTTGAGTGCAGAGTCGCTTCGCGAGTCCATGAGTCCGCGTGATTACTTCAGAGAGACCGGGTGCTTTACGGACACCAAAGACGCCCTGGATCAGGTGCTCAGGGGTGTGAGAGGGCTGACCTCGATGGCCGAAGCCTTCGAGCGTGAGACGCATCAAGAAGCTTGGCGGAGAGGCGACGCCGAACAGCACGTTTCTGCTTTGGTCGTGGAGTCTCAGCGTGTCTACACTGTCGCTCGATTGCTTCAGAGAAGCGTGAGGGCGACTCCCTTGCACTATGGCACCACGCTGCAAGAAGGCGCGCGCGAGGGATGAAGCCTCCTTCAGTCCGGATCGAGCAGGAATTCCAGCTCGTCAAGCAGGGTCGTGGTCTCCTGGAGATCGTCCTGATCCCGTGCGATGCGTGTCTGCTCCACCACATCCAGACCCGTAGCACGTTCGATCTTCTGCGTCAGGCTGACGCCTCCGATGGCGGAGAGGTCCTCGTCCTTCTCCAGACGTACGGCGACCACCTCCGGATCTTGAGCGGCGACTTGCCCCAGAGCGGTGGAGAGATCACGTCTCGCGCGGTCCAGCTTCAGGCGGGTATCTTCGGTCGCAGTGCGCGCCTCCGTGCCGAGCACCGATCCTAGCGTCTCTCCTGCGTCCAGGCGGCGGCGAATGTCCTCACGCCCAAAGATGCCTGTGTTTGCTCGACCCACCGGCTCCAGGTTCACCGTGTCGAGACCTCCAATGACGGGATTGGGAGGGGAGGTCGCGGGCGGGGTACGGTTCTCACCGCGTAGCTCGCGCTCTCGAATCGCACCCTGTTGGACGTCTCGCTCGTAGAGGTTGAGGAGGAAGCGGTTGAGCGCGTCGATGATCCCCGGATCACGGGGAGGGGTCAGGCCTTCCGGTAGCGTATTGACTCCGTTCTGGGCGTTGTCGTCGAGAGCTTCCGCGAAGCGGTTCACTGAATCCTGCTCGTCTTCAATGACGTCCGGGAGCCCAACCGTGTTGACGCGGTTGGAGGCTTCAAGATCATTCGCCTCGTCACCTTGAAGAATGGCGGCCTCCGTGACCATGGGCTGCTCGGGCGTGACCACCATGCCGTCAGGTATCGGGAGCAAGGACTCAGCCCAGATCCCGCGCGCGGTCTCCTCATCTCCGATGTACCCGTCAAGGTTCCAGGGCTTCTTGTTGGGCTTGTACTGTCGGGGGTACTCGGCTTGCCACTGGGCGATCTCGGCTGCGCTGGGGTTGGTCGCCAGGAAGCGGTTGTAGAGCGTCAGGCTTCCAGGACCTGCCTTCCAGAGGATGGCGATCTTGGTGGGATCGTTGCCGTGTCGGCCTTTGTACTTTTCGGCGTAGCGTAGGAAGTGCTCCAGGCTCTGGTCTGGCGCGTTCATGAAGTCGACGTTGGAGGTGTTGGTGCCGTCCCTCTTGTTGAACTCCTTCGCGTTGGTCTTGCCGATCTGAACCAACCCGACAAACTGCGAGGGCTTCCCGTTCTTCTGCGTCCGTCTCGCATCGGCCTTACCCGAAGACTCGGTGTGGATGATCGCGAGCACCAACTCATCGGGATAGGTCGCTTCGGAGTAGCCCAGCTTTTCGCGCGCCGCGCGGATGTTGGGGCGCCAACGGGCCACGTTCGAGTTGTACTTGAAGACGCGACCTCGCGACGACTTTCTCACCGTCTTGTTGTTGACCGTGTACGAGTCCGAAGAGAGTGGGCTGGGCGCAGCGGTCGCCGGCACGGAGGAGGAAGCCCCCTGTGCGTTGGAGAACTGGAGCTGGGCGGAGAGCACGCGCGCGGCGAGCGTGGGGTCGGCCGAGATGTTGGGAGGTGCAAGCTCTGCGAGTCGTCGCCCGTAGTTGTTGGGGTCCAGCTTGAGCGCCTTGCCTCCCAGGTCTGCCTCATAGGCCGTGGCGAGGTTGTCGGAGATCTCATTTTCGGCGTTGGGCGTCGTCCTCCCTGGCTGCCCCAGGTCGTCGGGTGCGAGGTTGAGGAGCAGCTCCACGGCCGTGTTCAAGGGCGTCTGGTCAAAGCGGTAGCCTTGAGGGGTCGCCAGGACACGGCGCCCGTACTCATAGGCTCCGATCACCTCATAGCCTCGCTCATCCGAGACCGGGAACACCACCGCGTTGACCGTGGCGGTCTCGGTGGTTCCTTCTGAGGTGGCCGTGATCTGTAGCTTGGGGTCGGACTCGATGTGAGTCACCGGACCTCGTGAGCGGTTGTTGGCCTCATCGGAGACGTAAGGGGTCTCCCGGTTCGGGTCAATGAGGTAGACGTAGCGGTTGTCTGTCGTGTTGCCAAACTGTGATCGCAGGTCGACCAAGTTACGCAGGCGGCGGTCCGAGTCAGTGGAGTCGTCCTCAAACGTGGGCACCACGTCACCGAACCTCTTGAAGTCCTTTTCGGGGAGGTAGGTCATCACCACGTTGCGGTCACCCAGGGGCCGCCCGTTGGGGTCTGTGGGTCGGGCCCCGATGTTTCTCGGGATGTCACCGGGGAGCGCCAGATCACCGGGCTTGGGCTCGGCCGCCTCGTCACGCCACCGCTCAAAGGCCCCGTAGAACTTCTGTCTGCGCGCGGAGAGGGTCAGGGACGTGGTACAGCGTGATCCATACCCGAAGCTGTGTGAGATGCCCTCCACGTAGTAGTACGCGTCCTTGCCCTCCACATAGACCGGGTACCCCAGGCGAAGCTCGGGTCGAAACGGGATCGTGACCGTGCCGCTGTTGATGCGCGCGTTCTGCTGATCCAGGATGTCGACGAGGTGGTAGAAGAGCGCCTTGGGCCCTCCGTTCTCCTTGGACCCAATGAACTCGGAGCTGAACGCTCCTGGACGCCATCCGTACTTCTGGACGAGCCTGTAGTCGACGTACGTAGCCTTGGTCTGTGCCAGGGAGGAGAGCCCGACCTCGACGTTCTGTGTGTAGCGTCCCGTGGCCTCCACGAAGGTCGCTTCCGGAGGGTTCTCCGAAAAGTTCCAGGAGATCACGTCAACGTCTCGAATCCAACTCACGGGGAAATTCAGCCGGGTGTCCATGTTGAAGAACGGAGGCTTGAAGATGATCTCCCCCGTGACGTCCATGTAGAACTCGTAGTTGATCGCCTCCTTGGTCTGCAAGGCGAGGTTGAGCTTGTTCTCGAACTCACTGTTCTCGATCTCTACCGCACCGAGCTGACTCAGCTTCTGGCTGAAGGGGGCGATGGCGCTCACGTCGAAGAAGTCCTGCTTGAAGGGCTCGTAGTCCTTGAGCTTGGTAGCCTTGGCGGACCCCTTGCGCTGGCGAAGGAAGAAGTCTCGGTTCTCGCCCGAGAGCACGCTCGCGAGCTGGCCACCCTGGAGGACGTTCCCGGAGGGGCCATACATCTTGATGTTCTGCGTGATCCGACCCCACTTGGCGCTCCAGTAGGCCATCATCCTCTTGGTGTCCGCTCCCGAGATCGGCTCGGTACGGGCTTCGCGGTTTGGGACCGACTGATTACGCACGTTCATCGAGTCCCCATACACGTAGCGTGAGAGGCTGTAGATGATGTCGAAGGCGTTCATGCCCGTGAACGTGTGTCCTCGCAGGTTGACCTGTTGGGTCTGGTCCTTCAAGGTCGCCAGATACGACGGGTTGATGTTGATCTGCGAGACCTGCCACCAGTACAGGATGTCCGAACAGCTCAAGCTGACCGTCTGCTCGCCGGCCGAGTAGCTCTCCTGCAAGCTCGTGACGACGCCCCAGAAGATCGGGTAGTACCGTGGCGATCCGCCCACCGAGAAGTGACCCTTGGCGTAGATCTGGACCTCCATCATCGTGGTCAACGTGAGCTGACCCCCCACATAGATGTCACCCAGGTAATGTGCCGGGATGTGCAGGTCAATGGAGGCGCTGCCGGGCACCGAGTTGACCCCCAGGTTGACCGAGATCGTGTTGATCAACGGCTGCAAAGGCACGCGTCGGTTCGGGTTGGCTCCGCTTGGGAGGCTCAGCTCTCCGTTGATGTAGACCAGACAGTCTGGCGCCGTGGTGACGACGGGGCGGCGGTTTGGCTTGTAGGTCCCTTGGTACACGCAGCACTCCTTGACGTGGGGTCCTTCACCCTGCGCACAAAAAGGTTAGGCATGGCGCTTGACACTCACGTTGCAGTTGCAGTATACCTTGAGACGTCAAGTGGGCGCGGTACCACAGAGTAAGAGTTGGTAAAGTAAAACGGCGAACCTCATGCTAACAGGATTCCCCTTATGAATCAAGGAGTTAGGTACACTTCCGAAGGCTTGAACATTTGAAGAGTGTTCCCCGCGCGAGCGGGGAAGTTCCTACCTTCTACTACGACCACACCTTCTGTGGGGGATGAGACCATGAAGATCAAGACACGGATTCAGCGAGACGACAAGCCCACGGTCATCATCCGAATCGTCCGCACGGAAGATGGGACGGTCACGTGGCAGAGCAAGATAGCACGCACGGGTCGAATCATCGGCACCGGTACGTGCGATACGGTCGAAGATGCGCTCCTGGAATCGTCCAAGGGGATGTTCGAGGTCCCTGATTCATGAGCTACTACAAGACCAAAGGTCGCTGCACGCTCCAGGTACAGAAGCACGGCGGCGTGTGGATGGCCGAGGTCGACGTCTCTCAGGAGCATGGTCCGATGGCCGAGCTGTGCTGTGCTCCGGCGACGTCCTACACTCAGGCCGTCAAGATGGCCCACGCGGTGGAGAAGCAAGTAGAGGAGGGCTCACTCTTGCGCCTCCCCGAACAGGCGATTGAAGAGCACTACACCTCTTATCCCAAGCTGTACTATACGCGGTGGTGCGCCCTCTCTTGGATTCTGGGCTATTACGGTATGGATTGGCTCGACGGACAGAAGGTCTCAACCTGCGACCTTCACCCGGACGGGACGCAAGCGCTGGACCTCTACTCCGAAATCTCTGACGAGCTGGAGGGTCTTGAGCGGCGGGCCTTCGCGCCGTTGAAACACGATGAGCCTCTTGAAGACTATCTCTCCAGGTACTACAAGGAGGAACAGTTTCAAGCCTATAAGGCCGAGTCCAAGGCGTTCTTTGAGCGGCCTTACCCCCTCGATGATACCGGCTACGCGGTTCATGACGCACATCTGCGAGACCTCGAAGTCCCTGACAACATCCACCCCAAGTGGTTGGAAGCCGTCCGTGAGCTGCTCATCATCTGCGGCACGAGGTGCACGGAGACCTCGGCTCGGCTGTGGGCCGACGAACAGGGCAAGACACTCGAAGCTCGTTTCCCTACACGCTTCGAGCCCTTGAACCTGGACATGACCTCTCACCCCACTCGGCCCGTGTTTTCGAGCTTCAGCTTGACGCAGAGGAGCGCGGAGAAGACGGCGAAGCTCTTGACCGCCAAAGAGCGTGAGCGTCTCCTTTGTGCCTATCCCAAGAGGTTCTCAGTATGAACGAGTTGACCTACCTTAGAAGCGTTCTTGGAATCCTGGGAGCCTTTATGGCGGCCATGTTCTTCACGAGCTTCCTGATGTTGGCCTTGCCGGCTGAAGAGGACCTGACGGGGTGGCACTTTGTGTTCTACTTCTTCTCCTGGACCTGCATCTTCATTGCGCGTGGTGCACGGGGAGTGGTCCTGTCACATCTGGTCGAGCTGGAAGCGGCCATGAAAGACCAGGGCGTCGATGCACCGGAAGACCTCGTGATGTGAGATTGTCTTTGTTCGCCGTGGTTGAAGAGACCTCAACCGTGGAGTCGTGCTGTGACCAGACGCTATGGAACCCCCCTCCCTCTCGGCCAGAAGCCCCTCAAGACCAAGATGGTGGGAGGCAAGGGCGCGTTGCGCTTCTCGTTGCGCATCGGTGAGATCACGCGGGTAGACTACGAGAGCATGGTCTGTGACATCTCCTGGATACAGGGTCGGTATCCGCCCTCTCTTGATGTCCCCTTGACCTCGGCCTACTGGTCGGCGCGTAGCTTCCTTGGAGTGATGCCAGAAGAGGGCGCGCTCGCTGTATGCGGCTTCAGCGCCGTGCACGAGAGTCAGGGCACCCGTCCCTATGTCCTGGCGTACATCCCCAATGGATACCGAACCGCCCTCGGGTTCCAACCGTTCGGGGTCGCCCCTCGTAATGCTCCCGAACTCAACGCCCCTCTTGACGACATCCAACGTCAGCTCCAGGGTCAGTATGGCCCTACTCGCTACAAGATGCGCAAGCTCTACGGTGGTGACGCCTACATGGCCTCCACGCATGGCGCCGAGCTTCTGGTGAACCGGGACGTCCGGCTCCTGGATGCTTCAGGTGGAGAGCTGTGGCTGCGAGGGGAAGACAGCTCACTGACCACGACCTCCCTGGACCATTACTCGACCACGGCAGCCGGCCGGTCCAGGACGGGTCGCATCTCTCGCGGAGCCCTGACTCTTCCTGCCGACGTCGAGAGTCGCCTCACGCCAGGGACCGAGCTGTTCGAGTACCTCCTGTCAGCCGGACTCGTCTTTGAGGACGGCGCGCTGGCCCCCGACATCAACCGCCTCCCTTATCTGGTGCTGGAGTCCGGGGAGCGTCTGACTCTGATCACGGACAACGGGGTCGACCCTTCCCTCCCATCCTCGCGCGCCTTCACGGAGTCTCGTCACGAGATTCAGGAGTTCGATGCGGGCATCCTGGGACATCCCGATCACTACGGGTTTGACTCGGACCTCCTCGCCCCTTCGCCCAACTACGCCCCCTTCATTGAGCGGGTCCACGGCACCGTCGTGGGCAACGACCCCTACACCCTGCGAGGAAGGGCCCAATATGGCAGCCTCCTGCGTCCCTCGGTGTTCTCCAGCCCCTCAGCCACGACAGGCTCTCCAGGCCTGGAGGCGGTCGCCAACGACGCCGAGGAGACTCAGAAGTCCATGGTCGCTGCCAGCCTCTACCGTATGCGACGCCCTGATGGTCTCGGAGAGCTGTTCTTTGCTCATGACAAGGAAGGCCATGTCTACCTCTCTATCCCCGGCTCGACCTCAAAGCCGGCCAGCCTTGGGGGCAACCGCAGCGTCGAAGCCGACATCAAGGGGTCCATCAAGGCCGTGCTCGGAGCCAACACGAACGATACGCAGTCCCTCGACCTCTTCGCGCGTGGTGGGTTCCTGTGGTCCCTGGGGACCCTCGCGTCGTCGCGACGCTCTCTTGATCTGACAGCTCGGGGAGGCATCAACATCAAGGTCGAGCGGCCCGACGTCAACGGGTACGCGATGCAATCTACCCTCAACGGAGACGTAGGGCTCTCCGCGCGCGGTTCGATGGGCGTGGCCCTGACGGGAGATCTTCTCGAAGACATCCAGGGGTTGCGCGAGACCAACGCGGAAGCGGTGAGCGTGAACGTTGGCGTGGGAGGCAAGACGGAGACGATTCAAGGTGATCGCCAGTCGGTCGTCACAGGCAACGAGCAGCTCAAGATTGGACAGGGGCGTGACGTCACGATCACGGGACCCTCTCCTCAGAGTCCCTACGCAGACCGTCTGGAGATCCTCGCCGGGAGCCGGCTTGAGACCTTCGCAGGACCGGCCACCGACACGATCCAGTACCAGTCCGCCGCCACGAGGTCTATCGAAGCCACGGGGGCCCTCAACGCCACATGGTCCTCGGCCGGCGTGGGCACATACAGCTTCTCCTCCGCGTCAGGCTCGTTCGCCGTCAACGTCGGCACAGGTGCGATCTCGTTGAACGCGGGCGGCGCGGTCTCGATCAACTCGGGAGCTGCGATCACGATGGCGGCCTCCAACATCAACCTCACCGGCTCGGTTGGCCTGGGTACAGGTGCGGCGGCGGTCAACGCGGTCGTGGGCGGCGTCCCCGGTCCAAGCCCCTCCATCGACCCCTTGACGGGTATCCCCGCCACAGGTAACCCTCTCGTGCGTACGGCTTGACTCTAATCCACCTCTTGGGATACACTCTCGGCTATGAACACATCCGAAGTCGAAAAGTTCTGCGAGGACACCAAGGCCTCTGGCTTCTATGTCCACCGACCACACCCGACGATGATCATCGCCGCGCGGAAACAGAAGCTCTTATTTGGGGTGCCCATCCTCTATGGCGCTCGCTTCGCCGTGGTGGTCAACCCGGAAGGCGGATGGCTCATGGAGCATGTCCTCGGTCACCCGAGTGGTGACTTCATGTCTCGGGAGATGGATACCCTGGAGGAAGTTCTCGCGGTCGCGCGTCAGCTCCAGTCCGACTGAACAATATTCTTTTACGGTACGGTCTTCTTGTGGTATAGAGGTCGTACACACCAATATGGAGGTACTCGATGAGTAATGAGAAGAAAGACAACGTGGTGAAGGTGCAGTTCGGAAAGATCGCGTCGCGAGACGACGGCTTCTTCAAGGACCTCATGTCCTTGGAGGCACCCGAGCAGGATTACGACAAGCCGAGCAAGCAGCGGGTCTGCGAGGATTTCCTCGCGAGCGGCATCGTGCATGTGGCGCTGATCATGAGCGCGCCGGGGGTCGTGGTCCCGGAGCACCTGGGAAATACGGGCATCGGCGTCCTGACCTTCTCGTACGCTTACGGGCTGGTCGACTTCGAGGTGGACGGCGAGGGCTTGAGAGCCTCGCTGTTGTTCTCGGGTCGCAAGGTCTTCTGTGACATCCCCTGGAGCGCCGTGGTGAACCTGAGCAGCAAGGATCAAAGGCTCTCCGTGAACTTCGTCGAGGAGTTTCCGAATGTCCTCAACTGAAGCTGAACAGCTCGAAGCCATCTCCTCGGAGATGGCTTCTCTCATCGTTGCGGCGTGCTCCAAGCTCCACACGGAAGCGCACACGCCTCATGGCGTCACCCTGCGGACTCAAGGGGAGCTGACAAGGGCTACCCTTCGCAAGGATGCCTGCAACGCTCCCCACCCCACACCCGCTCAGAAGCTGCTGCGGGCGGCGGAGCTGCTCTACTACCAGACTTGCCAGGAGATCCAGGAGGCCGAGAAACTCGTAGGAGAGACGCCAGAAGCGGTCGAGATGCTGGACGTTCGCTGGGCGCGTCTCTACCAGCTCATGCGAGAGGCGGACAAGGCTCGTGCGGTGGGGGCCGACGCGGTGGCGTTGGAAAACCGAGTCAACGACCTTGGCACATCTTGAGCGTGTAGGAGGGCCTCTCGTCCTCCCCTGTCGCGCCCTCCTCCGCATAGTTCAGGTACCGGGTCAGGGGCCTGAAGTTCACAATCTCCGGCCTGTCGGGGTACGCGTTGAGGATGCAGTCGTCGAGGTGGCCGTTGTAGCGGTCGATTTGTGCAAGGTAGAAATGCCTCGCCTCGTCCTTGAAGTGCGGGAGGACCTCCTCGTAGCGCTCTAGCTGATCACTGTAGCTCGCCTTGGATTTGAGACCGGAGATGCCGTACATGAGGAGGTCTCGTATCTTGTGTGTATGGATTCGGCGTCGCGGAGAGCGTCTCCCTTGAATCACCGCCTTGTACGCAAAGAAGAGGGCGTTGAGGCAGGCGTATTCATTATGCGCCTCCCGAGCTTCCAGGAGGCGTGCAGTGGCCTCCACATTGTGATCCAGGTCCTTGAGGGTCTTGACCCATGTGTATGTGGAGTGGATCTCTTCGATGTGGTGGGAGAAGAGGTAAGAGGGCGTGAACTTGAAGGCGTGTGTTGTCATTCTTCTTCGTCTCTGTTGTAGACTTCGTGGTACCACTCCTCAATGTCGAGGCTGAGCTTGGTCTGTCGGTAATACTCGAATTTACCTCGGGTTTCGGTCTCAAGCCATCCGCACATGCCGAGCAGGTCGCAGATATTTGTCAGCTCCTTGGAGAGCTTTGACACGGGGCCTAACTCCTCAAAGGTAATCTGCGTCAGGATGTGCCCGTAGACCAAGTACATGTGCATCTCGGTATTACGGAGGCGGCGCAGGATATACAGGGGGGTCCAGGTTATAGCAGCTATGCAGCACATCCCTGGAGTCCAGGTATGCCTCATGCTCGCTGATACGCGCTGATACGCGCTGATACTCTCTCTAGCTTCTTTTGGTTCATGCTGCACCTCCAAGGTGTTTATACCTTATAGCCTCTTATTCGGTCAAGCCGCGATTCCTTCTATCAGCCGGGTGACTATGCCTGTGACACCACTACAGCTCGTACCTGCGTTGACCTCTTCCCTGGCGAGCGTGGGGATTCAAGGGGTACGCGCGCCCGCGCTCGCGCAAGCTCTCTCCCAAGGTGTGATCGCCTCTCTGGCCGTCGCGCGGGTCGTGACGGCAGCAACAGGAGTCTCGGGAGTGGGCACCGGCAACGGCCGCATCTTGCTTGACCCCGTGTCGGGTATTGCCACCCTCGCAGCGACTCTCTCTGCCCGTGGACTCAATGGATACTTGACACCGGGATTGGCTCAAGGCATCATCACAGGTATTGCGCTCACGCTCAATACGCAGGCAACCGTGGCGACTGTAACGCCTGGAGTCGCCACGGGAGTGGGTGTGGGCAGTTTGCAAGGTCTCAACCCGGCTACAATGGCTCCGCTATTTTTGGCCGGGTTGGCCAGCACAGGAATCATTGGACCCCAAGCCTCCGCCCTTGCGTCTGCCCTGGGTGAAGGCCTGTCGGTTTGGATGTCAACGGGCGTCGTCACTACCGTCATCACCGGGGTACCCAGCGTACCTCCTATCGCCCTCGTCCTCGCCGGGACGGGTCAAATCTTCTGAGGTACCACATGAGCGATTACACACTACCCCCTACCCATGACTTGAGGTACCCCTTCTTGCGTGAGGATAGTGGTGGGGACTACGCCAAGTACAACAACATCCCCTACATCTGGCCGTTTGGCGGGTATGAGCACTCGTACCCCTACGACACGATGCCCATGCCCCCCTCTACGGCCCCCCCGTTTACGCTCCCTCCCCAGAACATGGCGCCCCCGATCGTGTCCACCTCTCTCGTGGCGCATACGCTCTACGACCTCCGCATCGTGTGGCATGATGCGGAGAGCGCGTACCTGCAATGCGAGTACGCGATGGCCATGCTTGGCGGTGACGATGTGCGACGCGTTCTGCTCGTGCCCATAGCCGAGGTAGGGCTTGTTGATGGGTCGCTAGCCGACCTTACCTTCAGGGCTCAAGACCGTACGTACTGGTTCACGCGTCCCGAGGAGTCCTACCGATATCAGTATGAGATGGACCGTGAGGGTGGAGAGCCGATCAACCTCGCGTTGTTGCTGTACTCGCTCCGAGACGCGTGGGCACAGCAGTGACCGACATGACGCTCGAAGAATTCTTCGCACTCGAAGAGCACGAGGAGTCCTTGAGACCTCCCCTTCGGCTTGGCATCGTGGGCTCACGAGACTGGCCCGAAGAGCGCAAGGAGTTCTTCGTGCGCGAGGTCCTGGCGATGCTCAAGCTCCACCCGAGCATCAACACGATCGTCTCGGGAGGGCAGGCCAAGGGCGTGGACGGCTGGGCAATGCGCATCGCGCGCCACTTTGGCATGAAGCCGGTTGAGCATCTCCCCGCACACTACCTCCCCAAAAACGACCCTCGGTATCTCCCTTATTCTCCTGGCCACTACCACGCGCGCAACGAGAAGATCGCACAGGACAGCGACCTCATCCTCGCGTTCCGACACAAGATGTCAGGAGGCACATCCTCGACGATTCGATACGCTCAGAAGCTCTTGCCTCCTGAGCGTGTGATCATCCATGACTGGCCCCTTCGGGCCGCCACAACGGAGCCTATCAAATGAGCCTCAAGAACATCACCACCGAGACTCACGACCAGCACGTCTTCTCGGACGACCTCAAGCGCGTTGTCGTCCTGGACTTCTACGCCGACTGGTGCGGCCCCTGTAAGGGGATCATGCCTCAGGTCGAGAAGATGGCACAGGACCGCAACGCCTCCTTCTTCAAGGTCGACACGGACAAGGAGAACGAGTTGGCCTCGGAGTACGGCATCAAGAGCCTCCCCACGTTCATCGTGATCCAGGGTGGGGAGGTGGTCGAGTATTGCATCGGCGCCAACCTCGACAAGCTCAACGAGGTCCTTGACGGCCTGGGTGCTTGACATGTGGGTTCCCCTGTCCTTTGGCTTCGTGTTGGGTGCGGTGTTTGCCCTGCTCTGCGTTTGGTCTCGCTATGGCGAACAGCTCCAGGCTGCAACGGCTACCCTGTTGGATAGTAGACAGAGGCGACAGTTACTGTTGGAGTGGGGGCAACTTGAAGTAGGTGACCGGTTCAAGTCCAAAGCGACGTGGCACGAGATCGACCAGATTAAGGTCCGTGAGCGTACCCAGCGTTACGCTGCGCCTCAAGACGATGAGGTCTTCGTCTTGACCACCCAGGGGGAGATGATGCAGCATACCCTCGACAAAGTGTTTGTGGTACAGAGGATTGTGGACCAGCCCATTCAAGGGGCGCTGTCCCATCCTGAGACGCCTCTGGCGCTCTCGCATGAGGACCTCTTTGATAGTGACGCGGAACGTGAGGACCTCACCTCACGCGAGGCGGAGCATGACATCTGGAAATAGACATGACAGGCGACTTCAACGGCTGGGTGCTTCGTAAGCCACGGGTAGCAGCTTCCAACGCCAACACCACCGCTGAACCTGATGTCGTCGTGCGCGAGCAGGATGAGGCCGCGTATCGCGCCTCCTACCTCGACAACGTGAGCGCTACGGGGTCGGAGTACCTCGTCCGTACTGCACAGACCGGTGACCTCGTGGTCCCCTCGTCGATCACCGAGATTGCGAGCCCCTTTGATGGCTCCTTGCCGACCGCGCTCGTCTTCACGTTCAACACGCAGGGTCGCGCCGTCGCTGCGCCCGTGCTCCCCGCAGATGTGACGCCCCTTCCGGACAGCGTGGACACGTCTGCCGGCCTGATCACCTATCTGGTCGCCCCTGGTGTGGCACCCACCGTCACCTTTGTACCTGCACCCCTGTCTGTCGAGTACACCCGCAACGACTCGGGGCGTACGCGCTTTGGATACGATGCGCGCGTGTCCCGTTGGGAGACCCTCCCCGGAGGCTCACCCGAGTCCCTCGGTCTGGTGCCTGAAACCGGCCTCCTCACGCTCCCTCTCGTTGAAGCTGATGCAGCGGGCGCGCCGGCCCCTCCTCGCGTCCTGCTTGGCAATCCGGACCGTCTGTTGGGGACCCTCGTGGACGTCACACAGCTCCTGGGTGAAGACGCGTTCGCGGATTACCGTGATGGCATCCTTGACCCTGCGTCTGGAGAAGGGGCGCTGAACGTGGAGACGGGGGAGCTTCGACTCGCCCCGTCCTTGACGGTAGGATTCGAGGCTCAGGAGGCCTTCTTTACCCGGCGCAACTTCTTCGCCTTTGATGCGTCAACGGGACGCGTCGGGATCATCGGAGAGGACCTCCTCTTGAACCCGTTGCCCCTGGTCGGAGAGGAGCCCCTGCTTCGCGTAGGGTACGGCTCGTATCTAAACGCGTCCGTAGGGGCGGGCTCTCCGGTGGGCAGCGAGCAGGCACGTGTTGATCCGCTCACGGGTCGAGTCAACTTGAGCGCGGCTCTTGAGGCTCAATCAGAGGGCTTAGCTCTCTACTACGATGGGGTTCTTACGGGGACCGCGACGCCTCAGGCTCCTACAGTGCTCGGAGACCTCCTCTCCAACCAATCGGGCCTCTCCAATGTGGACCTCCTGGAGTACGAGCCGGAGGCGCTGGTGCTCTATATCGAACAGACCGGGGAGGCGGTGCGCGAGCTGGAGTTCGTGGCCGACCCGTCGGACTTCACTGAGGCGCGCAACCTCCCTCCCACGAAGGCGCAGGTCGCCCGGTCAGATGGGTCCGTTCGCTTGAGCCAGCGTTTCGTTTCGGCCAACCTCTCGCGTGATCTTGTGGCGGGCTCCACGGACCTCACGCTCGAACGTGGGCTGACGTTTCGGATGGGCCGATCACCCCTTGACCCAACCAACGCAGCCGGGCTCCCGGACGGCCAAGGCGTCTTGCGCCTGGAAGATGAGCTGCTGGGCCCCGTTCGCAGTGGGCCTTCCGCGTTCCTGACTCAGGTGCCCCTGGTCGACGTCGCAGGTTATGCGGCAGACACCTTTTACCGTCTGGGGAGCGGGGCCCAACGGCGCGTACTCGTCCCGGATGAGGAGGTGATCTATGATTTTGATACCCGTCAGCTCCTGTGGGCCCAGCGTCGTACCACCTCACAGACGATCTCTCAGCGCACGTTCTCCGTACGCGTCCCGGATCAGGTCCTGCTCAACCGTAACTACAGCTTCGAGCTGAACCGGGGCAGCGGCTTTGAGGCCCTGGAGGATGGCGTCAACGCCTCCGTGGACTTCGACATTGGGGAGATCCGCTTCACCCAGACGCAGGGTGAGGTTCTGATTGAAGACGTCGCGACCGTGGCGGGACAGGAGTTCACGTTCTTGACCGAGGACCTCTCCGGGGTCGTCATTTCGCTGGTGGACCTTGACCGGCCCCTGCTTCGTACAGGCCTGAACGCCTACACGATCACGGGCATCGCGGGTAGCGTGGTGACCGTGGAGGGGGACGTCCAGGAGAGCGGCTCCGTCGCTGTCGAGATCATCTCCGCGCCCGAGCCCGTGTACGCGTACGCGCTCGCGCAGGTGAACCTCAACCCGGACATCGTGGCGGCGTTCCTGGTCCGCGAGGTGGACAGCTCCGGGACCGTCTACGCTCCGGGGACCACAGGAGAGGTCTATGCGGTCTCGGGCGGAGTCCGTCGTGATGTCGTACGGCTCGCCTCAACCGTTCTCGGAGAGGCACAGGATGCCTTGACGCTTCCTGCGTTTGCACAGGGGGCCGAGGCTGTCTTTGAGATCTACCTTGGGAGTGATCTCCTGGTAGAGGTCGGCGGGACGCCCAACCAGGGTGAGTACCGCATCATGGGCGTGGACTTGGTGCTCTCCTCGGCGGACGTGCTGGCCAACCCCAAAGAGCTGGTTACGCTGGACCCGAGCCTGAGCACGGCGCGCGCGACCGGGGACGTGGAGCTGCTGGTCGCTACCCGCGAGCTGGGGTTCCCTCTTGACCTCGCAGTCGTAGACCTCTACGTACAGGTCGAGGCGCGTATCCAGGACCGCCTCCTCTACTTCTCCCAGCCTTTCGCTGCGGGAGATCGCCTGAGGGCGCGCTACCGTACCGCTGATGAGGTTGAGGTGGAGGAAGAGGTAGGCTTTCGCGTCGTGGAGGATGCCGTGATCGTGAGCGCGACCGAGGCGACCTACGGGGCTGGACGCCTCCTCGACCCGAACCGCGCTCCTATCATACTCGTCAATGGAGCACGCACAGACCTCCCGGTAGATCCGGTGGCGGGCACCATCAACACCAGCTCGGTTCGTACGGGGCGCACGATCAGCGTGAGCTACGCCGCACTCGATGCCAAGGGTGGGGAACAGACCGCGAGCCTTCTCCAGACGCCCGTGTCTCCTGATGTGGTGTTCGCTCCTGGGACCAGCCAGACCTTGCGCGGTGATCAGACCGACGACCTCTTCCTGGGTGCGTTTGTCCAGGCGGGCTCAACGAGCTTCACCGTGGCGAGCGTGCCGACCTATGATGGAACGCAAACCACCTTCGAGGTCGAGCCTTCGCTCCCTCAAGAGGTACGCAATCCGATCACTCTTGTCAGCGGGACGGTGTTTGACTTCGAGGTACTCCCCACGCTTGCCTTTGATGCCCCCGTGCAGGGCTCGACAACCTTGCGCGTCTTCTCAGACGTGACAGGCCTCCTCAAGGCGCAGCGGGTGCTCGTGCTCGACTCGGACGCTTACTACGTCACCGACGTCACCTTCGACGGTGGCCAGACTGTCCTCTCCTTGGCGAGCCCGCTCGCGCGCGCATACAGCTCTCCCCTGGCGTCTCAGTCCGTGTTTACGGTGTATGGCCCCGGTGCTCAGGTCCTGTTGACCGAGAAGACGGGACTCGACGGAGGCCTCGTTGAGGTGATCCGCCGCGCCGCAAATGGAGACCTTACGGTAGTAGATCCCTCGACCTACCTGTTTGAGCCTGCGGGTCGTCTCACTCTGGACCCTACCCTGACGGCTCCGCTGTCTCGGGGAGAGGTGGTCTTCTTGCGGTACACCGCGCTCGATCCGGTAGGCCCCACGACTCTTGGGGGACAGCTCTTCTTGCCTCGCTTCCGTGGGACCTACACGCAACGGGTCAACGCCTCCGAGACCAATGGCTACCTGGGGTCGAACCTGTACGTGAGCGCGACCTTGCGCGCGCCTGACACCTTCTACTTTCGCGTCCTCCCTCTCGCGGAATGGTCCGAGGAGGTCGCTCAAGGCTTGACGACCTCTTCAGGCACGGGCCCCGTGGTCTCTTCGTTCGCGACGACGCCCCTGTCAGATCAAGGTATCCAGACCCTGGTTGGGGAAGGGGGAGACCTCTACGATACCGACCGCGCCGCGCGTCGCTACCTTTCGTTCTACAATGACCTCGTGACCGCCTTCGAGAACGTCCAGGAGGTCCTGGATGGTCGAGTGATCGGAGACCGTGACGGCAAGTTCCGCTTCACCGTCCGTGCAGACTCGACCCCTGGAGGTGAGGACCCGATCACGGGACGCCTGCTTCCCTACTACATCAACCCGGCCAACCCTGGAGTGCGTCCGACGAGCGTTCAGATCGGGGACACGGGAGACCTGACCTTGCAGACCGGGCTCGTCCAGAACAACCTCGACGACATCCTGCTCACCTCCAAGCGCCCCTTCTCCCTGAACATCCTCGGGTTCACGATCGACTACACAGGCACGTTCAAGCGTGCCTGGGAGCCCTCACGCCTCTCGCGTCTCTACCCCGAAGAGTCCACGGTCCAGACGATCACGGTGCCCCCTCTTGGCGGAGGCGGCAGCTACACGTTTGGAGACGATGGCGGGCAGATCCTGGCAGACTCGGGCGTCACGGGGGTCCTGGCGATCAAGGGTATCCGTCCGCGCGGGTCCGCCGCCACGGTTACGAAGGTGACGCCCGGAGATCCGCTCGTGCTGTCTTGCGCGCAGACCTATGACCCGATCACAGGCGACCTCTCCAACGCTCCCTATGACCTCACCACAGGTGACCCCTCGCGCGCGCGCCCGCCGTTTGAAGTAGGTAGCCGGGTCGACATAGGCCGGGTCGTCTTTAGCCGAAACGGTGAGGATGTCACGAGGACCGAGGTGCTCGTGGCTCGGGACTTGGTGGTCGACTCGGTGACCGCTTCAACTCTTGAGCTGGTCGAGGGTGCAGGCACGGCAATCGGTTCGGTAAATACACGAGCGGGAGATACGGTGTACGAGGCTACGCCTCTGGACCTCCCCGGAGTCGCAGACTTGGCATCGCTCGACCCGGCCGACATGCCCTTCTACCGCAACCCACTGGACGTGACCCTGGACGGAGCGACTGGAGAAGTCATTAACCCGACCCTACCCGGATTCTTTGCGACCTTGCTCGGTCAGAAGGTGCCTCCTCCCGGCACTCTGCTCGATCTGACCGTGAGCTACCAGAATACGAACACGTCTCCTCGTCGTCCTCCCGCTCTTGATGGAGGTGCGGCCAATGACGATGGGGACCTCAGCGTCCCGTTCGTCTCTCCAATGCCGGACTCGGAGCTGTCTCGTCTGCCTGCCGAGCTGGCTGCGATCACGACGCTACTCTCCAACACGGAGCCCGGCGTCTACGTGTCCGCGGCGACGCGTCTCTCGGCCACGACCCTCTCGACGTCTCTGGACCTCACTGGCCTTGGAGTGGGAGTCCAGGGGTTCACCCTCCTTGAAGGTTCTCCTGTGGTCTACTCCTCTTCGGAGGTGCCGGGACCCAACGTCTTGACCCTGGCAGCGTTTGAGTATGAGGACCTGACGGCTCCCTTTGAGGTGCCTGACCTCTTCGCGGGTTCTGGTACCGTAGCGGGCGCGGTCCTTACCGACGCGGGCACGGACTTCACCGCGTTCTCGGGAGCGACGATCACCCTCAATATTGACGGCGGAGCCTCTTACCCGGTGAGCGTGCTCTCCAACGGGTCTCTTACGGCTACGGGCGTGATCGCGGAGACGGGCGCGCAAAGCTACACGTTGAGTGCGAGCGGGGTAGGCTCCATCTCCACGGACTTGACCACTCTGGAGGCTCCTGGAGTTGACTTCACCTCGGCGTCCGGGCCCTTCACCGTCGCACGTCCGTTCAATGGCGGCCTCTCTCCCATCACCTTCCTCGTGGGAGAGGGCTCAGACGGATCTCTCGTGCCAGACCTCATCCCTTCAGGCTTCAACGGACCGTTGGCAGTGGGTCCACTGGTGCCGGTAGCCTCAGGGACCGCTCAGGTGTCTGTCACAAACGTGCTCAGTACCCTGGACTCCCTGGCATCTGTGGCTCCAGGAGACACGCTCATCATTGCCTCTTCGTCTCCCAACGCTGGCCGCTACCGGGTGGGTGCAGTAGGCGCGACGACGTTGACCCTGGATGTGGGAGCGGACGCGAGCATCTGGAACACCTTCTTCTGGGACAATGAGGGCGGAGGCATCACTTACCCTGTGGACTACACGGTCGTGCGTCCTCGCCGCTACAGCGTGGAGATGGAAGACTACCGCGAGGAGCTGGCACGTCAGCGGGTGATCTATGAGGACAACGCCAACGCGCCGGCTGACATCATTGGCTTCCTCACGGCGACGTCTTCCAACCCCGCCACGCCCTTGAAAGAGCGGCTGGACGCTCTTGACGCCCTCCTGTTGCCGGCTCCTTTCCTTACGCTTACCGGCGTGGCGGAGACGGGCGCGCAGACCTTGACCGGTGGCGTGGACTTCGTGGTGGAGGGGGTGGAGACGGGAGACCTCGTGCGCGTGGACGCGGGTATCAATCGAGGCTTCTACTTCGTCACTGGAGTCTCCAGCGCAGCGATCACCCTGGACGGCTCGAACCCTTACGTCACCTACACGCTGAGCAACGACGGCGCTACGGACTACACGGTCACCAAGGCGGAGGGGTTCCAGGACCTCACGTACCAGCTCGTGCTCTCGGAGATCTACGGACTTGACCAACGCATCGAGCGTCTGGACGCGGGTATCCGAGGGGTCGACACGGACACGGACGACCTTCTGGGAGTGCTTCCGTACGGTAGCCTGACAGGAGACTACACCGACGACACCCTCACGGCCCACCAGACGCAAGCTCAGGCGAGGTTGGACCGTCTACAGGTGGTTCCCACGCTTGCTCAGGACATCGAAGGCATCTTGAAGGGGTCTGAGGCCCTGTATGATACGCGGTATGCCTGGGTAGACTATCGCGCGAACCTTGAAACAGGTACCCTGCCAAGAATCCGTCGATACCTTGCTACGGTAGACAAAGAGAAGGAGCGACGCTTGAGGGAACTCACTCGCGCCGGTTCAACTTGAATCCAAAGGTAGTTCTGATGGAAGATAGGCGCACCTGGGTAAGCCAGGACATCAAGCGATCACAGACCCTACGTGATCGCCTCAAGGAGATCCGGGAAGGCCTCTCGGATCTCAGGGACCAGCTAAGGCGAACACCTGATGATCGACATGACACTGGAGATGGGGCCGACGCCTCTACGGCAAGACCCCTGGAATGATTATTACGAGCGCCTCGGTGAGCTGGCCTGCAAGCTCGACCTGGACGAAGATGAGGAGGGGGAGTACCGCACCCTCTCAGCGCTTCTGAAGGTACACATGGAGCTGATGGCCGAGAGCGCGGTCCCGGAGACTGGATCAGTCGAAGCCCTGAAGGGCCGGTACGGAGTGTCTTGAATGGCAGATTGGCAGAATCTGGAGGTAGACCTCTCGGGGGTACAGGCGGGGGTTGATGGTACACAGGCGGTCTCGGACGCGGTGAGTGCCGTGGGGCAGATTGCGTCGGCTTTGCTTGGCCTGTTGCGGACCTTCACCGTCCCTTCCTTGCCCAATCCCATCGCCGGCGCAACCATGTTGCTGATCGCACAGCTTGAGGACCTCCTGGAGAGCCTGGGAGATACCGGAGCGTTTGGGCTCTTCCTGTTGCCCACGACTCTGGACGACCTCGCAGACAGCGCTGGTGGGTACGCACGCTTCGAGCAGCGCGTGGTAGCGTCCTTCTACGACACGGCGGACGCCGAGCGTCCTCAGGTGGGCCAAGCAGGTACGCTGGGCGGGCTAGTGATCTACGTCAACGCTCCCAGTCCGGCCGGCATCATCGAGAAGGCCTTGGCCCTGGCGAGGCTCTTTGGCCAGCGTCCGGAGGTGTCTTACCCCTCCCCCATAAGCCTTCGAGCTACCCCCGCGTCAGACCTCGGCGTGGCCATCCCCGGCGTGATCGACATCTACACGCAAGGCATCGACCCGCCCACCACGATCCTGCTGGAGTGGGAGGAGCCCAAGAGCACGCAGAACATCTTCTTCGACCTATTCGCGGCCAACAAGTTCTACATCGAACGCTCCCGATCACGGGAAGGCAAGCGCCTCACCGTGACTCAACCCTCTACCATTCAGATCGACCCTCTCGCGCGTCGCCGTAACGCGCCACCGGAGTATCGCGAGCCCGTGCTCGATGAGAAAGGCGCCGTGACGACCGTGTGGGAGCCCCTCGACCCCTCCAACCCGTTCCTCGACGCAGACGACGCAGACGAGGGAGAAGGCCGCCTCGGAGCCAACTTCCTCGCGGGAACCTACTCGACCGTCTTGCGCGGCCTCACTCCGGGACAGGATGAGGGGTATTACTACCGTATCCGGAGTGTCCCCGAGAACACCGTGTTGGCGAGCCGACCGGTCGAGACGACTGATGCCGGGGGCGTGACCGCACAAGAGATCGCGTATGAGTTGAAGCTGGACGGCAAGCCTTATCAGGGCTCTCCCCCCTCGTCTCCCGTCTATGGATTCATCCCGGAGATCCCCAAACAGACGGGGGGCGCAGCGTTCGACCTCCCCACGGCCCTGCTCAACGTCTACCGCGCCGCGTACCTGCTACGCTTTGACACCACGGTCTTTGACGACAGCTCTCAGCCCTTGACGGGCTCGGGTATCCTCAACCCGATCACGCCACAGACGATCCTTGACCTCCCCCCGGACGACTTCGACTTTGACGGTACGGGCTCAGTCTCGGCGGCGTTCGAGTCGCAGTCTCCAGGTGGCTTTCGATCCACCGAAGACGGCGTGCGGTACTTCTCGGGTGAGTTCTTTCCGGAGGTGTTCTTTGAGCAGGGACCTCCAGGCTACGCAGACTCGAAGCGGAACGTGGCAACGCTGGGGGCGATCACGTCGTCGTCAGCTCTGGAAGATGACCCGTTCGCAGGAGCGCGTGAGCTGTTTGCGGCCAAGCTCGGCCTTACCGTTCGGGAGCGGTATCGCCTGTATGTGGACGAGGTGGCCACAGATAAGATCGAACGGATACTACCCCTCATCGCACGCAACGAGACGCTCCTGGGGGCTATACGGACATCCTACGTTGGATTCGAGGCGGACCTTCTGGAACTCCTCACGGGATTCACGACAGACTTCACGCTGATCGAGCGTGAGGACCTGCGAATCGCCGTGGCGAGCCTGATGGTCCTCTTTGATGGGCAGATTCGCCCCGGTCAGCCTCCCAACTGGAGATCTGTCCGGCTCTTCAAGGACGTTCTGCCTGAGGTTGATCGCGTGGGCGCGGAGCTTCTGGCTGCCATACAGAGCATCGAGCTGGCGACCGCCGACGTGAGCACACGCCTTGACGCGACAGTGGAGGGCTTGCAGAACCGTTTGGCCGCGCTCGACGCGGTAGTAGACGCCCTTGATGAGATCATTTCGTTCCTGGATGCGGTCTCCGGGACGGCGCTCACGGCTTCGATCCTATTCATCCCGCCTCAGACTGGAGGCGCTCCTGCGTTCGTGAACGAGGTCCTCGCGGCACAGGACAAGCCCACGAGCGAGCCCACCGACTACGGCGGAGGTTTCGTGCTCGCAGCCGGAGGGGCGGGTCCTGGGGACGGCGCCGCGCTCTTTGATGCGCTACGGTTCGTCTTCGGCTTCTAGTTTCGGCGTTGGGAAGATGAGAGCGTCTTTCAGGATCTCCTGGATCTCCCGATCGCACCGTCGTATCCGAATCTCCAGCTCTCGGAACTGTATCATGAGCTGCCAGAACTCCGAGAGGTTGCGGTCCTTCACGGCAACAGGCATCCCCGACAGTCGAATCTTCAGGTGTTCCGTGCCTCGCTCGACGAGCAGGCAAGGGGTAAATCTAACAACCTCGGCGCCCCAAACAATGTAACTTTTGCGGGTGTTTATGACCCGGACGCCATATGGCGTCAGGTTCAGGGTGACGCCTTCCCCCAGAAGGTCCTGGAGGCGTCTGAGGGTTTCCGTGTCGCTCATGACTCCGGGAGGTTGTCTAGCTCCTCCTGGAGCATGTCTCGCGCCCACTGCGGCACCGTCTTGCGGTACGAGTCACCACCCGTAAGCAGGGTCAGCGTGAGGGCGTCTCCCGAAGGCGCCTCACCCTTGCGCACTCCCCAGAAGAGGGCGCTGTAGGCATCGCCACCGGGAGCGCACGCGGTGGGTGCGCCCTTGGCGAGCTTTCGGAGCGCGACGCGGTGTGCTTCAGGGTTCGAGCTGGCATGAAATCCCATGATGTGTTCCTCTTAGCGTTGTGTGTATGTAGGAGAGTCTACGCGTTACGTGGGGCGGACACTTAGCGCTGGACCACGTGCCAGACCCGTGGGCGCGTCTGCTTGTGACTGTAGGTGTTTGTCGAGGTCAGTGAGGACAGGCGGCCCCCAGGGTGCGACACCACTTACCGCTCAAGAGCTTGACGAAGTGGAATTTCTTGGCCCAGCTCTCGTGGTAGTCCAGGCGGGTGGTGCTGCGCGCGTGGTTGAGCGTGTTGAACGTCATGGTCTTGTCTCCGTGTCTGAATGTTCGTGGTGCGGGAAGCTCTCAGCGGTAGCGGATGAAGTTCTCCGCCTCTTCGTGGAAGGACTGCCAGCGCTCCTCCATATGCTCCTCTTCCAGCTCTTTATCGCAGTGGCGGCAGTGGTCTCGCCACTCCTGGAGACAGTGCACCGAGTCTTCCGGGCTCAAGCCCTTGACCGACTCAAGGATCTCTTCCTTGCTCTTGGGTGCCTCGTCCGGGTCGAAGCTGTTGAGCAGCTCAAGGGCGAGCTGCTTGAACTGGAAGCGAAGCTCCTGAATCGAGTTGTCCATGTCGTCGTCTCCTGCGGTGTGTCGTTTCGTCTTACACACCCTATATACCACAAGGAGGGGGGGTCGTAAAAACTATTCGACAGGTTCCACGCGACGGCGGTACTGGACTCCTCGGCGGTACTTCCCCCTTAAAGCCTTCAAGGGTGTGAGATCTTGGATGTGGTTGTAATCCAGGGATATCCATCCCGCCTTCACCATGCTTGCGAGAGGCTCCACGTCGTCGATGTGGTTCCCCCCAAGGTCGAGTTCCACCATCTCTACCATTCCCGCAAGGGGCGATACGTCCTCTATTTTATTGTCCGAGAGCGTCAGGTATTCAAGCTTGGTCAGCCCTGTGATCGGGCGGGAGATCTTCGATGGCATTTCTGTCCAGGGACGGATGCAGCATTCCGACCATCTGCGCGATAGGGGTGAGGTCTTTGATGTTCAGCTCCATCGCCTCCAACTCGACGACGTTCGTGAGGCCATGCAGCCGCGCGAAGTCCTCGGCTTCGTAGAGCGCCAAATCTGTTGTGATCTTGGGGCACAGCTCCTGGAGTTCAAAGGCGCGCTCGACCTTGCTGTGACATAAAACGGGTCTGGAGACCTTGAAGTCGAGTCCCATGACGTAGGGGAGCACCTGATCCGCGTAACGCGTCGGGTCCTCTTCCCTCATGCGGTACAGGATGTGGTACAAGTGCGGTGCCTCCACCGGGTTCCCGGAGTGCAGGAGGCTACGGAGGTCGTGAAAAGCTTCGGCTTGCAGGGTTCGTCTCGCGTCAGGTGTGTGTGGCGGCAAGATGAGCAAGGAAGGCTTCCACCTTGAACGGTGTGAACGTTCCGGGACCGTCCCAGTCGTCCTCAACATGTAGGTCCAAGTGCGGGCGGCCTTTGCATCGGAACGAGTAGCCCTTGTGTCCTGAGTTCGTGCGCTCAATCTCAAGACGCCAGCCCTCCTCTAGCCAGACAGCGATGGCGCCGCCCTCCAAAGATAGTGTCAGCACGTAGGGGTCACCCAGATGTGCTTGGAAGGCGTCCACGTCGCAAAAGAAGGCATCGAGGGCATCCGAAGAGGGCTCGGGCCAGTCTTCCTCATCCTCCCACCGATAGCTCAAGATCGTCATGAGGTCGGACGTGGTGTCCTGCGCTCGTGTTTTATCCCAAAAATCCCAAAACACACGCTCTCCTTGGGTAGTGTAAGGTGGCGAGCGTACCTTGAGATGTGGGAACCTGTCAAGCGGGGTCTACGGGCTGGTCGCACACATCACACTTCTCGGTGTTGTGGGGGCCGGTATCTCCCCACACCACGTTCCCGTGGTTGACGGCACATGCCATACAGCGGAGGTACCCCAGGTTGTCAACGACGCCGACGGCGCCTTGTTTGTAGAGCTTCTCCCGGTCTTCCTTCTCAATGCGCTTTGCGTTCATGGCTCGTCTCCTCTCGTGGCGTGTTGTTCCTTACACACATCATATACCATAGGAAGCCTGGAGCGTAAAAACTATCTCAGTCTTCGAGGCTTCGAATGCCCACGGTCTGGTAGGTCTCAAAGCCCACAACCTCTTCTGGGACATCCCCGCGTGCGCGGGGAACACGCTCCCCTTCGATACAGAGATCTTCTTTCTACCGGGACATCCCCGCGCACGCGGGGAACACGGGTAGAACAAGAAGATGTATGAGAGGGGATCCGGGACATCCCCGCGCACGCGGGGAACACCGGACGAGCATGGGGAGACGTATTCGCCCTACCGGGACATCCCCGCGCACGCGGGGAACACTTGAAGCTGGAAGGATGCACGAGATGTGCGTGCGGGACATCCCCGCGCACGCGGGGAACACACAGGTGTGATCACAAGAGCATGTCGCCTCATCGGGACATCCCCGCGCACGCGGGGAACACGTCAAAGCTGGTCACCTTTGGAGCGTGAACGGCGGGACATCCCCGCGCACGCGGGGAACACCATGACACCGACACACCCGCACTTGGTGCATCCGGGACATCCCCGCGCACGCGGGGAACACTCTTCAAATGTTCAAGCCTTCGGAAGTGTACCTAACCCCCTGTATTCGCTCAGGAATTCTGTTGGCATGGGGTACACCGTTTTACTTTACCAAATCGTACCCTGCGGTACAAGCCTGAATCAGGAGGCCTTCTTGGTGGGGGCGCGGTAGTAGGTGCGCGTCCACTCCATCTGCGTCTGAGAGCCCCAGGTGAGGAGGCTCAGGATGAGGTCGTTGGCGTCGGCACCCTGACCCTCAATGCGTCCGAGGACGTTGCGGAGCTGGCGCCAGTGGCCGTTCAAGGTGCCTCCCGAACACAGGCGCTCGAACGAGCGCTCCTTGATGTCACGAGACTGCGCGAGGACGCGCGCGACGGGGCGGTTGCCCTTGAAGCCGGTGGGCTTGAGGCCCGCGAGCAGGACCGCCAGGAGGAACACGCGCTCCTGCAACTCGGGGGCGTTCTCACCAAGGTTACGCTCCACCACCTTCTCCAGGGCCTTCTCCAGCAGGATGGCGGGGCGCATGTAGCGTACGTCCTGGAGGTTCTTGGCGCGAGAGAGCGCGACGCGGCCGGAGCCCTTGTCGTGGTGGAGGTTGCGCCACCACTTGTGGACCACGGAGAGGATCTCATCCTTGTGGGCGTATACGATGTTGTTCATGGGGTTCTTCTCTCTCTTGGTGGAGGTGCCGCAGAGTTTGAGGAGCTGCTTTTCGAGCCCGGCTCGTTCCCTCACGGCGGATGTGATGGTGCGGGTGTTCATGCGCGATTTGCGAGTGACACGGCCTCCAACGAGGGAGTCGAAGATCGTGAGCGCGGTGGTCGCGAGGAGGCGCTTGTAGGGCGTATAGACCATCTCCTCAAGCTCCTCCCGGTTGGTCGTGAGCTTGACCTTGGCGAGCGCGTCGTATGCAGCCTGTTCGGTGTGTGACCACAGCTCGGAGTTGTTCCGGCCTCCCAGGCAGGCGACCTTCGCGCGGAGCACCTTATCCACCTCGGACGTGAGCTTGACCAGCGCCCCGAAGGTGTCCTCATCACGCAGAGCCTGTGAGCCCTCGAAGATGAAGATGTACTTCTCGAAGAAGCTCACCGTCTTGCCCGCAAACATGTTGAATCCGAAGACACGCAGCGGGGGAAGCCCTCCCCATACCTCATCCCAATGCTCCGCGACCTCATCGTACAGGAAGGCCTTGCGCTTGGTGTGGGTGATGATTGGGGGCGTGTGGAGGGTCTCGGAGTAGGCGTGGGAACCCAGAACGTTCCACGTGCGCCTGTTGGTGACGGTCTGCACAGCGCGGACATCTTTCACATCTTTGGGGGTCCACTTGCCGTTGACGCCCATCGTCTTGAGGTTCTTGAGGGTGGTGGCGTTGTTGGGGAGCTGCCAGACACCCGACATGGGGATGCACTGACGAGACCCCGGCAGACCTTCCCACTTCTCGGACTGCGCTGTGTAGCGCTGCCGGTTGCCCCAGGGCTGCGCATCCACGTAGTCCAGGAGCCCGTCCTCATCCGGCTCCGGCAGGACCCACTCACGCGTGAGGTGCCAGAACGCGGTCAAGGGGTGGTAGTCCAGGTCGTGAGCGCGCCACCCCTCGATCTGACTCTCTTCGACCCAGGGGAACTCGAACTCGGGGACGGTCTCCTGTCCCCACAGAGCGTTGATTTCAGGTTCAGTGAGGATGTTGTTGAGGACCTCCTCGCAGAGGTCGCGGCCGCTGAAGACGTACCACAGGCTGCCGTTGTTTCCGTAGCCGGGTCGCGATGTGCCACGTGAGAACTTGTTCCCCGCGTCCATGCGAAACTCGGCCGCCAGGATGAACGCGATGGCGTCCCCAGGCGTCAGACGCTGCCGGGGATCACGGCCCAAGTCCATGCTGAAGGGGAGCGGCCGCGTGACCTTCTCCGAGTCGAAGTCGAAGCCTGAGGAGGAGGACCCCAGCGCGTGCGTGTTGAAGCGGTAGCGGCCTATCTCAGTGGCGCACGGCAGGTCGGACTTCTTGATCTTTCTGATATCTTCGGTCCACTCGCGCAAGGCGGGCGTGGCCTGGAACGCACGGTACCCCGGCCCGTAGACGTCGAAGAAGTCTTCCTCACTCAGAAAGCGCTTCTTGAAGTCGAGGTTCTCGCCGCGCGTCAGGTGCATCTCGACCCACTCGTCGTCGTCCTTGGGCGCGGCCACCGTCTGGACCAGTGCCTGAATGAAGTGTCGGACGCCCTCATTCATTACGGAGTGGGGGTAGTCGAGCTTGAGGCCGGGTTCCGTGAACTCGTGCGGTCGGATGAGCTTGGACTTTCCCGTGGCGTCCTGAACCCGAATCCAAGCGTCGGTCATGAGATTGAGTGACATGGTGTGTCTCGTAGGTAGAGAGGGGAGGTGGGGAGGCGCGCTCAGAGCGTGTGCATGTGGGCGCTAAACTCGCGCCGCACCTTGTGGGACCCTTGACGGGTCAGATCGTGGGGCACATCACGACGGAAGGTTGACCGTCGGCTACCTTCGAGGCCAAAGTCTTCATCCCAGAACACCTGTCCCGGCACCACGGTTCGGTCAAGGTAGTAGAAGCTACTCGCCACGGCCTCCTCCAGACACTCACGCGGCGTGGTGGACTGTAGGACCCGTGGATTGAGAGGCGCGCTTGGCGGACAGCTCTTGCGGCCAAAGTAGATAGGCCAGTAGGGACGCTGGAGCGCCGCGATGATACCGTCGACGTCCTCGTCGGGTACCTGGAGCAGGACCACCCAGGTCTGGTCCTGGAGGTAGTACCTCTCCGAGGTCAGGGAGTCCGTCTTGGGGCTTTGCGGGTCCAGCTCCTCCTGGCGCGTGGTCACGTAGCCCTTGAAGCAGCGGATGAGGTGGTAGTCTCGAAGCGGCGGGGGGCTCACCGAGGCTCCCTCAAGCTGGAGCTGGACGCACGCCATCTTGATGGTGTTTGCCAGCCTCTGGTGGTGAGCCTGATCGTCACGCTCGATGCCTTGCGCGCACGCGATCATCCCGAGTATGGCCGATTTCGTCGGGCTCTGGTCCGTCGTGCGCAGCGCCGCGCGCGCCGCGTTTCCGAAGCTCATGAGAGGGGCTCGAATGTCGCAGGCGAGTGTTTGCATAGGTACCTCCTTTGTGGTACTCAAAAGATACCACAAGGTTCAAGATGGGGTCAAGTGGTTCGATTCAGAGGGCCACAAGGGCGGCGGCGGGCTTGAGAAGGACAAGGCCGGCCCCGAAGGCCTTGCCCCGACCGATGCCGTTGCGCCACAGGGTCACGAACTTCTCGGGGTCGGTGACCTCGACGCGCGCCTCAAGCTGCACGAAGTCCATCGTAATGGGGTTGCGCCGTCCCACGCCCTGCTCGGAGAACACGGGGGTCAAGGCGGTGACCCTGTGCAGCTTGAAGCCGCCGTCCTCCGAGCGCCTCTCAAGCCACTCGAAGAGGAGGGCGTCGAGGTCGCGAGGCGTCTCCCCATTCGCTTCGCACATGAGCTTCTCGTAGGTCTGGAGACCCAAACGCTTGGAGCGCCCCTTGGGCACGATCCGCTCGTCACGGGTACAGACGGTGGCGTTGACCCATGCTCGGAGGTCGAGGCCGGCACCCATGTGCATCGTGGGCTGCTCGATCGTCTTGGTCAGAAGCTTCACGTAGCCGTGAGGGTCCGAGGGGATCTCCGTGGACTGGATGTAGAAGGAGGAGCCCTTGAAGGGGGTGAACATGAAGGGTCGGTCTTTGCGGTCCTCCACCGGGTCGAAGAGGTCCCAGACGAACTGGTGTGCGGTGTAGATGCCCTCGGACGTGTAGCGGGAGAGCTGCTCGATTCCCTTGGCCGTGAAGGTGGCGCGTGAGATGTAGAGAGGGGTCGAGGTGGGGGGTGTGGTGGTGTTGAACGGGATGTTGACTTGCGTGCTCATTGATAACTCCAAAAATACCCCCGCACGAGGCGGGGAGGTTGAGAGGGGACCCCCGCGTGAGCGGGGAAAGGGGCACTCACTCGGCGGCGGCGGTCTCGGAGGCCTCCACGGCGATACCGAGCGTCTGGTAGATGGCATCCACGATGTCATCCAGGGTCGTACACACCTCGCCGCCCGACTCCAGGGCCGTGAGGTCCTTGGTCGAGGACCACGTGAGGACACGCTCATGGTCGACGCCCACGCGGGTCACGATGCGGTTGTGGTGGTCCTCCAGGCGCGTGAGGGCCATCTGAAGAGGATCGTTGGACTCCACAGGCACCAGGAACGCGTCGGTGTACTGAGTGTTCTGGGTCTCCCCGATGGTCACCATCAGGTAGGGGGACGGGATGCTCGCAGCCATCGTGGACTGGTTACCCGAGGGGCGCACCATCACGAGAGCCTTGACGAAGGCGTGGATGGTCTCACGGAGGAGGTCCTCCTGACCGCTCCCGAAGCGGCGAGCCAGCTCACCGATGTGGAGGCCCACGTAGGCGTAGTTGACGCCCGAGGTGAAGCTCTTGTGGCCCATATGCGAGGCGCCCGTATTGGAGTTGAAGCAGTCCTGAGCCGAGAAGAAGTCGTCCTCCTCGGGCATCACGCCGACGCCGATGGTGTGCGCGAACTGGACGCAGGCCGCTTCATTGTCCTGTGCGAGCTGCGCGACCATGCGGCCGAAGAGGCTCACGTCGACGTTGGGCATCCTCGTGAGGTCCGTGAAGCTCTTCGCGGTCTCAGTCAGGCTCTCGAAGACGACGGAGGGGTCCGTGAAGTCCAGACCCACCAGCGCCTCGAAGCCCAGCGTCAAGACCTCCTGCTCCGCCTGCTTGAGCTTGATGGCCGAGCCGAACATGCGGCCGTCCTTCTTGTCGCTCTTTTTGTTCTTCTTCTTCTTGGTGTCTCCTTCGGACTCGTTCGACTCGTCGTCGAGAGCGTCCTTGGTCGAGTACGGCGTGATGCCTCCCTCGGCGTACAGGGTACCATCCGCGATGAGGCCCTTGAGGAGCGTGAGAAGCGCCGCTTCGGTCTTCTTGGTGAGCTTGGCGCCCTTGAAGCACTGCGTGAAGAAGTTCGGCGTCGTCATCATGTAGGCGAGCAGCGCGGCGGCTCGATACGACCTCTCAGCCTCCTGGCCCGCCTCGACGGCCTTCTCACTCTTGAAGACCAGGAACGATCTCGTGTTGTCGCTCATGACCTTGCGCTGACGGAGCACATCGAAGTGCATGGAGGCACGAATCGCCGCCTTCTCCGCTTGGCTGGAGATGCGGTAGCGCATGGCGTTCCCGAAGAAGGAACTCTTGGGGTTACCCGCGTCATCGCGGTTGATGTTGCTGGGGGGCAGCACACCGAGCATGTGGAACTGGAGCTTTGTTTTCACGTTCATCATGTCTGGACTCTCACTACAGTGGGTAAAAGGACCTTCGAGCTTTCAGAGGCTTCGTGCCTCGACGGAAACGACACTAACTCCGATGTTAGAGCAGTGTCAAGCGGTTTCTTTAACGCTTGACACTGCTGTGCGGTATGAAAAAAAGACCTAGAGGACTTGGAGTCCCAGGATGTGGTCGTAGATGAGGGTGACGGATACCGGGGCGCCCTTGGGGGAGAGCTTGGTCATGTTGACCCTCCACGCGTCGGCGGGTGCGCTGAGGTCGTCCACGGTCACGATCAACACGGAGTCGGTAGAGTGGAACGGGAGCTGCGCCAAAAGTTCGTGCTGCTCCGGGCTCGGGTCGAGCCGCTCTCCGGCCATGTACATGGGGATAGCGATGCCAGAGGCCTTGATGCCTCCGTTGTGGATACGCCGGAGTCGATCGCCGTCAACGAAGTGGACCTCCCAGATGCACGTAGGGATGGCGTCTCGGGTGTGTATGGCCACGTTCTTACCCCACTTGCTGACCGACTCACGGTAGCTGCGGGTGAAGTCGAGAGACCCCAAAACAGCCGATGCTCGCGTCTCCTGGTCACGGGCGGTGGAGGCTTGGTGCGAGCGGGCCAGACCGGCCGGAATCAGTGCGTTGATGTCGTCCAGGATCTCACGCGTATGGGTGGGAAGCTCCCAGGACCTCAAGGCACACATCGCCGCGCTGGCGTACACACGGCCTGCATCCCCATAGACGTAAGATGTCCCCCCATGATGAGGGGAGCCGCTGAGCCATTGAGCGTGTGGAGTCCCGGCCAAGGAGGGCGTGAACAGGCCCATCTCGACGTGCACCTCTTCCCCACTCTCGTGACGCAGGACGCGACCCGAGCGCTGAATCAGGAGGTCGGCCTCGCATACATCGGAGACGCCCCAGTCAAAGCTGACATCCAAAGACTCCTGGAGCACCTGCGTGCATATGACGATGTAGCCCTCACGCTCTTGGGGATCGGCGCCCTTACCGAAGCGACGCAGCACCTCGGCGTCACGTACCTCACGGTGTCCGACCGTGTAGCGAGAGTGCAGCAAGAGCACTCGGTCATACCCTGACAAGGCTTCATAGGCCGCACAGGCGGCGCGCACGGTGTTTCGGAACCACACCACCGCCTCACCTCGGTTGGCTCGCCGGTGCAGCTCTTCCACGATGGGGTCGAGCCCACGCCGATCCTCTTCAAAGACGTTCCAGTGCACGTGCCGGATCTGGTGTGCGTCCACCGAGACCACGTTGATGTGGCCGCTGGAGCTGACGTGCGTGAGCGCGGGCAAGGGGACATCGGGGAGGTCTACAACCTCTCCTCGATACGCGGAGGCGAGCGCGCGGCGTGTCTTGGAGTCGCAGGTGGCGCTCATGGCGATCACGGGCTGTCCCTGTCGCCCGCAGTAGGCGAGCAGGTTACAGAGCAGAGGGAGCATGTGAGCGTCGAAGGCGTGGACCTCATCTATCAGAAGCACGGTACGGGTGAGCGCGCTCAGTCGCATGGGCGCAAAGTATCGCCCGATCGTCGCCAGGAGGGCTTGGTCTATTGTGCAGACATTGATTTGCGAGAACATGCTCTGTCGGGAGGACTTGAGCAGCCACTCGGAGGCGCTAATCAGGCCTCCATTCGAGTTGCGTTGAGCCTTCCACGGCTTGAATTCACTTCGAGTCGAGTGAATGAGCGCCATCGTGACGGGCTCATCAAAGGTTGCCTCCGTCCAGGCGTGCGCACGCCCGTAGAGGCCGTTGGCGGTAGCGCGAGTAGGCAACGCCAACGTCAGCCCTTTGTAGTCGCCATCACGCATCATCTGACGCGCGAGCGCGAGCCCTACCTCCGTCTTACCCGCCCCCGTAGAGGCCTCGATGAGGACAAACCCGTCCGCAGAACTCAAGAGGGTCTCAGCACCTACCTGGAGAGGCCGAGGTTCCCAGGTATCGTCGAGGAGACCGCTCCAGAAGGAGTAGGTGGTAGAGAGGGGCGTGTAGAGGATCTCCACGTCTGTACACGCCCTCTCCGCTTGAGGCTGTGCGATGGTCTCCCAATAAGCTCTCGGGTCCATACGCGCGCCACGCAGCGGGAAGTATTCAGGCGTGGAGCCCAGCCAATCCGAGATCATCCCGACGCCCGCCAGGAGGTAGCTCGCGAAAGGCAGGTCCGGAGGGTTGGAGTAGTCGCCACGCATGGGTCCAAATACGCCCTGGATGATTTCGGAGAGGTACGCAGTCAGGCGCTCGTCGCACCCAGGCACTCCCCACTGGAGCTGAGCCGTACGTGGGGTGGCGCCTTCTCGCTTCTGATGAGGCAAGGCGTAGCCGTGATGGCTCAGCGCGCTATGCAGCAGCGTCGTGATGTGGCGTCGTTCCTGACGCCCAGTACCGCTCTTGAGGTACTCCCGGATCACGTTCCTGCGTTCCCATCCCACCAGATCGTGACGGGCTTCGGTCTCACGCGCACCATCAGGCTGGGGGGTGATATCCAGGAGCGTACAGGCGGGTGCGCTTCGAGCCTGGAAGTTGTCCGTGAGCTTACCGATGTCATGGCAAGCGTAGAGCATGGGGAGGTCATGCCACAGGTCGTACATGCTCACACCCAAGGCCTCCGACAAGGGACGCCACCAACGCTCCTCGTGCCTGAGCAAGTGATTCACGACCGCCGCGACGTCGAGGTTATGATACACCACGCGGTGAATGGCAGTCACGGCCTCTTGTGAGCCGGGAGGCTGGTCTGTCTTGGCCCAACAGTCCCACATACCGATAGGTTTGGTCGTCATGTAGCTCTCAGCTTGGCGAGATGAATGGCGTGCTTGTATTTGGCCGATTCCACGTAGGTGGAGCTTCCCAGGAGCTTCGAGCCTCCTGACGAAGAGAAGAAGCGGGCGAGGTAGGGGGGGTTCTTCTTGTAGGAGGTCTCGGAGCGGTGAATCTCCATACGACCCTCGGGGACCTCACATGTGAAGTAGCGCGTAAGCCCAGCGGGACCGTGAACTTCCCATTGCAGCGTCTTGGAGAGCTTCTCGGCAGCCGTGATTTCCATCAAGCCACCTCTACGGGCGCGCCGCACAGGTGGCAGAACTGCGAGGCGGGGATCAGCTCAGTCCCGCAGTTGTGGCAATACACGGCCTTACGGGGACCCTCCACCTCGAACTCCCCGAGCAGGTCGAGGTACGTATCATCCCTGCATCCCGCCAAGGAGAGTCGAATGCCGGGGAGGAGGTCGTCGTGGTGGTAGTCATGACCCTTGTGCAACAAGGTCGCGTTGTCTGCGTTGGGGGGACCCTGGAGGTCATTGACCCTACGCCCTCCAGGCTTGAAGACCCATAGCCGCACGGGGTACCCTCGATCAAACTCCAGCTCTCCGGTGCGACCTGTTGTGGATGCGACTTCATACTCATGATGTTTCATATCTCAACCTCCTGTGGTCTGTATATACCACAGGAGGTTGAAGCTGTAAAAGGAAAACCCCACGTGTGTGGGGAAGGGGCGCGTAACTGCGGGGGAGGTCGTAGGAGCAGGGGAACATCCCCGCGTGTGCGGGGAAGGGCAACTGTATCAACTCAGCGTCCGGGAGTACGTGGGAACATCCCCGCGTGTGCGGGGAAGGGTTTTTGGGCGATCTTGCCCCTTTGGATGATCGGGGAACATCCCCGCGTGTGCGGGGAAGGGTTGAGCGTGTCGGCGGCGTCGTCGAGGGCGTAGGGGACATCCCCGCGTGTGCGGGGAAGGGGCGCTGACGCGCTCCCCCAAGACCGTGATCGTGGGGACATCCCCGCGTGTGCGGGGAAGGGTCTGTGCCAAGAAGTCACATGCGTTAGATCGCGTAAGTATTCGGTTTTCAAAGACTTCTCAGATCCAGCGCCGTTCGGTGCCACCCTTGAGCGACCTCTCCGAGGTCCTTATGGTAACCTTGGAGAGGGAGACCTGTCAAGCCTCTTTCACAGCCTCGAAGAACACGGGGAGGGGACATCCCCGCGTGTACGGGGAAGAGTCTGTGCCATACGTGTGAACTTGAGCATGGGGAAGTCCTCAAAGAAGAAGTAGGGGTCCACGGATTTTCGAGGGTAGCGAAAAAAGCAGCATTGGTAACCTCTTTTGGCAGGGATACCACAACCACCTCCCCCACGTCAAGGGGGTATTACGTGCTCCAACGTGCGCCGTGGAACGTGTGCTCCACATCTCGTCCAGCCTGATCCGGGAAGACGGGATGCTGGGCAGAGTAGCCCAAGGTCAGGAGCTTGAGGTAGGCCATGTAGCAGGGGTTGAACAGGACCTTGATGTCGAAGTGGTTGAGCCCTGACCCCTTACACTTCTGCTCCAGCGTGGAGATGTAGGGACACGTGATCTCCGTGCTGTCCCAGTTGTATCCTTCCACGAAGGCGGAAGCGGCGGCATCCTCCGCCCACTGTCGAACCTTGGTGAGGGTGTCCAGGGGGCGATCACGAACTCGTCGGTGCTTGATCGCCTCCTCAAACACCAGATCGTATTCACGCTGGAGGTAGTCCTGAAGACGCAACCCCTTCGAGGCGGAGGTACGACGTGGGCGAGCCCCAGCACCAAGAGCTGCTTCACGTGCAAGCGTGAGGGTCTCCTCCTTGGTTCGGTAGCTCGGATCTTCGGCCGTGATCAGGCCCGCCTGGATGGCGGTCGTAATCGCGACGCGGTAATGCGCGGTCTCTGGCTTTGTATCGTAGAACTCGACAGCTTCCAGGACGTCTTGTGCGGTGGGCTTCATTTGAAGGCTCCAGGTTGTAGATAGAGTTAAGGATCGCGCTCTTGTTGCTTGCCTCAGGATTTACTTCCAATGCGTAGGGCGGTACCCGAGCGCGCGTTGCCACCCACGCTCAAGCATGTGAGAGAGGTACCCGCGCGTACATCACCTGCGATGCCCTCCCCTACAGTCACGCTGCCTCCCGCCTTCACCTCTCCCGTCACACTGCCCCTTTCCACGTGTACGGACCCCACATCGCCAGGGAGGGTCACGCGGAACTCTTCATTGTCCGTGACCACCTCTCCATGCACTTCATCATCGACGAGGATTGTGTACCGTACGACGACCTTCACGCCCTTCCGCTCTTCGCGCGTCCCACCTCCAATAGAAATGTGCGCGCCCGAGATGGTAGAGTTGGAGATGTTCCCCGAGATCGTGATGTTCTTGCTCATGTGCCTTTCTCCTGAGTGTGAAACGGGTCAGATAGGATGTACCACAGCACATGAGCGATGGTAAAGCACGAAAAAGCCCCTCCGTGCGGCAGCTCTTCAGCTACGACATGGAGGGGCTTTGAGGGGTCGATCTTCAGACGCTCAGGGAGGCCTTGCCGTAGTACGAGTTGGACATCGCGGACGCCTTCCAGCCCCACTCGTCACGGCAATACTGCAAGAACTGAGACCGCTCCAGAACCACCTCTTCCTTGACAGACATGCTGAACATGTCGATCACCTCCTCGTAGTCCTTGACATGGCTCGTAGGGCACTGACCCTCAAGCCTCTTGAGCTTCCGGGGGAAGGACGTGAGGTCCGAGACATCCATCTCCTCACACGTCTCCTGGAGGTCCTCGCGCCACAGCTTGAGCGCCTCCAGGTAAGTCTTCTCGTGCGTCTCCATGTTAGCTTCGAGTCGCTCCAGCAACTCCTCCGTCTTGACCGTAACCTGCATCTCTCCACCTCTGTACATGCCCATCTTGATATCCTCGATCGCGAGTGAGCGTCGAAGGTAACTCAGACATGCCTCGCCGTCAAGTCGGGGGGTATCTTGAAAGAGGCTTGACACATCCGGCGTGTTGCGGTTACAGTAATGAAGCCTGGAGCGGTGGAGAGCGGTGGAGAGCGGTGGAGAGCGGTGACCTTGTTTGGCACCGAACCTGAGAAGTCTTTGAAAACCGAATACTTACGTCATTCCGCTCATGTGACTTCTTGGCACAGACCTTTCCCCACGCACGTGGGGATGTTCCCATGTAGCAAGACATGTAGTAGGAGGCGCTGGGCCTTTCCCCACGCACGTGGGGATGTTCCCTACAGGAGTTCCTTGGGGGCTATCTGAGGGGGCCTTTCCCCACGCACGTGGGGATGTTCCCGTGGGGCGGTCTGGATGAGGCAGGCATCCTCACCTTTCCCCACGCACGTGGGGATGTTCCGCGTCCGCATCAAGGGCCGCAACCTGGGTGGGCCCTTTCCCCACGCACGTGGGGATGTTCCCTCACCTCGAAGGGTCCCCGCCCCCTCAAAGTCCCTTTCCCCACGCACGTGGGGATGTTCCCTTCCTCCAGGATCTCAGTGTCTTCGGGAACGTCCTTTCCCCACGCACGTGGGGCTGTTCCTGTTCCTGTTCCTGTTCCTGTTCCGCCTTGGCTCCCAGGACCATCGCTCGTGACGAGCCCTTCCCCGTACACGCGGGGGTGTTCCCTCTGTGCTACCGCAGCGTCGACCTTGGCCCCCTTCCCCGCACACGCGGGGATGTCCCGTCCAAAATCGTCCGTGGTCCCCCGTGAGGCCCTCTTCCCCACGCACGTGGGGACTTTGTTCCTCTCCTTATATGCTGTATCCCTGGAGACCCACCACTTTGGAGCAGGCACATGGCTTTTGATTTTCTCGGTACCTTTACGCGACCTCAGCTCGACGCGTTGGATACGTTCGTCCGTGCTCATGCCGTCAACGCGGCTCAGCGGATCACGGCTATCAAAGGGGAGATAGAGCGCCTCGGATGGCTGGAGTACGACTTCAATGAGGAGGGACAACGCGTGGGATACCGCGTCGCTCCGGAAGGCAGCACGCTCCACAGGTACGCGATGGCGTTTGCCTATGAAGGGGGAGACCTCAACGCCTTGCAGATCCGATCACGAGGAGACTGGATCTACCAGATCAAGGGGGAGTGGGACCTTCGAGAGGACGTGGCCTATGCCGGAGGCGTCCCCTCGGAGGGTGAGTACCGGGACAGCGGCGGGCTCTACAATGATCAGGAGCCCGGCACAGAGGTGGAGAGGTTCAAGGAGCTGGTGATCCCGAGCCTGAAGCGCCGGCGCGAAGACTCCGAATACCGCGTCAAGAGGACCGTGGACCGCTCCGACCAGCTCATAGAGGAGTTGATCCTGCTCATCAAGAGGACCACAGGAGCCGAGACCCTGGACGCGTTGCGCATCAACCTGGACTTCATGCTCGCGTCCGGGGACTATCCCTCGGCCACCAGCGACACCTGACCCCCCGGAGACCTAATCCAGATGGAGTATGTTTCCGTCTTTGAGGGCCAACAGGTCAAGACCTGCCAGAAGGGCCTCAATGTCTATGTGCTCAGGGAGAGTCAAGACGAACATCTCTTCAACCTCCTGTAGAAGAGAGTTCTTGGGAAGACGCTTTGTGATTTCGTTCCGCGCTTCGTCCCGCCTTTTGGCGAGCTGGGCCGGAGTCTCCTCTTCAAGGGGGGGTCGGAGGGCGAAGAGATGTCTGCTCAGTGCGGCCTGCGAGTGTGTCAGGGCTGTATCTCTTGATTGTGTTGAGCTACGGCACTGGGCCAGTGTTTGAGGAGCGCCTGAGCGGCCTCCTCGAAGTCCCCCGTAGTATGTAGCTTTTCATCCCAGGATGCAACCGTCCACAGCTTCGTCTCTCGGTTCTGGGTCACCTCAAGCAGGGTCTCCCACTCGCCGCCCAGCTCTTCGTGTTCCCACCAGATGCAGCAGAAGATGGGGTCGTGACAGCGACGCATGGCTTGCACCGACCCATGCGTCGCTTCGTACACGTGGCAGTCCTTTGGGAGCAGCTCCTTGAGGCGTGCGACTTGTTCATCCAGGGTCATCGTACCACCACCTCGCTGTAGGCCTTCTTTTCTTTGGGCGCAGGCATGACCGGCACTCCGATTGTGTACTCTTCGGGAGGGTCTTCGGGAGGGTCTTCGGGAGGGTCTTCGCGGCGTGTCGAAGTCTCAACATGTGGGGGAGAGGGAGGGTTCTCTATTATGGTGAGGGTACGTGTGACCGGCATGAGGCGGTCGTAAGGTCTCGTAAGCGCGAAGAAGGTGAAGACCGTGAGAAGTGCCTCCATATCCCCCTGATAAACCAGGAGAATCACCATCAGGACCTCCGCCACGAACAGCGTAGGCTCCTTGAAAGGCGCCAGGAGAGGCCGCGCTTCCCCCCCTGTCCACCATCCCCACGCATCATACAGGGTGAAACAGACGAGGCTGAGTATGACCAGAGGGGGTCCAGATAGTCGGCGTAGTAGAAGGCGACCGCATACACAGGGCGCAGTAAGAGCGAACACAGTACGCGGGGGGAAGGGAGGGTATAGGTTTTCACAGGACACCTCGTGTGTGGGTCAGGCCTTCTTGATACTGCAAACGGCTCGCGCCCGTCAAGTCAGATCTTCGTGTGAAATAGTTTTTACGACCCACCCCCCTTGTGGTATATGATGTATGTAAGACAACACAGCGCCCCAACGGCGCACCACGACACAGGAGCTTCTCACGTCTGATCTCAACTACATCGCTCTCGGCCCCAAAAAACAGATCCTCAACAAGGGTCGCATCACCGACATCAATGAGTTCATGAAGCGCAAATGGCACCGCGAATGTGAGATCGTGGGTGTCGATGAGGACGGCATCATCATGGGCCACGTCCACGTCAACAGCAAGAGGGCGGGCTTGACCAACCTCACCAAGGTGAAGGGTACGCCCCTCAAGGTCTACCTCGCCCAGAACGGCTACCCGGAGGCGCCCGAGGCGTTCCTCAAGGGCGACTGACCCCACCGGCCCTCCACGTAAGCCTTGACAGCTTCGGCCGTCAAGGCTTACGTACGTGTACACGCTTTGACGACGAGGTATAAAATGAGCGATGAGAAACAGTTTTTCTGGTGCGGTTGGAACGTACCGTTTGCCGCAGCCGAACACGGAGGGGGGGTCTTCCCTTCCAACATGACGGGTTGGTGTACGGGCGAGGGAGGAGATTACGAGACCTGGGTAGGGGCGGTATGGGCTACGGACGCGGGGGCGGCCATGCAAACCGTGTATTCGTACTACGGAGAGGCTGCCAACCTCCTCAGCCCCCGTTGGGATGCAGACCCGAGAGGGACAGTGTTGAAGTTGAGTGACCGCTTCGGTACCACCCCGGAAGAGTTTGAGTGTCTCAAGGGGTGATGGCGGTTATGTCCCTATGCCGAGGGTGCGTAACGCTCTAGCCCCTCACCCTCGGCATTCCCATGACACAAGACCTACGACTCAGGAACATCTGTCCACACCGCGTCGCATGTGAGGCGCTGGCATTGGATGAAGACCGTCGCACGCTGCGTACGGTCATTCCACCCAGCTCCACCTCCGTGGAAGTGTGCGTGAACGGAAAGGCCGTCCCACCTGGAGGCATCCTGACCGCCGTGCAGATCTCAGGCCTCCAGCCGGGACCTTTCACCATCGAAGCCGACGACAACGCTGAGGTCCTCATCTCGGTCAACGGAGGGGCGACACAGAGCGTGACGCTCCCGACCGGAGTAGCCGTGTCTGCGGCTCTTGTGGCGAGCGCGATCAACGATGGTGTGGAGGGGATCTCGGTTGAGTCCGAGCGTGGTCGGATCGTGATCACTCAGGACCTCAAGGGGGAGTCGGCTACGGTCCTTCTTGATGGAGGCAACGCGCACGCGACCCTTGGCTTCCCAGAAACGCGTCTCTATCGTGGCCGCGTGGGCTTTCCAGGATGGCGGCTGGTCCGTGATCCCCTCTCCCCCGTATCCTCGGATCGTGTGGTGTACTTCGACCGCGCGCTCCCCGCCTCGGACGACAGGTTCGAGCTGAGCTACCTCACGCAGCGCTCGCTGTGTCGTCGCTGTGGAGGCCTGGGGATCGAGAACGACTTCCGCTACGGCACTCAGGGTGACGTGATCTTGATCCAGAACGAGAGCTTGCTGCTCCAGGAGGTCGAGAAGATCGTGTTCACCATCCAGGGCTCCAACGTCTTCCACCAGTGGTACGGCACCAGCCTCATCAACCTGATTGGAACCAAGATCTCGGGGCCCAACGGCGGGCAGTTCCTGGAGACACGTCTCGTCTCCGAGATCCAAACAGCCCTTGACAGATACATCAGCATCAAGGCTCGTCAGGCTACCGAGCAGCCGGTCACCACCCGTGAGCAGCTCTCACGTATCGTGTCGATCGAGGTCATACAGGATCGCGTGGACCCTACCATCTTCCGGGTCAAGGTGGCGCTGGAGAACCGGGCCAACCAGCTCGTACGCTTCGAGGACACCCTGTTCGTGCTCGACGCACCGCTGCGCATCAACTGACGCGCTTGAGGAACTCCCCCAAGGGCTCTCCCACGATCCGCTCCCACGCCCGTGCAGCCTGCGTCATGTCGGCAGTATGGCTTTAGAATGTGCTTATAGACTGCGATCTGTGAAAGCCGACGTACCCGTACACGTTTCAGGAGATCACAGTCATGGCCTTGACCCCCACCATTGCTCTAGAGGGCGCCTCGACGTTTGCGGAGCGGCTCGCCGTGGTGACCTCGATACGAGACCAGACGATCGTAGGAGAGCTGGCGGAGGCCGTGGTAGACATTCAGGTTCGGGTCAACGGAGGGGCGTTTCGCTCGGACGCCTCTCTGGTAGCGTTTGATCAGACGGGGTTCACGGTCCCGAATCCATCAGCGCTGCCGGAAGGGTTGAGGCTGGCGTTCGGGCCCAACACGATTGAGATCCGCACGGTCGACGTCACGGGAGCGGTTAGCACTCCCGCCACCGCTCAGATTGAAGTGACGCGCGCCCAAGACCTTGACCTCCTGGTCTCGGCTCCCACCGGTCTGCGTGTCCGCCGTCGCTCCAGCGCTGTGGAGGTCGTATGGGCGGAGAACCTCGAAACGTCCGTGATCGGGTACAACGTCTGGGCCTCGACGGAGGCCGGTGGAGGTTCAGCGGGATACTTCCGACTCAACCCCAACCTCATCACCACGCCCGCCTTCTCCGAGGATGAGCTGGTGGACGTGGAGTCGGCTACGCTGACCTACACCTCCACGGCCGGCTCGCTTCGGATCGCCTTGACCGAGGAGGACTTTGAAGACGTCACCGTGGCGACGGTTGGAAACTTCACCCTGGATACGTCGCTGGCCAGTGACCCCTTGCAGGTGACTACGAACGTCCAGTCGATCCAGACCATCATCTACCTCAACTTCGTGCACGACCGGGAAGACAGCGCCACGCTCAACAACGAGCAGTTCGTGGCGATCCCCAACGATGAGCCTCTCTACTACGTGATCACAGCCCTTGCGCTGGACCCCGTGACCAACCAGCAGGTGGAGAGCGTCTACAGCTCCGAGCTGGTAGGCCTCCCGCTCGTGCTGGATACCTCGTTGACTGAGGTGCGACCCAGGACGCGTGAGGAGATCATCCGTGACTACCTCACGACCCTGGTGACCGAGAACAATCAGATCAGCGGCATCCCCGGCTCGGTCACTCGCGACATCCACATCGAGCCCCCGGCATCCGAGGCCGAGCGTCTGCACTTCGTGGCAGACTTCGTACGTCGCTCAAGGTCCTTTGCGACCCTGGTAGCCATTGACGATCTTGATGGAGATGGCATCACCGACGTGACCAACTCCTACAAGGTAGCTCTCCAGGCTTCCTTGGGTCTGACCGACCTTGCGGATGTCCAGACGCTCATTGACGACTCCTTCGACGCGCTCGCGTCAAACGTGCAGGTGACCCGTGGCGGCCAGACGCAGGCCGTTGGACAGGCCGTGTTCTTCACCCGCAGCGAGCCTACCACAGATCGAGTGGTTGAGGCGGGCACGGTCATTTCGACCCAGGGGACACCTGCCATCACGTTCGAGACGACCGCGCGCGTGGTGCTGCCCTTTGCGGACCGGGAGAGCTACTTCAACCTCTCGACGAACCGCTGGGAGATCGTCTCACCCATCCGTGCCATCAACGCCGGCCTCGCTGGGAACGTCACCTCAGGACAGATTGATACGGTGATCGGCTCAGGTACCAGCCTCCAGGTCGTCAACACGGAGGTCACTCGCTTTGGCCGAGACGAGGAGTCGAACCTGGACCTCGCAGAGCGTGGCATCCTCGCCTTCTCTTCGGTGGACTCGGGTACCGCAGGGGGCTATCTGGCGACCGCGCTCAAGCAGATCGGAGTCTTCCGGGCCCTGGTGGTCAAGTCTGGCGACGACTCCATGGTTCGCGATTGGGACCCCGTGAGGATGAAGCAGATCGGAGGCAAGGTCGACGTGTGGGTTCAGGGGAGCGACCTCAACACAGTCACGGAGCCCTTCGCGCTGACGTTTAGCGTCGCGCGTGGCATTCAGTTCGTGCTCGACTCCAACCCCGCCGACCTCACCTTCATCACCAACGATCCCCGGATCACCCCGACGAGCCCGATCACTGAGGTGCTGGGAAGCACCGCGTCTCAGATCGCACAGGGCTTCGCCTTCCGTAACGCGACCACGGCGCAAGACTTCAACCTCACCGGCGTGGTCATTCTGGACTACAACCGCGTCCGGCTCGACTCAGGGCTCGCCCAACCCGTCCTGGCAGTCAACGACGTGGTGCTCGGGGATGTCCGCTTCCAGTCTGGTGCCTCCTACGAGCCGCGCCGTCAGCCTATCTTCGACGTGGACAGCCTACGCTCGACCACCGACAACGTGGCCTTGACCGAGGACAGCAACTTCCGCTTCATTCAGGACGATGACCCTTTGCTCACGGGGCGCTCTCCTCGCGCACAGGACCGCATCCTGATCACGCCCGTGGGCGGCGTGCCTTCAGGTGCTCAGGTGCAGGTCAACGACGAGAGGCGAGTCCTGGTAGGCCAGAACCCCGTCGCGTTGGCCAACCTGGGAACCAACAGCCTCACGGTACGAGTCTTCGACCTCACACGCACCGTGGAGTACGCCGGGCCGTCTGCGGCCAGCCCCGACTTCTTGCTCGTTGAGGGAGACGAGAGGACCCCTGTGAGGCTCCAACGCGTAGCCAGTGGGCTCATCGGCAACGGTGAAGAGGTCTCGGTCGACTACCTCCATGACGAGAACTTCGAGCTGGTCTATTCGGTCAATGATCTCCCGGCGCGCGTTCAGAGTGCGGTGGACATCCAGTCGCACGTCACCGCTGACGTACTGGTCAAGAGCGCTATCCCTCTTGAGGTCGACCTCGAAATGACCGTACGTCTCCAGGACTCAGCCTCTCAGGCGGTCGTGGACGCAGCCCTGAAGACCCAGATCTCCCAGCTCCTCAACTCCAAGGGGATCGGAGAGGGCATCTACCAGTCCGACGTGGTGCGTGTGGTCGAGAATACGGCTGGCGTGATCTTCGTGGTGGTGCCCTTCGCGCGCATGGCGGCCGCTGACGACGCTCTAATCGTTCGCGAGACCCTGAACACGGCCTCGACCTTCCTGGAGCAGAGAGGGGCAGTGAAGGCGTACCTGCTCACGGACGCGCTGGACTACCCGACCACGGACGGCGGGGGACCGGTAGACAGCGCGCGCGGGATCTTCGTGGACACGCAGGCCCGTACCCTCGTGGACACATACGATGAGCTGTTTGTGAGCGGGACGCGCGCGCTTATCCTCGGCAACCTGGGACGCGCCATTCCAGGGTACTCGGACGACGTGACCTTGACAGCTCAGGGCTTCACGACACCTGAAGAGCGAGACCAGGAGCGATCACGCTTGACCGCCAACAAGGTCCTCGTGAGCTTGCCCGATGGCAGCGTGCCGGATCTCTTCTCGTGGGCGGCGACGTACGTAGTATCTGGCGACTCGGGAGCCACGTCTATCGTCCCCAGCCCGATCAGCTACGTTGAGCTTGGCGACCTCTCCATCACCTACACCAAGTCCACGTAAGGGAGGCCTTCATGGCCAACAGCTTCCAGGGAGGCCGTCAGACACCAACCCCTCTCGTCGAGAGTGGTAAGGGATACGACCGCGCGCTCGCCGCCCGTGGGCGCGCGATCACCAGCGCGCTCATGAACCTCCTCCCTTCAAACTACGAATCGACCGTCATAGGGCCCAACTACACGCTCTTCCTCAAGGCGTTCGGAGTGGAGCTGGCGAGGGTCACCCTCGTGCTGGAGCGGGTAGCCGAGGGGATGAGCTTTGAGCGGGTCCCTTCGGAGTTCCTTTGGGAGACGCTGGGCTACCTCGTCTTCCTGAACGGGCAGATCCCCGACCTGGGATTTGACGATGAGAGCTTCCGCGCGTTCCTGCTCGCGGTCGTCAGGATCTACTTCCAGGGCTCGACCCCTGAGGCCATCGCGGAGGGTATCGCGTTGTTTACAGACGCGACGTTCACGATCCGAGAGCTGTACGAAGAGGCTCAGGACCCCGGTTCCATCTACGACATCTCCGACCAGTTCGGCTTCCTCGTGGACTTCGAGGTCCAGGGGCAGTTCCCCACCAACCCCTTCGAGCTGGATGCAAACACGAGGCTCCTGCTCGAAATCATCCGGCCGGCGCACACGCTCTACCGCCTACGCTTCGTCTTTGGTGAGGACGTGGGGGAGATCATCCGGAACATCACCGACGACCTCTCCTGGGAACTACGCGTCTACCACTACGAGGAGGTTCGCAAATACTGCGAGGGTCTTCTGGGGTTCACCTCTTCCACCGGTGCCGTTGCCTCGCCCAACCTCAACCTGATCACCGACCTCAACCACCTCCTGGAGTCCGTCCACGCTGGAGCCCGGCTTACGGTGTTCTCCGGGCCCAACACGGGCATCTACGAGGTCGTCAGTGTGGTAGGTTCTGCGCTAGACGTCTACCCTCCCTTGCGGGTGCCGCAGACCGACATCGCCTACAAGGTCGAGAGGGATCGTCTGGGGCACAAGAAAGAGATCTCGGTGGTGGGAGAGGTGGGCCGAACGTCCATAGCCCCCTCCAGGCTCGTGGCTGATGCGGGAGGTCCGTACTCCGTCGCGTCTTCAGGCTCAGTGGTCTTGGCACCTGTGATCACAGGCGCAGCCGGGGCGTTGACCTATGCGTGGGACCTGACGGGCGACAACGTGTACGACGACGCCCTCATCGAAACGCCTACCTTCACGGCAGGGGTCGGCCCAGACTCTCAGGTGGTGTCTCTACGCGTCGTGGACGATCTTGGGAGAGAGACCAAGGCCTTCGCTACCATCACCATCCTCCCCTGATGCTCTTGAGGGCGTGGTAGGTCATGTGCCATTTCCAGTCTTCAAACCAGAACTCACGCTCCTTCATCTCCCGGTAGTTGGGGTCGGAGCTGTGGGCGGAGACAGGGCAGAACTCGGAGGTTGGGCAGACAGCGGAGACCGCAGAGCGAACAATTCCGAAGATCTCATGCCAAGCACGGTTTGGGTCGTCCTCACGGGGTAGGTGGGAGGCCCGCCAGCAGGTAGACACGACGTAGTACGTCTTCTCAGCCGGAGGTAAAACCCCACCGGTGTGCCTAGTTATAAGTCGCAGGTCTCCAGGCGATGCCTCTCTTCGGAAGTAGGCTCCAATCGCTTCAAGTCTCCGGATCAGATTTTCCTGATCCGCTTTTTCCAGGCCTCGGACCCAGGGGTCAGACTCCCAGAGGTCGAGCACAATAATCTTCTTGTAAGAGCGGGTGAGTGTTGACTACCAAGACCCCCCTTCGGAGAATCCCCACATGTCCCACGTCAAGCTGGCTCAGCGTGTCGCGTACCTCTACTCCCACCGCCACGCCGCGCAGTTCAAGTATGCGGGGCCTCTCACCGACGTGAGCAAGCTCCGGTACCAAGCGGTGTTCCTGATGGGGCCTGCGGGGTCGGGCAAGTCGTACCTCGTGGACGGCATGTATATGAAGTACATGCCCGGAGCCCCTCCGGAGGGCGTCAAGAGAGAGAACCTGTCCAAATACTTTGAGCGTGATCTTAGCGAGGCCGAGCGAGGCCTCACCAACGTCACCTTTGACAAGGCCGTGGAGTCGCTCCGTTCTCGGGGATTCGAGATTGAGTTGGCCCAAGGAGGAGGAAGCGCGCGTATCCCCTTCCGCCTCTACACCTACGACGAGACGGGAGGTGAGGCCCTGATCGACCCTTCGGACTATGGTAACGCCCTCCCCAAAGACATTTACCAGGAGGTCAAGGAGCTGGAGTCTGTGATCTATCGCGCTCCCAAGCGTGAGCTGCCCTCATACTGGCGTCAGGTGAACCCGGACCTCTACAAGGAGGAGCTTATAGGTTACCGAGAGGGTCAGCCGGGCTTTGTCCATGAGATGTCTTCTCAGATGTCGAAGGGCTACTTCGCGGCCGCTCTTGAGTCCGGAGATCCGATGGTCGTGGACGGTACGGGCACGAACCTGCGCAAGATGACCCGGCAGATCGCGGAGGCGAAGGCCGAGGGATATCAGACCAGCGTGGTCTACGTCTACGTACCTTTGACCATCTCCCTTCTGCGCAACGCAGCCAGGGCGCGCAAGGTAGACCCCTTCGTCGTCTTGAACCAGTGGAAGGCTGTACACAAGAACTACCCCAAGCTCCGTGGCTTCGCAGACAAGGCCAAGCTCATCGACAACTCCAACCCTTCCTACGATGCCAAGCTGTACCAGACCAAGGGGGAGGGTGTAGACCAGTTCATGCGTCAGAAGACCAACATGTCCCTCGCGGAGTTCGTCATGGCCGAGGCGCCACAGGAGCGCTCGGTGCTCAAGAAGTTGGGCGCTCTCTGAGACCTTGACCCGACTACGCAAGAAGAGGCCCTCCTGAATCAAATCAGGAGGGCCTCTTGTTTTTCACGCCCACAGCGGCCGTTTCTTCTCACACATGAAGTCCACGGACAGCCCCTCTCGGACCCTGACCAGCTCCTCCCGGTCAAACACATCATCGACGAAGACGGCCTCCTTCATCTTCTCTTGCAGGGCTTTATCAGCGGACACGAAGGCTCTTACGGCCTCCTCCAGCTCTGCCAGAACGTCGACTCCTCTCTTAACCCGGTCACGTCGGGCTTCCACCTCAACATGACCGGCCAGCTCTTCGACCATACAGGCCACGACCAGCTCGAACATTTTTTCCATTCGGACACCTCTCCGGCAGTCTCTCTGGCCCCCAGGAGTACCTGAGAGGGCGGTCAAGAACTCTCCGCCACCACTCCTATACCACAAGGAGAGTTTGTCGTAAAAACTTACTCAGGTAGACCAAACGACGTCGTACCCCATCACGTAGTAGGAGTAGAACCGAAACACCTCCTTTCTCTTCCCCTGTCGGTAGTGGTCCCCGGCCCACGCATCCGCAGATCGGTCCTGTGGAAAACTCGAATGCTCCAGCAGCTTCGTGCACATCTCAAGCGTCATAAGGTATCCGCGTCCGTTGCTCCAGCCCTTCTCGCAGTCTCTCCAGTAGGTGTGGTCAAACACACCCTCTTCACCCTTGTCCAGCTCTGCCAGGACCTCCCTCAGGATCTGGATGCACTGTTCATGGTCACAGTCCTCCAACAGCGGGTAGCCCAGCGCCTTGCCCATCGAGAGCGCCGAACCTCTATGCACGCTCATACTGCTGATAGGCTCCCTCGCGTCTACAAGGCTGCCCGTCGTCTCAACGTCTACTGATCTCGCCATGTCCTCACCTCTTGAAGTGGTTGTTGCCTTCCTTATACCACAAGAGAGAGAGGCGAGTAAAGAGACTCAGTTCACGATACCGTCGTGCGCGTGATCCATGACCGAAACGCTCCAGAACATGAGCAGCGTGTGGAAGTCCGGGAAGACGGTGACGAACACCGGCTCGGCCTGAGCGTGGACGCTCTGGAGGATACGCGCGCCTGACTTGAAGGGGAGAGGGTCGCTGGGGAGGAGACGAAGCGTGAGCCGGGTGAAGACCTCACGCACTTCAACCTTTTGAAGGGGAACCGTGGTCTCCTCATACAGGACGGTCATGTGGTTGTCCTGGTGGCGCAGCATTGGGACGTGTGGGGTCCCGGCATCTTCGCACGGCTTGAGCAGCATGGAGCGCATGTTCATGTCCGAGACCGCGCTGTTGAGCAGGTTGAGCTTGTTGAGGTACAAGAAGGCCTGCTGGTAACGGTGCACGTGTTGATCAAAGATCTCCATGAAGTCTTCGCTGGAAGCCTCCTGGAAGTTTGGCAGCGTGTGTAGAGGGATCTCCTGGAGCTTGTCCACCTGCTGCGAGTAGTTCTCTCGCCACCGCTCCAGGGTCTGTCTCATCACCGGGTTCTCGTACAGCATCTTCGTCATGGGGGACTCCAGGTCAGGGGGTTACCTGACACAGACCACCAAAACATCACCGTCTTACGCCAGCGCTCGCTTGACAGACGCTCGGACTGCCTTCGCGAACTTCAAGCAGGTCGACTTATCGGGCTGTGTGTACGTCTCGTAAGCCCCGGTCCGGTGAATCCGGATGCTCCACATGAGCATGTTTACGTCGTACGACACGTCAATGGCGTTGAACGTCCTTACATGCCAGGACGTCTCGATCCTGCCGTTGGCGGGGTTGGCCATCGGGCCCGAGATGACCACGAGAGGTCCCTCAGTCATGATGAGGTTCTCGCCTATCGTTGTTGCTTTTCCGTCCATGTTCATATCTCCGTGTCAGTAAAGGGGTTTATTGAAGTCATGGCGCCAAGAAGGAGGTCTCGGGTTGGGGCTCTCCCGTCTCCGAAGGCACGCTCACCAATACTCTGGACGGCCATCGCAGCGCTGTCAAAGCTCCCCCTCGCACGCATGAGGTGTCCAGGCATGCCCAGAACGTGTGAGCCTTGGTCTCATTGAGCCAGTAGTGCCCAAAGGCCACGAACTCGGGCCCTTCCCACGCCTCCCACCACCGGACGCGCTCGCGCTCAGCATTGACGAGACCGTAGATGCACTCTCGCGTCTCCCCCGGATAGGCGTGGACACACAACAGGCTGCCCCCATCCACCTCCAGGACGTGCGGGAGGTCCTTGAGCATACAGACGCCAAAGGCTTCCAGCTCTTCGGGAGTATAGCGCTCCCGGAGCTGTGTGATGGTGCCCTGGAGGCCGTGAGCTATCGTGACCGGGTTGCCCATCATCCAGCGCGCGAGCATGTTGTCGTGGTTGCCCATGACCCACTCGACACGACCCGCCCTCCAGTTGGTGTATACCAAGTCGAAGACGTCCGCGTTGCTCGGGCCTCGGTCACACAGGTCTCCCAGGAAGACGACCTTGCGACCTTTTGGATGACTGATCACGCCCTCTTCCAACACGTACCCCAGCTTCTCCAGGAGCTTGAGCAGCTCCACGTAGCAGCCGTGGACGTCCCCTATGACATCACATTCGACCAGTTCGTGCCTGTTTACTCGCCTCGTCATTCGTATTGTCCTTATACTCGATGCTCTACGTAAGGTTCGTATACCTCAACTTACGTCAACCTGTCAAGGATTCTTCCTCATGTCCAACCAACGTAAGATTGCCCAGCGCGTCGCCCGCCTCGCCGGAGCCCCCCAGGTCCGAACCGCATCCATGGATGCCATCATGGATGGCATCAAGATCGTGCGTCAAGGGCGTGATCGAACCCAGAAGGAGCTGAACAAGCTCTCCGAGAAGGTCCGCCGAGAGATGGAGAAGCTTGGCTTCGAGGTCAAGTCGGTCGCCATCTTCCCGTATAATTCGGGGAGCGATGGTATCCACATCGAAGGGGAGGTGAAGTTCGACTTCGGGCGTGATCAGGAGTTCATGGAGCGTCACGTCCTCAAAGACCTCCTCTACGACCACATCGGCTCAATGAGCGTGGACATGAACCGCAGCGGAAGCGGTTACGTCCTCACCCTCGACTCGAAGTGAGAGCTTCTGACACAGGGGGCACGAGGTCGAGCACTCCTTACCGGGCTGATGATGCGTCAACGCAGGCTTGAGTTCTTTGCGTGGGGTGACCCACAGTTCGAGGTCGATGCTGTTCTCGGACCAGGGCCTCGCATCCAGTATGCGTACCCTCCCGAACGCATACTGCTCCTCCCATAGATCACCCGACAGCCAATGTCCCCACCATCCGATAGTTGGCCCCGCAGGTCGTGACCACAGGGCGGCCTATGTCGCGTGCCGTGATGAACACCATCAATGGCAGCGCCACGAAGACGAGGAGACCGGCCACCAGCTTTTCTATTCGATCGCTTCCGTTCATACCACTCTCCTTGAGTGTTGGTGCCTCAACCCAGGCTGAATCCCAGCTCTTGGGCCTTGGCGTGTTTTTCTACGTTGGCAGCGAAGGAGCGCAAGAAGACAACCTCTCCGTTAAGGCGGAGCTGGTACCGATGGTAACCTCCCGCCCCATACAGGACCGCGACCACCTCATGTTCCATTTCAGGAGGCATCTCATCCTCCTCCCGGAGGAGCGTCTTCCAGGTGCTCGCGACGTCTCGTAACGTCGCTACCTGCATGGTCTCAGGGATAGAGTGGTCGTCAAGGGCCTCCTGGAACCCCAAAGACTGGAGAGACCGCCAACGCGGCCCCTCCAGCTCTTCGAGCTTGTCCAGGAGTTTTGGGTCGTCGATAAAGACGCTCATCAAGGCTCCGTGGGGGCCCCCGTCAAGGGGCCCGGTGAGGTCAGCGGGCGGGGACCGTGAAGACCCCCTGAGGTCCGAGGCCCAGCGTTCCGGGGTAGGCCGCCTGGATGGCCTCCCACGCCGCCCTCTTCTCGGTCTTCGGGACGCTCCAGCGCTTGGAGTCGCCATCGAACTTGCGGCCCTTCACCTTGCGAATGGCGTCTACGAATCCCTCATCGTAGGTCGTGTCGAGGAAGAGACGGTCGCCCTCGACCTCGATTCGGACGTCGGCCAGCTTGCTACCGACCTTGGTGGCCAGCACCGTGTAGCCCATCTGGGTGAGGGCCTTGAGGCACACGATGGCGTCGTCCTGGTGGGTCTTGGCCTTGCGCCACACGGCGAGCGCAATGTTGAGGGCCTTGGCTGCCGACCTGGAGTCGTTGTCCAGGACCGCCTTCATCGTGCGGTCTGCGAGGCCGTCGACCGTGAGGTCCTGGAGGGTCTTGGACACCTCCTTCGCGGTGCGGTCGTCGATGTCGTGGGCATCCTCGTACCCGTACTTGCCCCTGCAAATCGGGCCGATGCCGAACTCGATCGAGGTGGGGTCCGTGAGGGCCCGGCCGCAGCACGAGCAGTGTGTGGGTATGACGTTGTAGATGCGGTAGTCAATGGCCATGGTATTCTCTCCCGTCGTGTTGCGCCGTTGGGGCGCGGTGTGTCTCGCTTCGTCTTACACACTCTATATACCACAAGGGTGGGGGACCGTAAAAACAAATGCACAAATCCCCCATACGATTGGCGTCGCATGGGGGATTCCGGCTAGCCGGACGTGCGCCGTGTGGATTGCAGGATACTACGGCTCTTCCTGGCAAGATCACCCGACCCCGTGAGGGGAGGAAGGTTTCCGGCATACTAATACCGAATTCGGTCTCTTGCTGCGGGCGATACTGGCGCCTCCACCCGCTGGGCTGCTATCTCAAATCGAATAGGTGTAGCTCTCGCTGTCCCATGTGGTGTTAAAGCTGACGACCATTGGGGAGTCTCTTTTGGTACATCCCCAGGGGAGGATCTCCCAACCGTTACCCGAGTAGCCTCCATATCCTCGAAAATCATGGTCTATGATGTACCCCGCTCTCGTTGGGTCCTGGAGGATGGCCCACGCACATCCGGCGCGAAACCACGCACCGGGTGTGAGGGTCTCACCCTTGCGGGTGGGATGTGTACCTTCGGCACACATCCATGTCACGAGGTCACCCAAGGCCACGCTCTTGTGTGTGTGTACCCCTCCAGACTCTCTACTACATAGGCCACCATGTGGTCCCACTCGTCGGTTGGCCGTTTATATTCGGCCAACAGCCAGACCACTCGTGAAATGTTCTCCGGCACGCTACGAGTGTCCTGGAGCGCCTGTCGTAGCGCGCCCCATACGAGCTTCATGTCTTCCATCAGGAAGCCTGCTGTGTGGTCTTGGAGGGGGTGTAGGACTTCTGGAGGACCTTCCACAGCTCCCGGCCCCTCTCCAGGGTCACGATGGTGGAGCCGCGCACTTGACCTCGCGTGTCGAACTTGCGCATCTGCACCAGCTCACCACGCGCCTCGAACTCGACGCGGGGGTACTGCACGTTCACGCCGAGCTTGGCCTTGAACGTGTGGACCGTTCCGCCCTCCGAGTTGAGGTACCCCTCACGTGCGTTCAGCCTCTCCCGCTGCGCCCTGAGGATTTCCCGGCTCTCGTCGAGGGCCTTGTCCACTTCGGGAACCTTCTCCACCGCGTTCGCAATGGCGGCGCCGATTCCGATCATCATCCCTACGTCCTTGCTCCAGCTCTTCGTATCCATCTTATGCTCCCTTGTCGTGGTGTGTCGTTCTATCTTACCTCCTATATACCACAAGGACGTGAGGTCGTAAAAAGAATCTTCAAAGGAGGCGTGCGCGAAGCTCCTCAAGACAGAAGAGACGTCTTTGGGTCACCACTTCGGTCTGCGTAGCGTAGAAGGCCTTCTCCTGGGGCGGCACCTTGAGTACCAGCCGGGACGCGAACGCGTCGTCTGTGTAGCCTTGGGCGTCGAAGCGGATACCGCTGGAGTTGAACGTACCGTCTTCGCGTTGAGTGACGACGCGAAAGCATCCTGCGCCGTCGGCGTAGGTGGCTCCGTCTTCGAGCCGGAAGGATTCATCAGGGTAGAACTGCATGGGGGTTACTCCGTAGAGGCTCTTGAGCGGAGAAGGTAAAGCGCTCTCACGGCCTCTTCATGGGTAGGGTAAGAAACAGGGTCTACGGACGATCCAACATATGTGCGAACCTTCGGCTGCGTGGCAGTTGCAAGGGTAGCATTGAATCCACCCGGACGGGTGGTAGGCCTCGTCCATCGTGACGTCGTAGTGAGGCGCGTCTACGCCCCCGTTAAGGTCCTGGGTCCTCGGTGGGAAACCGGCGAGCTACCAAGGTCCCACATGGCCACGAGCCCTTCCAGAAGGCTTGCGCTTTTACCGGCTGTGTGTTGGAGGATGCCCTCTGGTTCAATCACAGGTACCACGCGGATAGAATGCACATGCGTGCCCAGGAGATCGGTGAGCTTGTCGTGAGTCTCCTCCACTCGGTTGATGTCCCTCACCACGCAGTTGAGACGGCCCTCCTGGCCGCTCACAAAGAGGACACCTCGGAACAGTTTGGGATACGTGACGTAGAACATTTCCATATAGCGCACGCAAGCGTTACGCGAGTCGAACGCGATGAACGTATGTGCTCGGAGATGCTCGGAGATGCTCGTCAGCGCCGGGATACACAGCCTGGAGGACCTTGTAGGCTGGGATGTTGCGTTGGGCGGGCGGCTGAAGTATTCCATGCTCCAAGGGCTTGTGGTCCACATATGCGATTTGGTGGAAGATGTTTGACATGTAAACGCTCCTACTCAAGAAAGGGTGTGGGTTACTTGGAGCGGTACGTGATGCGGCCCCTCGTGAGGTCGTACGGAGACAGCTCGACGGTCACCATATCCCCTGGGAGGATCTTGATGTTGAACTTGCGGATCTTCCCGGACACGTGGCCGATCACCGTATGCCCGTTCTCGATCTCAATGGAGAACTTCGCGTTCCCCAGGGCCTCGATCACCTTGCCCTCTACCTCTACTGCCTCTTCTTTGGCCATGACGCTACGCTCCTCAGTTGGTCGCCGTGAGGAAGTCTCACGGCGGATTGAGAGGGAACTTAGCACAAGAGGTTAGAGGTCGTCAAGAGGTCGGTTAATCTATTGTTCGGGCCTGTGGGTGGTCACGGGCAAGGTACCGGGACGTAGTGAAGGTCAGGCCAAGTCTTTGCGAGGTGAGGCAAGGCCGACGTGGGAAGCCGCTTGATGGCGAGCATATAGTCCCCCACCTCGGAGACGGATTCAGCGCTGTACGTCGAAGCCCATTTGAGAACGTCCCCCAAGAGTCGTGAGTCGCATTGCAAAAGCACATCACAATGTGTGATCTCTCCCGAGAGCAGGACGTCCGCGTCTGCTACGCCCTCCCACAGGTGGGTCTCATCACCGACCTCTCCCCACACCAGATCAACCTCCCAGTCCGGCCAGAAGCGGTTGGTCCAGCCGCGTACAGCGCGCACGACCTCATCGGGGTCGACGGGATCAGGCCACCTCACGAGCGGGTTGCTGAAGGGGTCCTCGACGTGGCTGAATTGGACCCCGCTGTCCAGCTCCTCCTCTCCGAAGTCCCTGGCGATCTCCTCCTGGGAGCGTACGAACTCGTCGGTGATCAGGCTCATCAGGTAGACCTGCCTGGACCCGTAGCGCGTGGAGACCTCGACCTGCACGTCGCAGTAGTGGCGCTCCCCCATGCTGGCGTCCTCACTCCACACGAGGACTCGGCTTGGGCCTGGAGACTTCAGCCACCGCTCCATGCCGGTAGCGAGCACACAGGGCTCATCTCCAGCCCATTTGCGCCACGTGTGCATCGCCCGAAAGGGCACCCTCTTCAATTCACCCATCTCACCCGCCAACGCTCAAGATCACAGGAGGTCCGAGCCGCCTACTTATGATGGTGTGAGTATCAATACCGTATTGACCAGAACCCTCTACCCTCCCCCTGGAGCCTACCGTGATTTTGCAAGATGTGACCGTTGATCCGACCCCTGGAAAGAGCCTGCGCACCCTGGAGGTCGATTCGAGGATGATCCTTCAGCTCTTTGACACGGGAAAGGTCGCCATCCCCGAGGAGCTTCCGGAGGGCCTGGAGCTTTGGCCCAACCAGCCGGTGGTCTTGCGCAGCGGCCAGACGTCGGCTGTTGGTCTGGTGGATTCAAGAGGTCAAAACATCATCCGGGTCAACGAAGAGCTGGAGTTCTTCGGCATCCGGGGGCGAAACAAGGAGCAGCAGGGACTGCTTCACCTCCTGCGTAGCCAGGGCGTACGCGTCATGGTGATCACGGGCCCGGCCGGAACGGGCAAGAGCCTCCTGGTCAGCGCGTGGGCGCTTCACATGCTCTTGAACGAAAAGAAGTGGAGCAAGCTCATGCTCTCCAAGCCGTTGGAGATCACCACGGGCACGAGGTACTGGGGGACGGTCCCAGGCGACGCAGACGACAAGTTCGCCCCCTTCCTGCGCTCGTACATGATGACCTTCGAGAGCCTTGTGGGAGAGAAGGGCATGGAGTACATCCACACGGCCCGTGACAAGGGTGCGATTGAGTTCTTCCCCCTGGAGCTTATGCGTGGCGTGTCCATCCGTAAGGCGCTCGTATGGTACGATGAGGTCCAGAACCTGAACGCCCATGAGATGCAGACGCTGGGATCACGTATCGACGACGTGGGCGGGACCAACCTCATCATCTCCGGCGACATCAAGCAGCGAGACAAGGACATCGACATCCGACAGACCGGCTTGAGCAAGATGGTCAGCTCCAAGGCCTTCCTGAAGTCGCCATTGACTGCACACGTCCACCTCTCTCGAATCGAGCGCGGCGCGGTTGCGCAGCTCTTCCACGACGTCTTCGACCGCTGAATCCTCCCAATACGAGAGAGGCCCCCGATGAGTCAAATCTCATCGGGGGCCTCTTTGCTTCGGGTCGAGCGTCAGTTGACTTGATTGAGGTCGGTTCCTGCCAGGAGCGAAGCCATGCGGTCGCGGTTCTCGGCCGGCACGAAGTCGCCTTCCAGCTCCACGATGCGAGCCGAAGACGCGTACTTCGCGCGGACACCCTCACGACGAACCGGATCGTAGCCGACCCATCCGAGGATGGTGCGGATCTCCTCTTCCATCGTCTGAATGAGCGGCGGCTTGGTCCGCACCACCTCCTCCAGGATCTCGGTCGTGAGCACCTTCTCCTCGGTCATGTAGGCCTTGCGCATGCCGTCACACACCACCTGCTCAATCTCACGGCCCGTCAGGTTGGACGAGGACGCAGCCAGGAGGTTCGTATCCACCGCATCCTTCTTGCCCATGCCATCCCTCCAGTATTTGGAGAGCTGGATGTCGAAGCAGATCTTGCGCGCCTCGACGTCCGGGAGCCCGACGAAATACTTCTCCTCGAAGCGAGAGACCAGCTCGGGCGGAAGAGACGTGATGCCGTTGGCGGTCGCGATGACGAAGATGTCCTCAGCGTGGTCCTGGAACCAGCTCAGGAACGTACCGATGACGCGCGCCGTCGTGCCCGAGTCCGAGAACGACGAGGACTGACTCCCCGCGAGACCCTTCTCAATCTCATCCACGAAGACCACGGCAGGGGCCACCGCTTCGATGTCCTGAAGCGCGCGCCTCATGTTGGCCTCGGAGTCACCCACGCGCGCCGAGAAGAGCGCCGACGGGTCGAAACGTACGAACGAGACGCCCATCTCCTTGGCCAGCGCCTTGGCCATCAGGGACTTGCCGCAGCCGGGGACGCCGATCATCAGGAGGCCACGGGAGTTGGGGACTCCCCACGCACGCCCCTCCGGGGTCCACGCCTCGCGCACTTCCATCAGGCGACCCTTGAGCGCGTCCAGACCGGCTACGTCGTCAAACGTGAGCATCGGGTCGACCAGCTCCAGCAGGTCGGACTTCTCGATGATGGCCCGCCTCTCTTGAACCATGCTGTCGAGGGTGACCTTGTAGTCCGGGGAGGAGATCGTCAGCCGCGTGACGATCTCACGCACTTGGTGTAGCGTCAGACCCCGACACGCCTTCACGAAGTCTTCGCCCACCTCTTCCTCGGCGTCTCGGCCGGCCGGGAGCGTGTAGTCCGGCATGTAGGCCTGGAAGTGACTCTCCAGGCTCGTCAGGTAGCTCTTGAGGTGGGGGTCGCTCGGGTTGCCGTAGTCCAACACCGAGACGTACGGCTCCAGCTTGGGAGGGAGCTTACCCGTGGGACTCACCAGGATCAGCATGCGCCTCATGCTCGTGTTGCGGCCCGAAGAGCACGCGATGTTGAGGATGCGCCGCTGCACCTGCGCATCGTTGAGGTACACGTCCGCGTCCAGCATCAGGTAGAAGAGGTCCGCGCCCTTGTTACCCTGGCGCGTCTCATACACCGTCTGTAGCATTTGCAGCGGGTTGCGCGATGCGGCATCGTCCACCGTGCTCGCGAGCGTGTTCATCTCGTCGAGGTAGCCTCCGGCCGCGCGCGTGCCGAACGAAGGGTTCCAGACCTGTAGCTCATACGGCGGTGAGACGTCCTTACCCTCCCTCTCACGCGCCGCCTCCGCCGCCTTGAGGAACTTGCCATGAAGCTCCTCAACCAGCCTCACCTCATCATTGGTCTTAACCATGAGGACGGGTGTGAGTGAGCGGAGATAATCGAGAAGCGGTGCGGCCATGTTCTTACCCTTTGATTGACTTCTGTACTGGAAACGAATGGTCAGCGACGATACCGTACTACAGCGGAGCGGTCAACGTCAAGTAGTAGACTCAACGGTCTTCCAAGTGTCCATCGGATGCTGGATGAAGTACACCCGGTTGATGGGGACAGGGGTGTTGATGAGGTCGCCTCGGTCGGGGTCGTGCTCGTAGTCTCCAGCAATCACGCTCTTCTCATCCTTGGCGAGCGCGACGTCGTTCACCATTCCGCAGCTCGGGCACGTGCACCGGAGCACCTTGTCACCTGCCAGGGAGAAGTTGCTCCAGATCGGGGCCTTACCCTCCACCACCTCGCAGGAGGCCGCCGTGAACGTCAGCTCCTTGGGGATGCCCATGTCAATGCCCACCGGGAGGTTGTAGTCCGGGTTGATGAAGTAGAAGAGCGGCTCCGTACATGAGCTACTACAGCAGCGCTGCACGTAACACGAGTAGGACTCCTGAGAGTACGAAACCGTGCTCTCGTAGTAGGAGAGGGAGGCGTCCCCCGAATCGAGCCCACGACCCACATACGTGGAGGTCTCCGTATCCTCCGACAACAGGTCATGGTTCTTGAACATCTGGTCAAGTCGTGACATGGCTTCCTTCCTTCAATCTCTCTGTTATTCTAGACCCCGGTGAGGGACTATACCCTAGCCGGCAGGGTAGCGTCAACTCTTTTTGCGACCGGGCAGCTTAAAAGACCCCTCAAACGAAGAGAGGAGGCTCAACCCGTCTCCGGGGGGCCTCCTCTCTCACTCGCTCCTGATTCGGAGACGCTCAGCCGTACATGGGCTTGGTGCTGACATACACGATGTCACCCTGGCTCAGCTTGCCGCCGTAGCCCTCGATGTAGGGGATCTCGTCACCCACGGTGTACGAGTTCTCGATGATGTCGCCGTCCTCGCTGGCGTTCAGGAGGAACGTGTGGTTGGAGTACGCCTGCTTGAGGGGACCCTCGACGAACGCCTTGGCCGAGGTGCAGTCCTCGTCGAAGGAGCACGACTCCGCGTTGGTGTCGATGGTGACGCCCGTGTAGCGGAAGCGCTCCACCTCGGCCCCGTCCATCTTGTAGTCGAGCTGGCCGTTGGTGACCTTGAAGTAGTGGTCCTTGGTGCGCGTGTAGGCGCACTTAAGCTCCTTGAGCGCAGCCTCGACGGCCTCGGGGTTGTTGTACTTGGTCTGGATCGTGATTTTGCGGGACATGTCCTGCTCCTCTATGGATGGATGGATGCACATGCAGCCCGGCTACATGCTCTTGTTCTGTGACTCGCGGTAGACACACCAAGGAGTCAACTATGGTGCCAGGAGGTTTGCTTCCCTGGCAAGGCGTAGAACTCAGCTATCCGAGCCCTGGACGAACGCGGTATCGTGCACCGGAGCACAGTCGCCGTCAGGGATGTCCTCGTCAGACGTGATGGTACCCATGCGATTGGCCGCCACGTAGATCTCTCCGCAAAGGTGCTGGCCTCGTGCGACCACCTGCTGAGTGACCTCTCCGTCCTTGTGAATGACCGTGATGTACTTCATCCCTTGCTTCGTGCTCATAATGTACTCCCGTGATATGTTTTGGCTACAACCCTGCAACCGAGGAAGACCTTACCGCAACCCAATGCAGAAGGTCAAGAGCTATTTGTCGTCAGCCTTCCCCGATTTTCCCAGACGAACGCGGAGCTTTGATCCCCCTCTCTTCGACTTGGAGTCGTCAGCGGGGTCTGTCACCGCCCACGGGTTCGGTTGAATCACCTGGACGTTACCGGCAGGCTGGGGGGACTTGGCGTGTGTCCCCGGTGCCCCTGGGAGAATGATACCGCTCTTTGGAGCTGGGGTGTTGTAGGTCGACGCCGCGCCGAGTCTCTTGGACGCATCCCCTTCTAGTACAGGCGCGCTCGCGGGCGCGGGCTCGTGTGCGCGCTCGCGGGCGGGTGCAGGCTCACGGGCGGGCTCGTGCGCGGGTGTGGGCTCGTGCGCAGGCTCGTGCGCAGGCTCGGGCGCGTGTGCGGGCGAGTCTCCCTTGAGCAGCGACACCGCGCGCTCTAGCTTTTCGGGGGACTCAGTACGCGTGTCCAGCATTCCGTGGTGTACCCGACGGTCCGCAGCAGGTGTGGAGGTGTCGAGTACCGCTGCATCCCCCTCGACCGTGATCGGGGAGAGCGACCAGTCGGACACTTGCGCGACGCTCTGCTTGAAAGACTTGAAATCCTGAGAGGAGAGCGTCGCGAACAGCGGATCATCAGATGCCAGGAAGGTCGGACTGTTGAGGCCCTCAAGCTGGCGCTTCATCCTCCGTGTCCACGAGAGGCCGTGGTACGACGACCGGTGACACTCCGGGTTGAGGCATCGGTTGCAAAAGGCCTGCTCGAATTGTTCGATCGTCGCCTGCACGCCCGTGTCCTGAAGACACTCGCGTACGAAATCACCCTTGGTGTCACTCGACATACCCACACCTCGCATAGTCCTCTTACCCCTCCTACAAGAGGATTAGGGCGTTCGGATCTCGCCTCGGAGCCCCAGGAAGTCTGCGAGCAGTCGGACCGCCTCCGTCTCGACACCCCACCCCACGTCCTCCGAGACGAGCACCTCGCCGTCCCAGCTCTCCAGTCTCAGGGTCTGGTTGGCGATCTCTCGGGTGGCACAGAAGTCCCGGATCTGTCGGAAGACCATGACCGAGTGCATCGAACCTCGCTCGTCCAGGGGGGCCAGCGGATTGCCGTGGAGTCGGTACGTCAAGATGGGACCCCCAAGGTACTTGCTCGTCTTGTTCTGGTAGCTCATGTATGCGTCTCCAAAGTCGCAGATGTCGTCCTTAACGAGGACCTCGGCGCCCGTCTCCTCATCTACCGCGAGGAGACCCCTCGGCAGGACCTCCTCTCCTTGCTCGTTGATATACCACATCCCCGGCTCGAACTCGATGTGGCGCCAGAGGGACTCGGGCACCGGCTCCGGCGCGCGTACGGACGGGTTGTAGGGGTGGAACTCGGACCAGTTATAGCACACGTCAAAAGTCGGCCCAAGCTCAATATCACAGCGCAAGGGCACCGGCCACTTGAGCGCTCGCCCGAGGTCGGTCATCTTCTCGACGATCACCGGCACCAGCTCGTCGAGCTTGTCCTTGCGCATCTCGAAGACAAGCTCATCGTGAATGCAGATCATGAGGCGGCAGTCGTCGAGCTTGTCGTTCGCTTTGAGCCAGTCAAAGATCCTCCACATGCCGTACTTGGTCAGGTCTCCCGTCGCGCTGCCCTGGATGATGCCGTTGACCGCGTTACGCTGCGCCTTGGCCGAGATCCAGGAGTCGTGGTTGTCAATGTCTGGCAGGCGGATGCGACGCCCGACCGCCGTTTTGACTTGCTTGTTTTGTGCGCACTCCTTGTGAATGTCGCTGATCCAGGCTCGCAACTTCGGGAGCCCACTGAGCATCTTCTCCTTGATCTCTGCGCCTTCATCACGGGACACGCCCGTCGCGCGCGCCACCGCTGACCCGCCGCCTCCGTAGAGGACCGAGAAGTTGGCGCCCTTGGAGTTCTGGCGGTACTTCTTGAAGTCAGGCTTGCGCAGGACCTCATCCCCATACACGATCTGGGTCGTGAGCGTGTGCAGGTCACCGATCTTGTCGCTGCCGCACTTGGGACACAGCGCCGGGGGAGTCCCCACCGGCGTGCTGTAGCGCTCATCGTTGAACTCGTGCTTACACGTCGAGCAGCGGAAGAACTCGTTGATCCAACGCGGCTCCCCGGACAGGTTCGCCGCGAGACGAAGCTCGACGCCGCTCTGGTCGATTGCGACGATCACAAACCCAGGGCGCGCCTTGATGGCGGGACGCACTGAGGAGTCCAGGCTCAACATCTTCGTGTTCGGCTTGGCGATGCCCTCCTCGTTCACGAAGGGCTCATCCTCGTACGTACAGGACTCCTGGAAGGGGCAACCCTCACACGACTTGGCGACGCATCGCTCTTCGTTCTTGTACGTATCGAGCACGAAGTGGTTGTCGTAGACGCGCGCCAGGAAGTCCACCCCTCGGAGCTTGTCAAAGCTCTCGTACCAGACGGCATCCGGATTGCCCGGCCCCTTGGGGCGAGAGATGATGAGCTTGGATGCGAACTTGCCCCGGTTGTAGCACGCAGGCGCCGACTGCACGTTGATCCCCGAGTACCCGTGATCCCACTTGCCCTTGGACGCGGCGAAACGTCCCGTATCCACTCGGTGCGGGTTGAAGGAGAAGTGGGTGGATTCATCCTGGAGAACGTGCGACGGGTTGCGCGGCAGCGCGTCATTGCGGTAGCCGTCCGTGTTGGTCTGGAGCGGCCCAAGGTAGGTCGAGTCAACCTTCTGGAGACCGCGATAGGTCCGAATGAGCTTCAAGAAGGGGAAGGTGTCTCCGACCTTCTCGCACAAGGCCTCGATCACATCGTCTGAGGTTTTTACCTGACCGGACTTCTCCGTCCGAACCAGTTCGGCCTTGATGAGCCCCTTGCCGTGGAGGTAGTCCATACCCGCTCCCAGCGTGGCGGGCTTGCTCACGTCGTTCACCGTCATGGGGAACCCAAAGCCGGAGAACCCCTGGGCGATCTGCTCGCACACCTCCTGAGTGTACTCCTGCACCTCGTAACGCACTCGGGAGAGGTAGTCCAGATCAATGTGAGGCCGGTTACGTTCCATCCACCGCGTCGCCGCGACGTTACCCCTCTCCAGACTGTAGACCCCCTTCTGCTCGGCGCGCACGCTCGGAGGCGACCCCTTCTCACAAGGCTCCAGGTCCACGACTCGGAGCTGTTTGGCCCCCTTTACGACCTTGCCGTGCTCATCTCGGGGATACTCCAGCCGAGGCACCGCGTAGTGGGTATCAAACAGCACGTAGAGCTTGTAGGTGCAGATGGCGTCCGCGCCCGCGTACCACAGCGTAGCCATGTCAGACGGGTCCAGCGTGGAGAAGTTGTAGTCCTTCAGGCTCTCGTCGAACAGCTCCGGCAGCTCGATCATCTCCAGGCCGAGGTGGCGGGAGGACAGACTCTTGAGGCCATGTCGCTTGCTGGACGAGTCGTGGAGGTAGCTCAGGATCAACGTGTCCTCGAAATCCTCGATGCCTCCCACCTCGTAACCGGCGCCTTCGAGGATCTCATGGTCAAAGAGCGTGTTGTGGAAGATGCACACGCAGACGTCGAGCAGGCGTTGGATGTGTGGGAAGACGACATCGGGCTCCAGGTTGTGCGACGCTCCTCCCTGGCGATGCCGCACAGGCACGTACACACCTTCGTGGCCATCGTAGCTCATGCAATACCCGACGATCTGGTCGACCGTCTCTCCGGAGGGCCTCCGGCGCGTATCGAGGCCCGTCGTCTCAATGTCCAACGCACACAGCTTCGAGGCGCACGCCCGGTCCACGTAGGCCTTGAGGGCTTCCTCCGTGTCGAGCAGCGTGAACTCGTGATCGTGCATCCACTCCTTGGGCTTGACCTCGACGACTTCGCGTAGCCCGAAGAACTCGTCCAGGCCCATCTGATCACTCATCGCATCTCTCCTTCGTATTTACGTAAGCCAGCGGAACACCCAGATGTCTGAGCGCCACAGCTCCACGATTCGGTTCAAACATACCAACGCATCCTGAGCGCATTCGACCCCCACGTCGTAGCACGGAGGCTGATTCTTATGGTCCGCCACGCACTTGCGCGAGTCCCACGTTGGACACGTCGCGCGGTGTTGGCAGGGGTGGTACGCCTTGGGCAGTCGTCTCAAGCAGTTCTGAGGCGCAAGGGCTCCCGCGTCAATCAGGGGCCGCGCGTAGTTCTGTCTCAAGCTGAGGTAGTCATGATGCCCCAGTTCCGGAATCAGGTCTACCATCTCTTCCAGGCCTCCGGGATCTTTCGCGCTCCGAGCCTCAAGCTCCAGGCGCAACGGCTCCCACTCAGGCTCCCACGTCCCGTCTTCCATCGTCTGAATGCCGTAGACCTTGATGGAGCCCCATCCCGGATGCGCGGCGGTAAATTGTGTCGGCATGTCGAGGTCCTACAGGTTGCGCACGACTTCCCAGACGCGCCCTACGAGCATCTTGGCCTTGTCGGGCGGGAGGGTGTCATGTTCAAGCGCGAAACGCGCCGTGTCGAGGGCATAGTACAGACGATTTGCCCTCTCCATCCCCACAGCCTCGGGCCGGACCTTGACGATGCGCGTCAGAACGCTCTCTACGGTCTCCACAGCCGTCTCAACCGACGCCTTGAGGTTGGACCCGCCCTGAAGCCCTTGAGCGCCTCCAGCGGCCTGTGAGCCCCCAAGGGTCGGTGCCTTCTCTCCCTTGGACGGATCAAAGGAGAAGTCGGCTCTTGGGATGTTCTTGATGTGGAAGGATCGCTCGATGTGTGAGAGCCCCTTTCCAAAAGAGAGGCCTTCTTTGTCCTGGACCCACCTCACGCAGTCTCGGGACTTGTGGCAAGCGAAGCAATAGGTGCCCCCAGAGCCGTTGTCGTTGTCCGGATACATGCGCGCCGAGTAGGAGTTGTCCTGTCCGTCTCCGTGCAGCGGGCACGGGAACTGGAACTCCCGGTCCACCGCTCGAACGTCGATGCCGTAGTGCGCCAGGACGCTGGCCACGGTCAACTGCCGCTTGATGTTGTCCACCCGGAGTCGCATGTACTCCTTGATGGCCGGATCGACTTCTCGGTTGATGGACACCTATCACGCCTCCTCAGACTCGTCGGAAGCGTCCGGCACGTCTTCGAGGCTCATGCGAGACGGCCTGGACGTACGGGCGTGGGTGCGACGCTCGGCCTGCGCCTCTTCTCGCTCGCGTTGAGTGGTCTCCACGCGCGCCGTATCAGCGGCCATGATGTTCTCGATCTCATCGTCGGTGGCCGCGTTGAGCAAGGACGCGTGGTTGCCAAAGTCAACCTCGTTGGCCATGTACCGCGTGTCCCAGTCAATCAGCGCCGTGAACGGCAGGAAGTGAGGGTTGTCTCGATTCTTCAGACAGCCAAACTTCGTACGCCCGCGCGCGCGCAGCTCCGCGTTGAGGTAGGTCGTCGTGATCACGTCCGAGGACCTCTCCGCCTCGTTTGCGTCGGCCAGCGCCTGCGTGCGGTACACGCCATCGCTCTTGTCTGCGTCGAGCTTACCCTGGCGGTTGATCTGGAGCAGCCCCAGGACGCCCACGCGCTCTCCCTGGTTGAACGTCAGGGCCAGCCTCTTGGCATCCCTCAGGATGGAGTTGAGGTCGGTGTAGTAGTTGCCCGAGAACTCGGCCGGCTTCAGGAGCGCGAAGTGGTCGATCACGCACATGTGAATGGGCGTCTGTGCGTGTCGCATCTCCATGGCCTGCTTGAGCTTGGGGATCGTCATGTCCTCGTCCGGGGAGTGCACGTAGACTGACCCGTAGCTGTGGCCCCGGTTCGCTTCGATGTCGTCGATGATGTGGTCGTAGAATGCGATCTGCTCCGCCGTGATCGGATTGCCCGCCTCGTCCTCGCCATCACGGATCACCCGGTACGTGAGCTTGGGCCACCCCTGACCCTGAAACTTCGGGTGGTTGGAGTGCATCACGTACATGATGCGCTGGAGGTGCTCGACCGACATCTCCATTGACAGGTAATAGACGTTGTACTGGAGGAGGAAGGCGGCGCGGTAAATCCAGTTGAGCGCGAACGACGTGTTGTGGGTGATGATGTCGTTGACCACGAAGCTGTGGTGCTCGGGCACGCTCAGATCATAGGTCATTTCCACGCCCTTGGGGGTGATGGACTCGATCTGCTCCCAGGCTACCTCACCCCCCAGATGGCGCTCCAACTCCGGCTTGAGTGTCGTAAATAACGCCAAGGAATCCGCAGTCAAGCCCGCCCTTTTGCGTGCCTGACCGACATAACGCCAGGAACCTGTATCAGTGGCGACTCTATGGTTGTCTTCCAACCCCGCAAGTAGCTCACTGGGGAACACCCGGTCATCCCCACAAGGCAAACGATTCGCCAGTACCTCGAAACGCTCACGCTTCCCCGGCACGACCACCTGAGCACAGAACTGCTGCTTACCCGGCCGGGTAATCACTCGCACGGTGTAGAAAAGGTACGGCTCGTCTTTATAGGTAGTCGCAACAGGGCGCACCGTAGACGGAATGCCCAGACGCAACAGCAAACCCTGGACTCCCACGGCCAACTTCCGGCTCACCGATGTGTAAGTGATGTCGTTGCGACGGCTATCGGAGGTTCGGTCAGGGCGTTCATGATCACCGGTGTGGCAGGACCCGTCAGTAGCCCAGAGAGCGCCCAACAGGAGCGCAATCTGCGTATCGGGGAGACCAAACAGTTCCCCAGGGATGAACTTTTCATGTGAGCCTACCTGCCACAACCCAAGAGACCGCAAACGCGCCGCAAGAGGCGACACCATCTCCGAATTCCCGAGCCCCAAGCTCCGGCTCACTCGCAGGAATGGCGCCCGGTCCGAGGTCTCCTCCCGACACCAATTGAGGGTCTCATAAGTGGCAGGACCCTCCTGGTAACCCAGCACCTCCAAACAAGCGATGAACACGTCTTGCACTTCTGTACAGGTCGCAGTCAAGCCAAACGTTGACTTGCCCAGAGTCCCATCCCCCAGGAGCAAACCGATTGCCTGCACTTCCGCGTCGGAGAAGTCCGTGCGGGGCTGAGGCACTTTCATCACAGACGGTACACCTACCCAAGTACCTTCGGACAGCTCTCCAACTTCACGCCACGAGCCGCCACCCTCCGCAGTCCACAGAGGGTGATTTGCAGTAAGCGTAACGGTACGCCCCGAGGAGGTTCGCACCTCAAAAACCTCGCGCTCCCCATTCTCTACGAGATGCGAGGCCTGCGCCTGTACCAACAACGGCTCGGCGCCTTCGTGTTTGAGGGCCGTGACTACAGGGAGTGCGTTGTGGTTATAGAGGTCTCGCACGCTCTCCAGCTTTTTGGTGTCGTGGTTGAAGACTAACGTATCCCCTGCCATGCACTTCAGCTCTCCGGTTGAGGCGGCGTGGGTCCACATCTCACCCGGCTTGAGTCCTCGGCACACCACGTCAATGTCTTCGAGTCCACACAGACATCCCCAGGTCAGCTTCTCGGCTGCCAGGACTCGGTTCATCTCGTCTCGCGCGAAGTCCGTATCCTCCACGATGTCGGCCTTCGTCCTGGAGCCCGAGCTGTGGCTCATGAGGCGGTCGGAATGCTTCATGAGGTAGAGCATCGCGTCCCGGTATCCCTTCAGGTGCAAGGTCTTGCGTCCCTCCTTCATTGACATCCCGTTGAAGAGGATGTCGTTGGCCGTCTTGAGGGCGATGTGGAGGTCCTGATCACGCTGCCCCTCCACGACGTCATGGACAAGGGCCTCGAAGTCCGCGCCGGTGTACGTGGTAAAGGTGGCCTGGACCTCCTTGAGCCTCTCCGAGGTGACCGCCTCACCCTCACGCTCGTAGTAGTCGTGCAGACTCTGGGGCTTTGGCAGCTCTCCAAACTGCGTGGCGAACCCCTGGATGAAGTCCCAGATGTCCTGGTCTTCTGCGTCTGGGAGGCGGAGGTCTGAACCTGAGAGGGCCGCGTAGTTACGCTTGAGGTCGTCCTGTGGGATCTTACCATCCACGTCGAGGACACTGCGAAGGATCTTGGTGAGGCTCATACTTGACTCGTATTTAACGTATCGTCGGGAAGGAAAGCGTTCAAAGGATGTTCATCGAGAGCTTCTTGCGGCGCGCCTTGGCCGCTGCTCGGGCTTCCTTTGGCGTCTTGGGCTCGTCACTGGTGCCCTTGACGATCGGCGCCACGCCCTTGTAGAGCGAGCGCGCGGGCTGAGTCGCCTCAATGCTCAAGGTCTCGAAATTCTCCGTGAGGTAGTCCGAGGCCTCCGGGCTCCACGCGAAGTGCCCCTCCACGTAGGGCTTGTTGTGTGCCGTCACCACCCAGGTGGGAGCCCCCGCGAACCGGCGAATGCGCAGCGACTCCAGGAGCACCCCCGGCAACGCACGGTTGGAGTAGCTCGTCACTCCCAGGAAGACCACAACCAGCGAGGGGTCCTCTACCAAGTCCCTCAGGCTTGTGAAGGTCACCTGCGTCGACCCGCTGTCCTTGGAGGTCTCCTTGTCCTTGGAGAGCCACGCGTCGAGCATCTGGGAGTCGTTGGTCACGCGGTGGAAGAAGTTTGTCCCCTGGCAGATCAACGCGTGTCGCAGATGCGGCAGGAAGTCCCTGCGGTTGGCCTTGATGAAGAGCGATTGATCCGTTCGGTCCTCAAAGGGCGAGCTTTTGAGAGGCTTCGCGTTGTAGATCTCATCTCCCAGGGAGTGCCTGTAGAGGTAGCGCAGCGTACACACGCACGGACGCTTGAAGTCCTTGGTGGTCCCCATTGAGATGTAGCCCGTCCCCGAGCAGACCTTGCAGTCATTCTCAGAGGCCGTCGGCGTCGCGAAATCCTGAACGCTCTTGCGCTCTTTGCTTGGCTTGTCGCCCTTGGTCGTCTTCGTCGTCATAGGTTGGGCTCGTTCGTGTCGTATGCGGTGATCAGGTGTCGTCGAGTGAGGAGACCATGGCGTCATAGAGCGCCTTGGTCTCCGAGGGGCCAAACACGAAGTCGTCTTCAGCCTCCTCATCGTTGCCAAGGAGGCGCGCCCCCAGCGCTCCCTCGATGTAACCCATCTTCTTGCTCAAGGTGTCGGATACGTGCTTGTCGATCGTCGCTTCGCCAAAGGGGCCCTCCGCGATAAGGTTCACAGCGTACACGGATTGATGAGGGGAGCCAATCCGAATCATCCGACCCACGAGCTGGAGAAGGTCCCCCGCGCTCCAGGGCAGATCAAAGAACACCATGACCCGTGCCTGCTGTAGGTTTATACCCTCAGCCCCGGCCATCGTCAAGAAGATAACCCTGGTGTCGTCAGTCTCCGTAAAGGCGCGTCGGGCTGCGTCGCGCTGGTAGGTGTTCTCTGAGCCGGTGACCCGAACCATCCCTTTCCCATCTTTGCACGCGCGAGGCTCCCAGGCGCGACCCTCCCCAGGCTCAATGCCCAGCTCGTAATCACGCGCCACGAGGAGGTCCTGTAGACGGTCCACCATCTTGCGGAAGCGAGTGAAGACGATCACCTTCTCCTCCGCCAGCTCACCGTCGAGAAGCTCCAACAGGAGGTCCACCTTCGGGCTCGCCCCTTCGTTGCCGATCAAGTAGAGGTCGTCCACGATCTCCTGACAGTAGATCAGCTTGGTGAGGTGGCTGGTCTCCACGGCTGCGTCGTCGGCGTCTGGATCGAACAGGCTCGCCTCGGCCACCATCTCGTGACTCTCGTTGACTGCCAGGAGACCCGCCACTGCGTCCTGGTAGTGTCGCCATTGATCACGACTCATCGAGACCTTGATCTCCTTGGTCGTCAAGACCGGCAGCTCCTTGGCGACCGTGTGCTTGGCTCGGCCAAGGTAGAAGGGGTCGATGCGCCCGCGAAACAGCTTGATGTGATCTCGCGTGTGTCCCACGATCATGGGCACCTTGCGTCCGCCCCCGATAGGTTGCATGCGAGTCACGCAGTAATTGCGCATGAACCCCTTCTCGGAGCTGAAGGTACCGGGCCGAACGACCGAGTAGATGCCGAACCCCTCCATGAGGTTGTTCTTGATCAGCGTCGCCGTGGCTCCGTAGACCCTCCAGGCGTTGTCCGCCAGACGTTTGGTCATGACGTGGGTGTTCGACTTGGGCGACTTCACCGCCGCAACCTCATCGAGCCAAAGGACGTACTGGCGACCTCCCAGGTGTGCCTTGAGCTTTCGGTAGTCGATTCTCAGCCGGGGGTAGTTCGTGATCAGGACGCTTGGGTTGTCGGGGTCCCACGTCGAGAAGAACTCTTCGTAGACCTTCTCTCGCTGCTTGGCCGTACCGTCTACCATGAAGCAGCGAATGCCCGTGGTGAACTTGTCGAACTCCCCAGCCCACTGTCGAATCGCGCTCGTCGTCGTCACGAAGATCGGCACGAGGTTCGGCTCGCGTCCCCACAGGAGACACTGAGCCGCGATGGTCATGAGGCTCTTGCCCAAGCCCGTATCATCCCCGACCACGAAGCGCTTGCGCATGAGCAGGTGGAGGACCATCTGCTTCTGGTAGTGGCGCAGCTCGAAGGGCACGACGCTCCCATCCTTGAGCGTCAAGGTTTCTCTCAAGAACGGTGTGTGGGGTAGCGTGATCTGCTCACACTCGCGGACGCGCTGGAGCTTCTCATAGGTCGAATCTGCCATAACTTCAATCTCACGTATCGGAGGAGGCTTCAGCCCATTACCAGCTCATAGACGTAGTTCAAGAGCGCGCGGCGAGCCTCTCCTGCCGGGGGGTTCTGCATTGCATGCAAAATCTCCCCCTCGGTGACTCCGTGAGCCCGTGCCACGTCTCGCAGCTTCTTGTCGCACAGACGCGTGAACGCAGGCTCCATCTCTCGCGTCAACCACAGGCGGTAGGCCTCAAACGCTTCACGCTTGGGCCCCTCCTGATTCAAAGTACGCCGGCGCTTGATGGCTTCTATGGGACGCTGCTCCGCGCGCACCTTTCGTACGAGCTGGAGCATGTAGTCGTGATCGGGTGCAGTCGTCATGGGGCCAGCTCACGTAGAGAGGGTGGCGGCCTTCGAGCTTGGAAGGCCGGGATGTGCATCTACAGGAGCCACAACGAGATTACCGGGAGTTGCGCCTCACGTGACGCCACACCTCGATCACCGACTCCCCGAACATCTCACTGGGGGCGGGCACCTCCAGTCGAGTCTCATGGAGAATCCCATCCGAAATGTTGGAGCGGGCTTGCACCTGATGAGAGATGAGCCCGCCCACCTCCTCAACCGTGAGCTGATGCTTGCGCCCATCGTTGTAATAGAACCCCGCCGAGATGAAGTCCTCGACGCACTCATGACTCAAACACTCTCGGATGACGTTGGAGGCGCCGAGGGTAGGCATCACGACGTCCAGCGCGAAGAGCGAGATGATGCGAACCGGCTTCAGGAGGTGGATGACCTCGTGGACCTTCTTCATATCGGTGAAGTCCAGACAGACGGCATCTCCCTTGGGGTGTTGGTCCGTCGGCTTGTAGACACTCTGCTCGCTGACGAGGCTCCGCCCGATCTCACACTGGCCGGCTCCCAGATCCAACACGCACCCACATGCAGGAGGTCCGAGTTGGCGAAAGGCTCGCTGATGACGTGGCTGCGACGCCTTCGCCCACGTGGCATAATCGCTCCAGAACTTGTCGCTCGCATGGGACATCACGGACTCCCTTCGTTACCACCTCTGAAGTTCTATCCGTAAAGGGTAGTCCCTCCCGTACGGGGGCGTCAAGTCAGTTGAAGGAGAGGCTGACTCCGAACACGGAGATGAGGTCTCCAGTGCCGTACTCCACTGCCGCACCTCCCAGGAGGCCGAGATTCTTGGTGAGGTCTACCCCCAGGCTCAGGCCTCCTTGCTTGAGTCCCGAGTGCGCCTGTACGTGAAGCATGCGCCAGTAGAAGGGCTCGAAGGCCAGCACCGGGTCGAACATCTCTCCAAGCTCTCCGCCGAGGTTGCTTGGGAGCCACACGAAGCCTAGCTTGACGCGAAGGCGAAAGCCCCACTCCGGGGCCACCGGGGGCTTCTGTTTGGTGACCGCCACGTTGTTGTCCACGCTGAACTTGAGCTTCCAGCGGCACCACCTCAGCTCCCCCTCCAGCTTGTCGTCGGTCAAGACTTGGCCATCTCGCGTGATCACGACCCGCTGGTCCTTGAACTCCATGTCCAGGTCCCCGGACTGGGCCGAGTCGATCATGCAGTTGTGGTTCTCGGCCACTTCGGACAGCTCGGCCGCCTGCGCGTTCGTCAGACACTTGTACCCAATAGGACACTCCGCAGGCGGCCGCTCCAGGGTGCGCAGCTCTCGCTCCTGAGCGTATACATCCTCCGCGACCAGGACGGTGTTGAGAAGGACCAGGAGGGCGGTCAGGAGGACGTACGAGCGTTGCATGGGCTACCTCACTTGAGCGCGTCCAGAATGTCCTTGGATACGCGTTTGGGACCTTCGACCACGGTGATCTCGACCTTGCCGGGCTTGGTCAGGATCACCGTGTCAACGTCCGTGTCTTTGACTCCAGTTGGAAGGCGCAGCTTCTTGGTGGAAGCCTCCCCTTCTTCGGTCTCGGGGACCGCGACCTCCAGGACGTTACGGTCCCGGAAGGGGTTGCGTCTGCGGTCGACTACGGTAACCTCTCGCTGTACGAATCCTTCGTCGTCAGGCTCGCCCACTTCGATCGGCTCGCCGTCTTTCTGCCGACCCTCAGGCACACGGTTCACCTGCACCTCAAGGCTGGGCACGTCTTCTGCCTCGTCCCGGCCAAAGAGCCACCCCAGTACGCCGCCCACGTTGAACGCATCACCCACCCCGAAGAGGAGGAGGACTACCGCCACGACCACGACCACGAGAGCAATCACGAGTGCCAGAGGGTAGCGCAGCGTATAGTTCCAGACCGTGAGGCCCCACCGCTTGATGCGGCTCCATGCGGTCTCATCACTCATGGTAGTCGTCCGTACGGTCGTCCACGAAGGGAGAGTCCACGAAGGTCACCTTGGGCGGCGAAGGACGGAGGACGTCCTCAGCGCGTGCGAGGCTAAAGGGCATCGTGGAGGCTGAGTCCGCCTGTGGAAGCGAGATCTGAGGTACCAGCGCAGCAGTGGGCGCAGCAGTGGGCGCCGCAGCGGGAGCTGCTGGACCAAAGATGGGCGTGGCCTGTGATCCACGGGCTCCCAGTCGACCTCGCATGATCTCGGCAAGAGGGCCCGAGAGCTTCTTGCCGAAGTTGTAGGCGAAGAGGACGAGCAGGATGTCGAACATCGTGTTCGGCACCGCCTTGGTGGCGGCCCAGAACCAGATGTGGGCTCCAAACACGACCCAGCACATGAGGCGGCCCATGCTCAACTCGTTATTCTCAATGAGGACGGCGCCCCACTTGACGGCTTTGATACGGTCCCACATGGTCAACTCTCCTCAGTATGATAGGGTAAGTGCAGGTGCAAGGTCGTACCCTCTCCAACGGTGCTCTCCGCGTCGATAGTACCACCTGCACTGCGCACAAAGTGATAAACGAAGTACAACCCCAGACCCGAGCCTGTATCCACGTCTCGCGTGGTGAAATACGGAGTGAAGACTTGCTTGAGCGTGTTGGCGTCCATGCCACACCCGTTGTCCGTAAAGCTCAGGACGATGCAGTTCGGGTGGTGGGGCTTGTTACACATGTGCGTAAGGATGCGTATGGACGCCTCCTCTTCCAGGCCCTTGGTGGCACGCATGGCGTTGTCGAACAGGTTGGTCAAGACTTGGGAGAATCGGGGCCCGGACATCTCAATGAGCTTGTCTTGAGCGAGGTCATTCTCCATCGAGAACACCCCCACATAGCGCTTGGTGGGCTCCACGAAGCTCATTGTCTGCACGTAGTTGTTGAGCGCATGTCCCAGATCAAGGAAAGCCCCCTGGGGAGCCGTCAGCTCACGCATGGGAGCGGTCATGTCGTTGAGGATCTGTGACATTCGCAGGAGCGCCGTCCGGGTGCCCTCAAGAGAGGTAGAGAGGTCGACGTCTTCGGACTCCGAGGAGATCTCCAGGAGGTCAAGGTATCCGCGAGCGGTAGCCAGAGGCGTCTTTAGCTCGTGGTTGAGACCGAAGAGCATGATCTGAAGCCTCTCCGCCCACTTGTGCTCCTCCTCTGCCAGGATCACGGCGTGTGTCGCCGCTACCTCGATGAATATGATCAGTGTCGCCCCAAACGCATCATGCCGATAGAAGCGTACGAGATGCTCATCGGAGCGTCCCTTGAGGTAGAGACCTTTAATGAGCATCGGCTGGCGGAACTCCCCCAGGGCAAAGAGGGTGTCCAGGAGGGTATGGCAATCCTCCCGCACAAAGTCGTACAGGGAGCAGTACCCAAGCTCGTCCAGGGTGAGACCTACGTACTCCAGGGCCGGGGGGTTGGCGTGGAGGAGGTCTGCGTTGAAGTCGGTCTGGAAAATGACGGAGACGTTCTCATAGTAGCTGGCGAGACTTGCAACCACCTCCACGCCCTCGGAGAGATGACGATCCTCAGGCGGCCTTCGCCACATGCCTCGCCACTTCTTCCAGAAACGACCGAGCTGCGAAATGGTCTTTCTCATAGATCCGCTCTCCCGTGGCCGAGGCGGCCCGATACTCAGGGCTTTGGGGGTGACACCCGGTCAAGAATATGACCGGGCACGTATGGCCCTCTTCCCGTAGCCAATGGTAAAACTCCACTCCTCCAGTGCCGTTGATGATCAGATCAATGACCACGCAGTCCGGGTCGTTCCCCGCTTCGGAGAGGCTCTCCTTGGCCAGTCTGATGGCGTGCGCCTTCTCAGTGCACACCTCCACGTCGTAACGCAGGGAGAGGATGGACTTGAGCATGCTCGCCATCTCGGTATCGTCTTCGATTACCAGGACCTTCATAAGATCACTTCTCTCTCTGGGGACCCTGCACAGGAAGTGCAGGCTCTTGGTCGTTAGTCTTGCTCTCCACCTTCTGAGTCGCAGCGGCCGTCTGGAGGTCCACCGTCTTCATGAAGTAGGTCGTAAGGCTGCCGACCAGGAGCAGGATGATGGGCCATAACCACTTCATGGTCTTGATGGAGCCGTTGATCTGCTGCAAGGTCGCCGTGTTTGCCATGACGAGCTTGGTGATCTCCTTGCGGTCCTCAATGTCTTGCTCCAGGGTCTGCTCGACCGACTGGAGCTTGAGCGTCATCTGAGACTGGTTCTCGGAGACCTCCTCAAGACCGGACCCGAACGACTCAAAGCGCTTGAAGATCTGATCGTCACGTGTCTTACGGACGGACCTCTCCGCCGTAAGGCGCTCTTCGAGACGTGTGAGCCTCTCCCTTCCCTCTTCATTCATTTGGGGCCCCCTTCGCGTCGCAACAGGGTGCGAGCTTGGTCGGTTTGGTGTCGGATCTCATCCGTCATACCTTCCTTGACTGCCCTCGTCTTCAAGTATACCAAACGACCTTTGGCCCATTCTACTGCGCGAGTACCTCTCAAATCAGTGGCACGGAGCTTCCTTGACATGGGGCCCTCCTTTACGGTACCCCCAAGATGTCAGGGGCAATCCGGGTCGATTCCCGGCGTCAGAGGATCACGAGTATCCGCGACCTCAATATCATCAGGCCGGGGGAGACGTCGCCCTCCCTGAACCAAGGGTCGACCCTCGATTCGGTACCGGTCGACGGCGTTGCTGCCCTCTCCCAGACCTGTCGGGTGGGTCTGTAGTACCAAATCCATAAACTCATTAGTGAGGGCCCCGGACGTGTCAAGCTCCTTGCCCAAACGCAGGCCCGTAGCGATCACGAGCTGAAGCTCGTCACCATAGCTGACCTGCCTCTCACTGGTCGTGACGCTCTGCTTCTGAACACGCACGAGCAGCGCAACCCCCAGGAGGGCTCCGCCGTGCATTGAGAGGTCCTCAGGGCGAGGCGAAGCGAGGTATCCAAGGTCCTTGGAGACGCGTGGGCCCGAGAGCGTCATTGCGCCTCCAGGGTTACGACCACTGGCTACCGTCGCCGTGCCGCCACGGTAGGTGCGGTAGAGCAGGAAGTTCGGGTCGTACCCAGTAAGGGCTGCCGAGCCCGCCGCCGTACCATCCGAGAGCAGCAACGCTCCGTCAAGCCACGTCTTCGAGAGCGCGCGGTCGTAGCGGTAATCACCCGGCACGTCCAGAGATACGCCAGGAGTGAAGAAGCGCTCGGCAGATCGCCCGAGACCCTCTCCGAGGAAGTGTGCGTCCGAAGCGAGGATACCCAGGGGCAACCGCTCGGTAGCTCCCAGCATCTGCGCTCCCACGTAGCGGGCGATGGTCACTCCTCCAGCCGGAGCCGGGTGAGCACGAACCTTGGACGGGATCGGGGCGTCCGCAGCAGACGTGTAGGGGTAGGCGGCCAGCGAAAGGTAGCCCACGTCCGTGTAGCTTCCCGAGACCACCGGGCCCGAGAGCGCCCCGGTTCCCAGCGTCGTGACGAAGGGGAAAGAGGCTACGATCTCCACAACCCCAGGGTTCTCCACGCGCGCTTGAGATGGGTCCTCAAAGGGCTGCCCAAGCTGCGTGATCTGCGTGGGGTTCTCCGAGGTACGCTTGGGCACGTAGTCAAGCAGCTCCACGCTGCCCGTGTCCGTGGTCGAGATGGGCATGGTGCCGTAGATAGCTCCCTGGTAGGGGATACGCGTGGAGACGACCGAGATCTGGTCTCCCGCCTCGGCAGGTCCCGGTACGAAGAGCTGGTAGCTCCTGTCCGCTGTGCCTGCACCTGCCAAGCGATGCACGCGCGTGTAGTCCTGCGTCCAGTCGTCGAAGAAGAAGGCCGCGAACTCGAAGACGAGCGGGCTGTCCACCAGCTCTCCTCCCAGGTAGGACATGTCCAGGACGTCCTCCGGGATCACGAAGGTGTTGTTCTGCGTGATGATGAAGCTGCGGCGCTCTCCGTCCTCGCGCAAGAGGTTGTCACGCCCCACGCCCGAGTCCGTACGGAACGGCGCTGCGGCCGTGTCCGAGAAGTTGGAGACGCCGGGGCTGTCCGTGTAGAAGTCCTCCTGCCTGTAGACGGCGAAGAGGCGCGCGATGCCGTAGTTGGCCGGGATCTCAATACCCCGCACTCCACCCGCATTGTAGTAGCGACACGCGAGCGCGTTGACACCACCAGGGCCTCCGCCCACGCCGGAGAGGTCGGGGTAGGTCCCGAAGTCTCCCAGGGTCAGGTTGAGCGGATCATAGACCGCCACGACCCGCTGCTGAATGAACGGGGCGTTGACCGACTGCGAGCCGGAGAGGAACAGGTGGTTGATGCCGTACGCAGGAGCGGTCGATGTGGCCGTTCCTGCGGCGCGTGAGCGTACGAAGGGCACATCATGGCGTCCCAGTGCCCCTCGAAGCTCGCGAGGCACCAGAAGCGAATCTGAGCCCGGTGTGAGATTGAACAGGCCGGTCACGTCCGAGTAGCTGCGCGCCGAGGGGACCGGCTGTGGGTCCATGCGTGCCGAGATGTTACGCATCGGCTGGTAGATCAGCGTCTTCGAGCCGGGATCAACATAGGCCTCTCCCCATACCGTCTCGGGCGTCTCAGGCTCACGAAGCGAACGCACAGGAGTTTGAGCGTTGCGCAGGTGCGGGTACGACTCGCCGGGGAGCACGTTGGAGCGTCGAATGTTCGCGGTCGGGCTCGCTGCTTGGTTCGCGAACGTGTTCTCGCGCACGAAGAGTGACGGGGTGGCCGCGTCAAGGTCAACGTAGAGGCTGACCTCCGGAGAACGCGCCAGACCCTGGACCGGATGGTAGAGCAGGTCATGCGAGAGGTAGAGGGCCGAGTCGGTCGCGGCCGTACGGCCCGACGCCAGCGCGATGAACAGGCTGTCGTCAGTCTCCGAGCACTGCTCCAGGTAGAGACCCCAGGTACGGTTGGTCGTGCCGCCCGTATCAAAGCCGGGTGCTCCGCCGTCCGGGGTCTGAACCACAAGAGCACCTCCCGCCACGTGCCCTACGACCCGGAACGCGCCGTGGTTGAGGGGACGCGTCGAGGTAGGGTCAGTGCCGGGAGTGAGCAGCAAGAAGGCCCCCGCCTCCAGGATGGCGTCAATGTCTGCGCTAAAGTCCAGGCTCACGTCTACCGTGCCCCCTGCCGGACCTTGAATCGACGTGGCCGAGTTGGCGAACGTGATCGCGGTCGTACCCGAAGACGCGACCGAGAGGCCGTCAAGAGGCGTACCCAGGACCACGAAGTCTGGATCAACGTCGCCGCTGCTGGTCGAGTACGCGTCCCGACGATCAGGGTCCGCGCTATCCGGGTCCGTGTCCCCGTACCATACGCGCACGGGCGCGTGCGTGGTCCCGTCGTACTCGTAGGGATGGACGAATCGGACCTTCTGGTCGTTGACCGACGCGAACGTGTTGCGGTACTGGTCCAGTGCGATGGCGACCACATCACGAGGGTTCCAGTTCTCGGCCGCCGCCGAATCCTGACGGAAGATGTCCACCGTCGGGTTGAAGGGGAGGTCCGAAGAGTTCTGAGTCGACCCGTTCGATCCCAGGACGACCAAGTTGTCCGGCTGGAGCACGCACGCATCCGAGAACACGCGACGGAACCCGTCAGGAGCGTCCCCCTTGATCTGGAAATCAGGAGCGACGGCAGAGCCTCCGAGGTAGTCCACCTGGAAATGGCGCGTCCCCTTCACGCCTGCTGAGGAGCGCTTCCAGGTCGTCTGCATCTCTCCCTTGAGAACGCGGCCGAGGTTGTGCTTGAGGAGCCCGTCAAAGTCGACCGGGCCCATGCCCACGACGTGTCGGAGATCGTGGATGTCGTCGGCCACGACCTGATCGCTGAACAGGCCCAGAGGGTGTCCAGTGACGTGGAGAATCTGTGCTCCGATGGCATGGTTCGTAGCCACGGTCCCACGGTCACCGCGCGTCGCCAGGGTCAGCGTGTTGCCTACATAAGACGTGTAGGCCATGACCTCGCCATCAACCTTGATCAGACCTCCGCCCGAGTTGAACGTCGTAGAGGACGCCACGGTGTCCACGCTCAAGGAGAGGTCAGTGGGTCCAACAGCTCCCGTCAGCGTGATCGTGGGGAGCACGCGCGCCTGAGTACGGTCACTGGCAGAGGGATTACGGTTGACCGCACCCGCCTGTGCCAGGGCTGACCAGTTCGCCGTCGAGCGGCGGAAGACGAAACACAGGGGGATGGCGTAGACGTAGCCGTCCACGGTGCCAAGGAGCCCGTTGCTTCCATCGCCATCACCCGCGCGCCAGAGGCCTGCATCGCCCAGCGTGTCACACTGGTTGGTGAACGTGTAGAGAGCGTTGGCCGAAGCCGTGGGCACGTCCAGCGTGCCTTGAGCTTTGATCTGCGCGTTGAAACCGAAGGGGTTGAGCGTCGGGTTCACGGCAGAGACAACACGCAAGCGGTACTGGATCTGTACGCGCTCCGTGGTCTCAATCCCGATGGCCGGGTCGAGGAAGTCCTGTACGGGGTTGGTGCCTCCGTACTCGACGTTGCCGTAACGCCAGACCGTATCCACGCCGGGCTTTGAGGCCGTGCCTGAGGGAGCGATCTGCGCCTTCCACACCTCCAGGAATACGAAGTTGACGTCTGCGTCGGTGGTCGTGGCCTGAGGAGGCGGGAGCGTGATCGCGTTACGCGTGCCGACGTTCCCTGTCCCGATCACGGGAATCATCCAGCCGTTGACGTGGGCCCAGATGATGTCTCCGTCGTCCCCGGAGGTCTCCTTGCCCAGCCAGAACAGGTTCGAGGCCTGCGTGGACGTCTCGAAGTCGTCTGCGGCTCGGATAGGGTCCCCGATGAACCCGGAGGGGATGTTGGCCTTGATGAGCGCGCGGCGAGCCTCTTCGCTGATCTGAGAGAGCAGGTTCAGCTCCGAATCCAGCGGCGGCCGGTTCTTCTGAAAGACCGGCGAGAGGAAGTTGCGAGCCTGCGCGGTCAACGTGCGGGAGACGCCTTCTCCAAGAAAATCGGTCATGATCGGGTGCTCACTCTAGTGTGTAAGGGCCGTCGCCCCTACCTCAGTAGAGGAGGGCGAGCGACCCGATGTAATAGCGCTGGCCGGGCGTGCTGTTCTCAAAGCGTACTCGGAGCTGATTGCCGGACCCCGCGAGTAGCTCAGGGGTCAGGTGTGTCACCTGAGTATACGTCGCGCCATCATCATTGGATACAAAAACATCAACAAGGTCTGGCTCGACTCGCTGATAGACCACCTCGGAGGTGCGCGTGCCCGTTCGCGTGAGCGTGTACAGATCCCAGTACACCGCGAAGTCCTCGAAGAGGCCGTCCGCCGAGACGTCAATCGTATCCGTCTGCAAGCGTCCGTTCTGCGCCCCTACTGGATCATAAGCCGCCAGGAATGCCCTGTAGACACCAACACCTCCCATGATGTCCGGGTCCGTGAGGTCCCAGACGCCGGCCGTATCCAGCTCATCGAAGAAGATGTTGGTGTAGCGAGGCGCGAGCGCCAGCAACGCCGCGAACTTCTGATCTCTCAGCTCATCGGAGTCAAAAGGGACCACCGACTCGTCGATAGAGAGGTCGTCCGGGACGTCAACCACACGAAAGCCCTGGACAGATACGCCCGTGAGGCGGGAGTAGCTGGCCTTGATTTGAGAGGTCGCGCGGTCAAGCAGGTAGAACGGCATGGCAATCACACCCTGTAGAAAGAGGAGAAGGAACGATCAGGTGATCCAGTGCACGCTGGTCTCGATGAAGATGTCACCGGTAGAAGCGCCCTCGTTGAACTGAGTACCTCCCGAAGCCGGACGCACGAGCACGTTGGCGACCTGGACGTTGTTCGTGAACGCCGCCAGGATCACCGCGTCACTGGTCGGAGAGCTGAAGGGGTACCCCTCCATCTGTCCACCCGTAATGCTCAGGTTCGCGTTCGTCCCGACCCCGGTGTTGTTGGTCTCCACAGCGGCGGTGCCACCTCCAGCTCCACGGAAGTAGCAGCCGGTGATGTTCACGCCGTCCATGAGACCGTCAACGTAGATGCCAGCTCCCACCGTATGCACGATCTGACAGCCCGTGATCACTGCCTGAGGCTCGTCTGCGAATCCTCCGTCCGTAGACTCACGAATCCGGATGGTCGCCGTGGCTCCCGCTACCGCGTTGGTAAGCTGAGTACCCGTGATGCGTACGAACCCGCCCTCAACGTCCACGACCTCTGCGAGACCCGTGGCCCCTCGAAGCTGGCAGTTGCTGATCTGGAGCTGCGAACCGTTGGAATCCTGGAACGCGCGGATACGGCCCTCAATCGTGGAGTTGTCCAGGAACATGCGGCCCGCGTCGAGCGTGATCCGGCAGGACTCGCCCACTCCCGCGATTACGCCTTGAGCGATCTGCTCCTCAGTCAAGCCCGCGACGAACTTGCAGTCCGAGATGCGAAGCACCGTCCGGCTTGACGTGGAGCCACCCGAGATGCTCAGGTTGTTACCCGTACATCCCTGGAGAGTAAGCTCGCAACGATCTCCCAGGAGGAACGCATTGAGCGCGCTGCCTGCAAGCTGGTCGTCAATGAACTCACAGTCCGTGAACGACATGATCGCACCGTCGAGCCCGAAATTGCCGTCCACGATGCTGTTGGAGACGTCGTAGGTGAACTTGCACCCTCGCGCGCGCACACGCAGGGGAGCGATGAGGGTCGAGATGCCCTGCACGATCGAAGATGTTCCTCCATCAATCGTGCAGTCGCTCATGTCCACGTTCATGTTCACGATGCTCGTACCCGCCGCGCCGTCTCCGACGAGCCGGGAGTTGAAGCTGATGAACACGCGCGTGTTGTTCATGGAGAAGCGTCCGTCCGCTCCCGAGAAATCGAACAGGTTGGTCGTGGGCCCCGTATCACTGCCACCCTGGAGCAGCGAGTCACGGATCACCATGCGGTTGTCACCGCTGACCCCAAACGTTACGAGACTTTGAGAGAACACGGAGACGAAGCGCACACGCTCAAAAACAGCCCTCGTATCCACCGAGAGGAACGTCGCGACCTGCTCGGGGACACCCAAGCTTTGCGCGAAGACGTCCAGGTCCCTCAAGGTCACATCGTCACTGCCCGCACCGAAGCTGCGGAAGATGTCAGGTGCCGTAGAGAGCGCCTGCGTGCCGAAGTTGTTCAGGATGAAACGGCCGTTACAGATCTCAACGTTCTGCGCGCCCTCATCGTTTGCGTTCGGGAGGTCGACGCTGCGACCCAGGACGAAGGGCCCAGTGCCCGCACCCCCCGTGTAGTTGGTGATCGTGAGGTCGTGACCTGCGAGGTCGAGCTTGATGTTAGAGGGGATGAAGACCTCATCCTCGCTGGCTCCACTAAGCGTGACGTCTTCCAGGAGACGGATCGTGAAGGCACCCAGCGGGTCCGGGTTGTTGTCCACATCCTCCGGGTTGAGCAGCCCAACATAGGAGCACGCAGCGCGGAGGGTCTTGAACATCCCCTGAGCACCGACAGTCACTGCCGTGGTGTCGAGCACCGCAGACGAGAACCTGCGAAGGTCGTGCAGCTCCGAGACCGCAATAGACGCCCCGTCCCAGTCAACCTGAGCCAGGGGGATGCCCACGTTCGAGCCCCCCTCAAACGTCTCATCGAACGCGCCGTCAGTTGACACGATCGTCTCAACCTCCAAGGTGGTCACGTCAAAGTAGAAGAAGTACGTGCCGGCAGCCTCTCCCGTGAAGTCCAGGCTTGAGGCAACTCCGGTCGCAAACACGGACCCACCGCTGATCGCGAGGAGGGGATGCTTGACCACCACCTCGGTGACGTCTACCTGCGTCGCGGAAGCGAGCGAAGAGACTCCACCAGACACGACGAACTTCGGATACGCGAGGTTGCTCACCTGAGACGCGCCACGCAGGCTCGACTCATAAGGCACAGCGCGACCCGAGAGCGCACCTGAGATGCGCACGTCGGTCACGTCCGTCTCGATACCCTGGCTGGTCGTATCAAAGCTGAGCTGACGCTGGGGTGTGTTGGCGTAGCCCCACTCCTGTACGACCTGGATGGCGTCCACGACCGCGTTTGACGGGAAGCCAAGCGCCACGTGAGCGTTACCAAGACCAAAGTACAGCTCTCCAGTCGCCTGGATGCGTACACGATCTCCGGTCGCGTCTGTGATAGCCTCCGAATCGAAACGCTGAGGCGTCAACCCCAACGCGGTCTCGGCAGCGGTGTAGGCTGCCAGGAGGTCCCCGGCAAGATCTGCGGCCGAGGGCGCAGCTCCCGGTGCGATGGTGAACGAGAAGTCCACGCCGTTGGCCGTGATCTCGATGCCATCGTTGGTATCCAGGACCACGACGGGCCATATGCCATCGTTGGACGAGAGCGTCTGCTTGAGGCCCTCGCTCATACGCACGTCGTACAGGTTCGTACCGGAGAGCGTCGGACGAATCACCGTACCAGCCCTACGAAGCTCCGTATCGGCCAGACCCAGGGCCACGTCCGTGCGAACCGCTCGCGCCGACGTACGGTCACGTGAGAGCGACTCAAGGCGGACTCCCTGACCTCCGGCGAACGTCGAACCTGACTCCACCAGGAGACGCTCCTGTGGGGGCGTGTCATGGTAGATGTCGGCAGCCGACGTGGAGGGCAAAGAGGCCTCCAGACCTCGCTCACCGACCTCCAGACGTACCTTTCGGTGACCACGGAACGCGTTGAGGCTCGGGTCGGTAGAGAAACCCTCGACCCCCTGAGCGACCTTGGGGAGTGTCTGCCCATCAAGTGCGGCAAAGACCGCGAAGAGACGCGGCGCGCCGTCGGCATCCACGTAGTTGTTGGGGTTGAGCTGCCCACCCGCTGCCGGGATCGGCGTAGAGAGACGCAACACGCCCTGAGGCCAGTCGACGAAGATCTGGTCGTCTCCCGCGCCGGCAGGGTCGATGGTCAGGCCTTCCAGATCCGTAATCGGGTTTGAGAGGTCCGCCAGACCTCCCGCCGTGGCGGGATAAAGCGTGAGCCCGTAGCCCGGCGTGCCGGAGGTACCTGAGAAGAGAGCCAGCGACGCAGCAACACCCTGTCCCACCATTTGAGGAGAGATCAGGCTCTTGACGCGGATCGTGTCCAGGATGTCTCCACCCTCGGCCTCGAACACGGAGTCTCCAAAGAACTCGGCGCGAGGGACAAAGGGGGCGCCTGCAAGCTCTCCCACCGTAAAGGCCTTCTGCACGGCGGAGGGCACTCCATCCTGTGCGCGCGGAAGCTCCACGCCAAAGAAGGGAGAGAGCACCACGTCCTCGACGTTGGTACCTCCCGGAGTGAAGGCCACGCTCTCCACGTAGTAGAACGCGCTGTTGTAGACGGCCCAATCACCCGCCGTGAAGGTCTGAGCGTCCGTATGCTCCGCGACCACGTTGAGACGACCCTCGGCCGTGATCGTGGCGGTTGCAGACGAGCTATCCATGGAGACCGAAGAGATCCTCACGGGCCACGAGTTCGGCTTACGTGCGAGGTACACCCGCGAAGCCGTCTCATCGCGGCCCGGCCACGGGAGCAGCTCGACGGGCTGAGCGATCACGACCTGCCAGTACACGTCATTGAGCGTACCCAGGACCGAGCTGTAGATGCGGTCGAGCGTGAGGTCTCCGCCCACGACGTTGGTGATCTCATAGGTGCCGACAACGGCCGACGCACTTGAGATGTTGGCGACGTTGGAGACCACCAGACGCAGGTTGGCCAGACCAAAGGTACCCGTAAGGTAGGTCATGTCTGCCAGATTCGTATTGAACAGGGACGAGCCGTTGTTGAGCGTACCCTCGGTACCCTCTGCGACCACGCGCGCGCCAAACACCTGCACCTGCTGGACCAGACGACGGTGACGCCTTGGTGCCGTGGCCGGTGCGGACTGAGCAAAGAGGGCGTAGTCGTCTACATCCCCCAGGAAGCGCACGTCGGCGCTCGCTCCCAGGAGGTCGCCAAGGTCATGAAGCGCGGGTGCGGGGATAGCTCCCGACATGAGCGGCTCATCACGAACGCTCAATGCGTCGTCTGTGCTCGTCTTGCCTTCAAGGGCCTTGCGAATGATGTCGTCGTTGAGGCTGCTAGACATTTATCCCTCGATCAGTTCAATCTTGTAGAGCGCAAAGTCGCCACCTGTGGCGGCCGTCGAAGCATCTTCGATTCCAACCGCGAAGAAATACGAGTACAAGCCCGTCGCAGCGTTGAGCAGCGGGTACGAACCCATGCGGAGCGTAAAGAGCACCGAATTGGCCGACTCTACCACGTAGTCTACAAGGGCACCACCGAGTTCCACGGACTGACCCACGTTTACGATGTTGGGCCCCGCGAAGAAAGACATCACCACACCAGAGGGTGAGTACGTCTCACGGCCCACGATCAGCAAGTCCTCACTCAAGTCCGCAGCGCCCGCCGTCGGGTTCCCGACCACTCGAAGCTGGAAGTCCCTGGAAGGGGTCAGCATGCCAAAGGCTCGCAGGTAGTTTCGGTTGCCCGAAGCACCTGAATAGTTCGGCTGGGAGTTGCCACCTGGAAGGTTAGGGAGGTGGTTAGTCGTGTAATCCGTGTCCGGGTACGCCAGCTCGCCACCCAGGCCCGTGATCCCCGCAGGAACGGGATGGCCCGAGGAGATGCCTCGAACCTGTAGCTCGGTAGCTCCCAGCGCAGCGGTGGGGTCAAAGGTGGACGAGGTGCCGCGAGGGTCGGGCGCGGAGGCGTTAGCCAGATCAGCTCCCGAGTACCTCGTGACCTCATCCGCGAAGTTCTCCACCTGAGACCTACCCGCTGATGGAACATCTCCCGGCACTTGGTAGCCTGCCGCCGTGTGGACCAGCAACACGTTCGTGTCGGAGTTGGCTTGCGTGTCCTGACGACCAAAGGGGTCCGTCGCCTGGAGAGCTGGAGACCCTGCGAGCACCAGTCCCCCGGCGTCCGGGTTCAGGAACAGGCCCGCAGAAGCGTCGGAGCCCACCAGGATGGGGTTAGGCGAATAGTCGGTGTACGTCGGAGTCTGGACGGCGCCCTCGGTGTACTCAAGCGTGAGAGCCTCCTCAAGGAAGGAGTCCGCGTAGACACCCGTGACTTCGGCATCCCAGGCGAAGTCGTCCACCGGCCCATAGTACGTGACGCCGCTGAGCACGCGCGGAGTCCCCTCTGCCGTGTCGAGTACGTTGTCCGGGGCCAGCGTGTGCGAGTTGATCACAACCGTGGTAGCCGTGTCCGCGTCACGATAGAGCGTCTCGGGGAAGAGCTGGAAGTCCGCGAAGGACTCATAGGGGGCCGCCACCTTGTCCGCGAAGTAATCTGCCGAGGAGCGGTAATGTACCAGCTCCAACGCGCCGAGATCCCCGGAGGAGAGACCGGTATCTACCGAGATCACCACGCGCGCGATCTGGTATCCCGCATAAGCGACCGCAGCCGCATCATACACCGGATCAGGTCCCGCGCCGAGGAAGGCGAAGCTTGCGCGCGTGTATGAGGTGAGCTGTGGGAGCCGGTCTGTCAAGGCGAAGCCAAGAGGGAGGCCGTCTACTGCCGCCTCGGCTCCGGGAATGAGCAGATCGTTTTGACCGACTACACGAGCCGGGACCGCAGAAGCCTCCGGTTCCCCCTCGGTGAAGACGTTTGAGAGGTTGATGGCCTGCACCACCACACCATCCAGCTTGACCGCGAGCACGCCTCGATCTGCCGGGTAGAGGATACCCGAGATCTCAAGCGCGTCCACGTTGATCACGCGGGCAAGGGTCCCTGTGGCGGTACCATCCGGGAAACGCCCAAGGACCGGCTCGGGAGAGTAGGACAGGGTAGACGGGTTGAGCGCGTTCAAGCTCTCATCAAGGCGATTAGGGCGAGGCTGGGGCGCCAGCTCGTTGATCACGTTGAGGTTGGTCTGGACATCTTGCCCCCCAAGGAGGGGAAGCTCGTCCGAACGTACGTTCTCCGCCAGGATGTCGGGCTGAAGGGCCGGGTCACCGGTGGCCGTGAAGTTGAGCGACGAAGCCGTGACCGACCCCTGACCGGCACGACCGGACCCTACGACGATCTGAGTTGGGTCTGTATTACGAGGCATGAGAGGCTCCTATCAGGTCAGGGGGTTGCCCTTGAGGCGGTAGACTGCGGCACAGGTGGTGTTGCTCGTATCAGCAAAGCCTACGCGGTTCTGAGCGCTCGCCTGCACGTAGTCAGCGACCACCACGAGCACAAGAGAGCCTTGACGTGCGAAGTCCGTCTCCTGCTCAATACGGCCGATGAAGGCGATGAACATCTTGTGCTCACTGATCGCAGACAGCGACTGGGCGAGGGCTGCCGGGCGATAAGCCGTCAGGTCCACGCTCGTGTAATGGTCAAGGAACTCGGCGTTCTCGGTGGTGACGTTGATCGGATCTCGGAAGGTGAACGACTCGACCGGGACCAGAGGCACCAGCGTGTTCAGCTCCACAAAGCCCGTCGTCGCGTCGAAGTCATCAATCGAGATGGGCCCCGGCGCGCTAAGCTCGGCCTCCGAATCATACGGAGCGTCCACGTGCACCGGGATCTGAGCCATCGGCGCTTCGTACGGGTAACTCGTCAAAGGAGACCCGGACCCCGTAGTCCCCACGCGCATGCGGGGCGAGATCGCGAGAGGCTTGACCACCAAGTCGTTGTTGGGCGTGACGTTCTGGAGGAACTCGAACTGAATCGTCTGCACCGAATGCGTCAAGTAGTAGAGCGTGATCGGTGTACCGTTGGTCGAGAACGCGCGCGCCGGGAAGAACGTGACATCCACCTCCTCATCCGGATTGGGCAGGACGCCACTAATACCTACCTGACGTCCCGCCGTCCTCGACGCATCCACGACGTAGACCGGACCTCCGCCCGTACCCTGAACCGAGACCACACCATTGGTCGAACCTCCAGCCGCCTCATAGAGGAACTCAGGCAAGATCACCGTGGTCGTGTCGCTGGCGAACACCGTGAGGGTCACGGCGGCGTCCGTCGTATAGGTTGCCGAAACCTCTCGATGCGGGCCGTCCTCATAGTCGACCTGGAGGTAGGGACGAATCGCCGCCTGCCCCGCTGCGTTGTTCGTGAAGACGACCCCAATTGCACCGTTGAAGGCGGTGGGGTCGTGCACCGTAGCCACGAAGTTCGAGGGCACGCCGTCAACGTGTGCGTTAAGCCCAGCTCCCACGGGGTAGAGGACCTCGAAGGTTACCCAAAGGTCTGCCGTCGATGCCACGGTAGGAGGCGCCCCCAGGGTCACCTCGACCGTCTGTGTACCCAGGCCCGTGATCTGCTCGAAGACGTAAGGCTGCGTGCCCGTCGTGGGGCCCGCCTCATTGAGGGTGACCTCCAGGACATCTATGATCACCGTACCGGCCGGCTGCTCATCCGAGAGAGGCTGACCCAGGGTCGAGTTGGCGGTCAGGTCAAGGGCCACCGTATCTCCCGCCGTCCAGGTCCCGCCAGGAGGCGCAAAGACGACCACGTGCTGCTGCGCCACGGGTCGGTCCGAATAGATCGTACGGATACCGTCCGGAGAGCCGAAGGTGTTACCCGAAGACGGGTCCGACGGGATCGCCGTTGAGGGGATGAGGTCGTCAGCCTTGAGAACTTGCGTACCTGCCAGCTCCGAGCCTCCCACGTAGAAGCCCGTGCTCGCAGTGTTCGTGGCCCACGTACGCAGGTTGTGGTCCATCAAGAGGCCCAGTGAGCGTTCTACCTCGTGCCCAAGGTCAAACCCCGTAAACGAGACGCGGTTTCGCATATCCTGGAGGTCACCAAAGACGACCTCATCAGAGTAGCGGCCATCCGGACGGTCTGGGGTCCCCGAGACGATCTGAGAGCCCCCGTTACCATTGCCCGTGAGGTCGAAGGGCTGCGTGTTGAGGCGGTAGACCAGGGTGATGGGGATCGAGTAAACGTAGCCATCGGTCGTGCCGAGAGCGTTTGCCGGGTCACCGTCTCCAGCGCGCCACAGTCCCGCATCACCATCTACCCCGGTGTACGCGAAGGCGGACAGGGCGCCCAGAGGACCCTGTGCAAAGACGTTAGCGTCCGTGTAACCCAGCTTGTTTGCCGTGGAGGAGAGACGCTGTGAGGTGATCCTGTACTGAATCTGGACCCGACGTGTCGTCTCGGTGTTGATCACGGGATCTGTATCAATCAGATCGTCTGTGAGCCACGTCGCAGCCAAGGCCTCAACGTTGCCGTTCGGGTAGACCTGAGTGGCGCTTGGCTTGTTGTCGGTCGAAGGATTGGGAGCGACCACCGCGCGCCATACCTCAAGATACACGAAGTCTACGGCAATGGTGCCCGCTGAAGCAGGAGGAGCTGCCAGCGTGATCACGTTCTCGGAGGCGGTGTCCGTGCCCGTGTACTCCAGGGGGAGGACCCAGCCGTTGACGTGCACCACGGGGCGGTTGATCAGGTGCAGGGTGTTCGACTCGGTGCGGAAGTCAAAGGACGCGTTCGTGTCAGACTCGAAGTCTCCGGTCAAGAACCCCGAGGGGGTCTGCTGGCGGAGTACTTCGCGAGCCTTGTGCGACGCGATGTCCTGGTTGAGAATCAGCTCGCTGTCGAGCACCCCCTTTCCCTTCTGGAAGACCACCACGTCATACCCCGTCCCCTCAGGGTCGAGGAATCGGCTCACGCCTGTGCCATAATCGTTATCAGCCATGTGTCGTCACCCGTGTATCAGGACCATCAGAGGAGGGAATCAAAACGTCAGCCGCCACGTCAGCGTGAGCCGCGCCGTGGCCGGCTTGTTGATCACGGGGAACGTCAGATAGTTGCACAACATATCACTCCCCGTCACGTCGACGGCCGCATCATACGCCCCGTTGGCCGGAAGGATCGGGTTGGTCACGGAGAGGTCCTCGTTTACGTCACCACCAATCAGCCCCATCTCCACGAGCGTACCGACCGCCTCACTTTGAGCGAACGTCGCCGTGAAGTCGATCACGTTGGTAGGGTAGAGAACCGGTGATCCGCCCGAATCTACAAAAGTCGTGGACGAGAAGGTCTTGCGTGACAGCTCCGAGTAGAGGGAGCGCTGCGTGTTCGTCTCGGCGGGAGGGTTCTGGAGATCCCAGCCCACATCTCCCGTGCCAATCGCCAGCGCGTAGATGCCGTGGCGGGGCTCCAGGGGGTTGACCGCCAACCGCGCCAGAAGAAGGCTCAGGTCGAGCGTGACCACGTTGTGCACCTCGAAGGTCTCCACGCGGCCGTCGTCATGCTCCAGGCGAAAGAACACATTTCCACGGATACCCTGCTTACGCTTGCCGAGGTATCGGTCCTCATAAAGAGAGCCGAGCGCGGACCGCGCCGAAGCGACCAGGGCACGGAGCTTGTCTTGGTAGGTGGGCATGGCGACAATGACCTCAAATGTAAGAGACTCGGGGCGGTTACACTCCGAGTCTCTTACAAGTGAATTAGAGAAGCCCCTACGCCGACGGCTCAAGCACCTCCGCGATACATTCGCAAAGGTCGTCACAGAAGACCGGCCCCCCGTCCTGCGGGAACATCCCCACGTGCGTGGGGAAGGGACCTGATGCCCGCGCGTCATGATCTCGGCCACGGGGACATCCCCGCGTGTGCGGGGAAGGGTCGTGTGCCCCCTTCGCGAAGGTCTTTCCGACGGGGACATCCCCGCGTACACGGGGAGGGGCTAGCGGCCTCACCCGCGCCCGTTGAATGGACGGGAACATCCCCGCGTGTGCGGGGAGGGGCTCTAGGATACTATGATACTTCTTTTCAAAGTGGGAACATCCCCGCGTGTGCGGGGAGGGGGTGCCTGCGGCTCCCGCGAGGCTGACGAAGCTGGGGACATCCCCGCGTACACGGGGAGGGGGACGGCTCGACCGGGACAGCCTCCGGGACCGGGGGACATCCCCGCGTACACGGGGAGGGGTCTGTGCCAAGAAGTCACATGAGCGGAATCACGTAAGTATTCGGTTTTCAAAGACTTTCAGAGTCCAGTGCCAAACAAGGTCACCCTTGGGCGACACTCTCGACGTCCTTATGGTAACCTTGAGGGTGGAGGCGTGTCAAGAGAAATCCCAAGCTCACAGCTTCCGAAGAATCGTACGTGAGGTCGCGTCCCCCACGATGGTACAAAGATCAAGCCCGACCCTCCTGAACGACCTCTGGATCTCATCGTCTGTGATGTTTTCAGGGAGCTTCCAGTCCATCTGGTCCCACATCACCTTCGAGATTTGAGCGCCTAGAGGAGTCTCCAGATCCTCTTCGCTACGGATCAGGGCGAGGTCCCCCATGAGCAACTCCAGACCTTCCTTATCGGTCTGATCTCCTGATGCCGTGTACGCGTCGTAGATGCTGGCGGCGGCGCAGTAGATGGGGTCCGTATACGTGGCGTTGGCGTAAACGTAGGACATGTCGTATCTCCTGTAGTGTCGGATTGTCTTGCACACTCTATATACCACAAGCATGGTGGTTCGTAAAAGCCATCACGCGTTGGTAGGTCTTTTGAACCTCCTCCACAAGCCTTCGACAGTAGGCTCTCTCAAGGTCAGCGTCGCTAGCCTCTGGAGGAAGATCCAAGGTCTCGTCGGACCGCAAGGCGGCGAGGAGGAGCTGGCTCGAAGGATTCTGCCTAATGTAGTGCTGGTAGAAGTCTCCAGGGACGTCGTGACTCCTCAGAGCTGCCAAGGCCTTCTTGTAGTTTTCAGAATCGGCCATCCTATACTCCCAGTCGCAAGGGGCTCAGTTACCGGCACGAGCGATGCGCCTATGGGCGAACTCCCAGGTGGGGCGGGTCACCCGAGGCATGAGGTCCTTTGCGGCGGCGAAAAACGCCTCGAAGGCCTCTTGCCCGGAACAGTTCAACTCTATGTCGTGGTCTTCCCACAGCTCTTCGATGATGCTCTCTCCGAACTCAGATTGGGACAGACCCTCGCCGGGGTCGAGTCGCCAGTCCGAGCACATGGCGCGGAGCCCAACGTTGGCACTCCGGTCGCTTCCTCGCACGCCGAATGCGTGCTGTATCTTCTGGATCAATTCGGCTTGGTGGTTCATGAGGTCTCCTCTCGGGTCGGTGTGTTGTCTTACACACTCTATATACCACAAGAGAGGTGGGAGGTAAAAAGAATCTCCCCCCGGACGTTCAGGCCTTGCGCCGCTCCATGGCCAGAACAGCCTCACGGTCGATGCGCTCGGACTGGCGGGCCTTGAGGTAGGCACGAGCGCGGGTCACCACTGCGAGGGTCGGGTGCTTCTTGCACGCGAAGAACAGGACCTCCACGATCACCGGGTCTTCGAGTCGCACGGTGTCGCACGCGTCGAGGACCGTCTTGGAGAGCATGAGCGTCACCAGATCCTCATCCAGGACCTGAGGATCAAGGACCGCGCGAAGGCACAGCATCACCAGCTCACGGGGGTCTCCCAGGGCGAACTGTATCGTCGCCTCCGAGAAGTTCAAGGCGTCGGGCTTGACCATGCTCGACATGACGTCATGCAGGCTATCAGGAGAGAGGGATGCTTTGGCTCGGAGTAGTGCCATGGGTACTTCCTCTTACTTGATTTGGTAGGTCAGGAGTTCTTGACAGCGGCTCGAATCAGCTTGCGCATGCCGACGACGCCCTTGATGCCCTTGCGACCGCGACACGCTGCGAAGAATCGCTCGACATGTACGGACCGGTCCTTCCCCTGCAAGGACGCACAGGCCTCGATCAAGACCTCATTGGTGAAGAGCCCCATGAGCACGGCCTGATCCGCATCCTCATCGCGCATCAAACGCGTCGCCGCCTCCACAAGCTCCAGGGACGTCAGCTCGGGCAACGGTTGAAAGAGGTCAACCGTGCTGGTCAGAGTCTGTAGAGCTGCATGCACCAGCGTGGCCGGAGACAGACCCGTCTTCTGCTGGAGCGAGGAGAGGAGTTGCTGCACCTCTGAGGGCAGCGTGAGAGAGACGAGAGGTTCTTTGGCAGACATGGGCAACTCACGGCTTGAGGGAGGTTCTCAAAGGGTATCTTGCTCGGGCGGTGACCCTGCAAGTGAGACTCCTTATAGAACGCTTTACTCAAGGCCGTCAAGTGCTATTAGGGGAAGTTGACAGGAGTGGTAAAGTCGATGTTGGTGTCCACGCTCGTGATGCTGTTGGCCGTGAAGATCACGGAGTCGGGCTCTCCCACCTGCGCGACGGGAGCATTGAGCGTAGCCTTGAGGTTGTTCAGGAGACTCGATCCGTAGAAGTCCGAGTACACGCTCGCCCCTCCCGTGAGAGCTTCATCCGTCACCGCACCCAGCGCATCCTCTTCGACCACCTCACACTCGACGAGGACGGCCGCGCTCAGGCACAGGAGGTTGGCTCCTGGAGTGTTGAGCACGGTGTCCACGTCATTCAGGTGCAGGATCTGCCCACGATGGCGAAGGTAGTCGTCCTGCTCCGGGATCGTGTAGACGTCCTCGTAGGGGTCCAGGAGGGCGATGTCGCACAGGCTGTCACACGCTGCGGAGAGGAGCCCGGTAGTCCCGAGGACAGACTCGGAGCACAGATCAAGCGATGCCAGGAAGGCGTCCGCGTCCCGTCGAAAGACGACCGTAACGCCATCCTCCGTGATCGCATAATCACCGTTCCCCAGGAGACGGTCCAGCGGGTCGTTGAGCGTGTCGTCAAACTCCTCCGTCGCTGTGAACGTCGCTTGGTGGGTGAGCGCGAACGGAGGCGTCCCCTCTCCCAGGCGGATCACCGGGCGGTTGTTCTTGAGGTACGCCTTGGTGTACGGCTTGCGATGAAAGAGAGTGACCTTGAGCGCGGTCTCCAGGTCCGTCAGCGGAGTCGCGAGCGTGATCTCGTTGGTGTCGCGGTCATAGGTGAACGTATAGCTCGTGAGACCGTCCTGAGAGGTCACTGAGAGGATGCGGTCTGCAAACATGCCGACCTGACCCACCCGCAAGATCTGGGACGTGTAGGGCGTGATCTCGACGATCTCCGGGTCCAGGTCCTCGGTCGGCTCGGGGGAGGTGAGCGTGTTGGACTGGTTGAGGTACGCGTGGGGTAGCGTGCGCTGGTCTTCCCGCTGATTCACGATCTCGTAGCGTACGTAGTCCCACTGAGCCTCCGTGTAGGCCTGCGGGTCAAGCGTGCCGAACTGGATGTAGCCGAAGTCCGTGTCGACCCCCTCGCGGTCCGACCTCAGGGGCAAGTCGAGGTAGGGCACTGAGAGTGCCGGCGTTGCCGATCCTCCCAGGTACACGTCCACCGTCGACGTCGTGTGGACGCGGAGACGGACCTCCAAGAATGAGCCAAAGAACTCCGCGTCCTCCACGTCGTACTGGCTGGCGTCGAGCAGCGAACCGGACCCGGTGAGCAGGCCTACCTGACGAGGCTCGTGTGCCGCCTGATGAGCCACGAAGTAGTCGACCTCAAAGGTGCCTTGGCCGTCCAGGACACCAAAGCGTGCCGAGACGTCTGCCGACCCTGAAGCCGGAGCAACGAGCACGTCAATCAATCCCAGGTACACGCCGTCCACAAAGACCGTGAGGTTATCGCCTGTACGGACCATCTTGACGTTCTGGAGGCCTTCAACCTGCCAGTCATAGGTGAGGCCCACAACAGACCCACCGTCCAGTACAAGCGATCCTGCGCCGTCTACGAGTACGAGCTGAGGTGTGCCGTCGTCGTACGGGGCGAGGTAGATCTCAAACTCACCATCGTCCACGCCGAATCGCAACGGACACAGGCCGTCCACATCGAGCGTGTAGTCCAGAACAGAGAACCTCGTTTGGCATACCCAGTCGGTGATTGAGCCCTTGCCCACCTCTACCGCAGACGCATCCGCGAGCACGCCGTCATGCGTGATCCGCAAGCGATGGTCTAGGTACGACAGCTCGTTGGGATCAAACGTCGAGGTGAAGCCCGCGTCCTCCGGGCTCGTCACTCCGCCGTAGCCGTACAGGAACGCGTCTCCGATGATAGGTGCGTTGTAGCCGTTGAGGTAGCCCCTGGTCGCCAGGGAGATCGGGTTGACCTGCGACCAGAAGCCTTGAGTGAGCTTGGAGAGCGTATCCGCTCCCTGGAACTGCGCTGGGGTGCCTCCGTCGAAGAGGCTCACAACGGCCTCTCGGGTCGCGTCTGCCAGCGTCACCGTGGCAGCCAAGCCGCTCGCCCACGCGCTCACGCGCACGCGGAAGCTCACCTCGTACAGGTTGGATTCCTGGATGAACGGCTCAATGCGTACCCAGTTGTAGCCTCCACCCACAAGAGGTTGCCCGGCAGACTGCGACTGCACCAGTCCTCCTGCCAGCGTCCCCGCCCACCCCTGATTCTGTGAGACATACCAGGGGGGATCGTCCGCCTCCGGAAGCACCGTCATGTCTGTATCAACCGAGACCCGACGTGCGACCTCTCGCCCTTGAGCAGGCAGGACCGAGTATCGAACGAAGTCCCAGCCCGACTCATTGACCGCGCGGCGCGAGAGCGACCCGAAGAAGACTGAGTTCTGACGCAGGAGAGAGAAGATCTCCGGTGCCACGGCCGCGTCGACTTCAGCCACGCGAGCCAGGGCCGGTGCGAAGCCGAATCCAAAGACCTCCAGGTCTCCGGTCGGGCTCTTCGCGGCGCGGTAGGAGGTCAACTGCGTGAAATCCGCTTCCACGAAGAGGTTCACAGGCCCAAGAGAAGGGAAGGCCACATCAACGGTCACGTCGTACCCGTCGACCCCTTCGTCGTCGACGTCGAGGACCGTATAGATCACGCCCTCGCTCCAGATACGCGAGCCCACGATCAAGGGAGGCTCTCCCGTGAAGCGTAGGGACGTGTTGACTCCCAGGGGAGCCTCAACCGTTGCGGTCAAGCCGCTCCAGCTCTCCGCCAGGGTCTCATCCCCGGCTGACGTCAGCACTCCCACCGTACGGAAAGAGCCAGACAGCTCCAGGAAACCGGTCAGGTAGGCCCTCTCGGTGTCTGCCCAGCCCGCTCCGAGCCCCGTAAAGACTCCATCTGCCGTGTAGCTCAAGACACGCGTGCGCCAGTTGAGCGTTGAGGTCTGCTCAAAGGTCAGGTCGAGGACGCGGCGAAAGAGAGAGGCGAGCCCCTGAGAGTTGTCCACTCCTGTAGACACGTCCTCGATGATGTAGAGGCTGTCTGGCGAGGTGAACGCAGGCGCGCCGAGCGTGGGGCCCGTATAGGTGAAACCCTCCGGGTGGTCGTCACCCTCAAAGAACACGGCCGTGGGGAGCGTGTTTCGCTGGAACGGAGGCAAGGAGCCACGAAAAGACGGCTCGTTGAGCACGAGAGACGTGGGATCGTTCAGGACAGCGCTGTACTCATAGTCAAACGCCGTCCACTGGTGACCGATCACCTGCGGCTGGGGTGCTTCGTAGGGCGCCAGGACCGTCTGGAAGGGGAACGGGTGGCCTTGGGCGTTGGAGCCGTACTGGTTGAGCAGGTAGTTCGAGTTGTTGAGCGCTGCGAATGGGATGGTCGGGTTAGAGACGTAGCTGTAGTCGAGCAGGACCACATCCCCCGGATCAAGCAGGTCATCCAGGACGATGATACCGGCCACCGGGTCTACAGCGAAGACCACGACCTCCACGCCATTGACCTGGACAGTCACGTCCTCGATGTCTGCAAGCTCACCGGAGCCGTCCCCCGTCGTCAAGGGGCCAAACTCGGTATAGATCAGCGTCGTCTCGAACGGCGTGATCGGCCCTCGGGAGATCAAGTACCCCGAGGTCGCCACGCTCATGAGGTCAACGTTCGCCCAGACACCACGTGTAGGCAGAGAGGACCCCAGGGGCCCCGCGTTGAAGACCTCAACCGGAATCAGGGCCGCGAGCCCGGAGTCGGTCGCGGAGATCTTGGCCGCCGCCCCTTGCGGATTTGGCCTACGGTGGACCGTAGGGAAACTAAACGTCAAATCACTCACGGCTCACGTACCATCGTGTAAGAGGTCAACTGGTTGTCGGGATTGTAGACCGCCACGATCGTGTAGGTCTCCGAGACGTTGGTATCCGCCAGCACGTCGGCCCTTGAGGGGTACAGTCTCACCGTCGCCCCCGTCAAGTTGTTGCTGCCGTCGTACGTCTGCCCCGTCAAGCTGAAGTTCTCATGGGTGAGTCCCAGGATGCGCGTCGTCGCCTCCGTGATCGCATCCACCTTCCCATCAAGGGCCGTGACGTCACCCTGAAGCGTCGTCACGTCCGTAGTCAGCGTCCCAACGTTCGTAGTCAGCGTGCTGACGTCTGTTGAGATCGCGGCTACGTCCGTTGAGAGCGTCCCCAGGTCCGTACCGGTGTTGGCACTCAAGACCTGCAAGGAGTCTGTGAGCGTATCAAAGCCCGCGCCTTGGATGTCCGTGACCTCCAGCGCGAGAGCATCGACCTTCCCATCGGTCGTGGCGATGTCCAGAAGAGCCGTGTCGACGTTGCCGTCCACGACTGCGAGATCTGAGGTCAGAGTGTCGACCTTGCCGTCCGTGGTCGCAAGGTTCGTGAGGACTGTATCGACCTTGCCGTCCGTAGTCGCAATGTCCGTGAGGACCGTAGCGATGTCCGTGAGGACCGTATCGACCTTACCATCGGTAGTCGCGAGGTCAGTGAGGAGGGTATCAACGTTGGCATCCACGACCGCAAGATCGGTGAGGACCGTATCGACCTTACCATCCGTGGTCGCAACCTGAGCGCTCACGTCGTCCAGGACGTTGGCGGCGATGCTCGCGGAGAGGTTGTACTGGTCGAAGGTGCCCAGAGCCAGAGGGTCCTTGAAGGAGATCACCAGGAGGCCGAGCGTGTCGGTCTCCCCGGCTCCCAGATCCACGGCGTAAATCCCCGGCATGTTGGCCGCGCTCAGCTCCGTGAAGTTGAGACCCGTCAAAGCAAACGCAGCCGGGACGCCTCCGTCCTTGGATACGTAGGCCTCCACGTCTGTGTCGGTGAGCCCCGTTACAGACGTGCCGCCTGCTGCCAGAATGATCACCACAGTCGCGGCGGTGGATTGCTTAAGCTGAAGCATAGAGGCTCCTCAAGAGTTCAGGCGCGGCGGATAGAGTAATCATCGAGTCGGTTGGACACGTCATACACAGCCTCAAGTACGTAGGAGGCGATCGCGTTCGTCTCGTTGGCCACGTCTACAGCGGTGGGATAGGTGCGGATCGTGGCACCGATGAGGTTACCTGAGCCATCATACGCGTGGTCCGTGATCCTAATGTTCTCCTGGCTGAGTCCCAGGATGCGAGTAATGAGGATCTGAATCTCCCCAAGGTCCGTCGAGATCGCCCCAACGTCCGTGGTCAGGGTCCCAACGTCCGTGGTCAGCGTTCCCACATCGGTTGAGATCGTTCCTACCTCCGTGGTCAGCGTCCCCACATCCGTGGAGAGCGTCCCCACGTCTGTTGAGATCGCCGTCACATCACCCTGAACGGCGGTGAGGTCCGTCTGAACCGTCCCCACATCCGTGGAGAGCGTCGAGATCGCCGTGGACTGCGTGTCCGCGCCGTCACTCAGGATCTTGAGCGAGTCTGTCGCCGTGTTGAAGCCCGCACCCTGTATGTCCGTCAAGGCGTCCGTAACGGGGGAAAGATCCACCGCAGCACCTGACGTGACCCGATAGCGCAGGGTCACGGGATCTATCGCCGCCGAGAGTGCGTCAATGCGCAGGATGTAGACGTCACCATCGGACTGTCCCGTGGCCCATAGCACTCCGTTGGCGCCATCAATCGAGTCCAGATCCGCGACGGGAGGTCCTGCCGTGATCGCATCCACTACGCCCGAAGACTGCCACGTCGTGCCGCCATCCTGCGTATACAAGACCACCCCCGCAGCTCCCACGACCCACGCCTGCGTGGTCGACACCGCGATCACCCCGTTGAGGGTAGTCGCCACTCCGGAGGTTTGAGCGCTGAAGCTCGCGCCTCCGTCCACCGTCTTGAAGATCTGCCCGTTCTGCCCCACGACCCAACCCGTCAAGGTACCAGACACGAAGTCCACGTCGGTAAGAATGTCTGTGGTTGGCATGGGGACTGTCGCCCACGACGCACCCGAGTCATCACTGCGAATCGCGAATCCGTCCGTGGTGCCATCGTTACCAACTGCCAGGATGGTCCCGGAGAGCTGAGCATCAATGCCCGTGAAGAACTGGCCGAAGGAACCCAAATCCCCTTCATTGTAGAGCACGACCTGGAGGTTCGCATTCACCGTTCGATCGACGACGACCACGTTACCTCCCGCGACTCCATAGAAGAGCTGCGTAGAGGGCGCGGCCATGTCTCGAATTGACGCGAAGACCGCAAACGAATCCTCCGTGGCGAGATCAAAGTTAGCTCCTGCGTCGTCTGAGAACGAAATGTAAGGCTGGCCCGAGTCCTCCCCGCCTACCAGGAGGAAGTCCGTACCAGGGACACCCTGAACACAACGGTCCGTGAAGTTGACCCCCCCAAGGCTTGTCCAGGCCGTACCGCCATTGATAGTCGAGATAACCTCTCCACCTCCAAAGCCGTTGCCCCTCGCGATGTACGCGACCGTATTGGAGACCGCGTACACGCCATTGCCTGAATCCTCCACGCCCCCAGGATCGGACTGCTGCTCCGCGTTCGTGATCGCCAGACCTCCAGCTCGAAGATCAAGCACGAGGTCTCCCGCGACGTTCGTATCCCCCACGCCCAAGGTGACGGAGTACCAACCGGGAAGCGCCGCGTCGTCCAGCTCCGTCAACGTCGTGTTGACCGTGTTGACCGCCGAAGCCCCCGCCTTGAACAGAAGGCTCGTGAGGGCGGACCCGCTTACGCCCGTGTTCGGCTCCCCGTCTCGGGAGAGGTAGAGCGTAGACACGTGCTCAGTCTCAATATCCAGGACGTACCCAGGACGCTGACGAGACAGCTCCGCTCGGAGCGTGCCGATCACCGTATCAAGGGCGCTTGCCGGCTCCAGCTCCACCCACAACCTCGCCGCGTCGAAGTCTGCCGCCTGCTTACCCAGCTCCAGCCTGTCACCTGTGTTCGCTTGCGGCAAGAAGACCGCCGAGTCTGCCACGTACGTGTCCTGAATCGTCAGGCCAATCGCGGCCGCCTCAGGAGGTACGCTAAAGGTCGCGCCCGCGTCATTGGTGTAAATGAGCGTACCCGACTCGCCCACCACATACGCCTCAGTCGCGCTGACCATGTGCACGCCGGTCAAGGCCTGAACCGTGCCCGTGTTGGCCGTCACGTCCGTCCAGTTGTCTCCAGTATCGGTCGTGTAGATCACCGTTCCGTTGTCGCCCACCGCGAATCCCGAACCCGAACCCGGAAACAGATGCACGGCTCGAAGGCCGTCAACAGCCGGGAGGACTGAGGGTGCAACCAGAGCGAACCCTCCCGTAGCGCGCCGGACATACGCTGCGCCGCCGCCCGTCTCCCCAACCAGCACGATCGAGTTGGAGGTAGGCACGTCCACGTCATAGACCTCAATACCCACGTGCGTCGAGCTGGCGGACAAGATCGGGGAGAAGAACGCCCCCTGATAGAGAATCCCATCGCCCCCGGCAGTCTGGCCGATCACGAAGAAGGCCGTACCTCCCGGCTGAACCGCACAACGCCGCGTCGTCGTGAGGGTCGCGGGAGCAAAGAAATCAACAGCCTCCGTCCAGGTCTCCCCGCCGTCTTCCGTGTAGTACGCAAATCCCAGGTCGCCGTTTGACTCCCACGCCGCGACCACGATGCGGTCCGGATCTTCTACGTCACCAGCTACACCAGAAGGCCTCTTCGTGAAGCCGCCACCCGATCGAAACTCGATGTTGGTGAAGGTATCCCCACGGTCCGACGAGAAGGCCACCTGATCCGTATCAAAGAAGTCCGTCACCCAGACGTCCACGGCATTGCGCGTACGGGAAGCCGCCCACACCGACGTTGCCGAGGTCAACGAGTAGCCAAGGTCCACCAGATCACGTGGGATCGGGTTCAGTGGCCGCACCTGCGTCACGACCGTTCCCGGCTCCTGCGTGAAGGCATCCCCCAGGGTCACCGTGTAGAGACCCTGACCCACCTCAGTGAGCGAGTCGAACACCGTGTTGACCGCCGACGTGCCGTTGATTACGACGTCCGTTGACACGGAGGCCCCCGTAAGGCCCGTCACAGCCGTCCCATCTCTTACCAGGGGTACGAGCAAGGTCAGCTCGCTGCCGACCGTCTCCGAGCGAGTATAGAGGCTCTCACCCCCTGCGACGGATGCCCCGATCTGAAGCGTTTGCGTGTACTGCGCCACACCGGAAGCGCCAACCTCCGTGATCACAAAGGTGAACTCCCCTCGCGTGTCGAACTCCAGAGCGGTAAACGCCACCTCATACACGCCGGGCATGTTGGTCGCGTCCAGCTCCGCGAAGTTGTCGGAGGTGAGCGTCTTTTCAACGGGCGAGCCCGCGTCTTTGCGGTAATAGAGGGCAACGTCTGCGGCCACCAATCCCGTCAAGGGGGCGCCCGCCGCGTCGACGAGTAGCATGGACACCGTGTCAGCGGAGTTGAGCGCGCGCATAGATGCGTTCCTCGTGGGGGGTGCAGAAAGAGGACCCGGAGGTCCTCACTCGCTTTCCCCCCGCTATAAGTGGATTCTCACCCCCAGCACACCGACTCCCAACCCTCCTTCTGGGCGCGGGCCACGTAATCTCGAATCTCGGAGACTCGACCGTGGAGGTAGCCCGCAGGCCGGAGCTGGCGAAGGACCGAAGCACCCCGCACGATCTCGCTCACGCCGTCCGAGCGGACCTCTACGCGGCGAGGACCCATCTCAACCGAACCCTGTATGGCCGGGTCCTGCTCACGGCTCAGAAACCGCATGCACGCTCTCCGGACGCGGGGGTAATCCTCCGGGCCCCAGGACCCGCCGTACTCGCTCGGCTCTCCGAGGCACTGGAGCAACTCCAGTGCGTTGGAGTTGGACATCTGGATGTCCTCCTGAAACTCGATGCGGTCGACGCCGCTGCCGTCGCAGTGGCGGCAGGAAGGCCTGTCGCAACACTCGAACTCCTCAATCTTAACCGGCGCATCGTTGGAAAAAAAGCTGATGGACATGAGGTGCCTCGTGATCTGGTGCGCCGTTTCGGCGCGGTGTGTCGTTGTCTGTCTCGTCTCTCACCTCTCATGTACCACAAGGGGTGGAGAGCGTAAAAAGAATCTCAGAAAGGCCGCAAAAAAGATCACGCAAGAACGAAGCGACCCCCTCCCCGCAATGGGTGAGGGGGTCGGTGAGTCAGCTCAAGAGAGGCTCAGGAGAAGTGGGTTCCGAGGACCTCAGGGTTGATGCGGACCCCGTTCGAGCCCTTACCCTTCAGGCTCTCATCGGCTCGGCACTCGCGGCACCAGCTCTGGAGGTAGGTCTTGCCCCGAGCCTTGTAGAACCGGAGTCCGAAGGTCTCCTTGATCCCCTGGAGACCTTGAGCCTCCAGTCCACAGCAAGGGCAAGCGTGGACGATGTTCTCCCAGGGCTGGAGCCTTCCGACGAGACCCCTGTGGTCTCCGCGCGTCACCTCCGGCCAGCGGCTCACCAGGAGGTCGTAGAGGCTGCTCACCGCCTCCTCAGGGATCTCAGGGTTGGCGTGGGTCCAGCAGGCGATGAAATCTTTGCGGAGGTTGAGGCTCTTGGCGTTCTTGAGGCTCTTGGCGGCGGCGTTCTGGACTTTCATGACTTCCTCTCTTTCGTGTTGCGCCGTGATCCGGCGCCGTGTCTCTCTTGTCTCTCACCTCTCATGTACCACAAGGAGTGGGGAGCGTAAAAAGAATCTCAGAAAGGCCGCCGAAATCTCAAACGTGGGGGTCCTGCTTGATGACCGCGCCGCTGAAGCCCAGGCCCGAGTAACGGATAGCCTTGATGCTATCACCCTTGGTGGCCCATCCACGCTGGCCGTTGCCCCGCTTCTGACGTCGGGTCCAGCACTGAGCGGGGATGTCCTCAAGAGCGACGCCCTCCTCCAGGGCCTGACGCGCCGATCGGAGGTCCGCA